AATTCAGATAGTTGTGCTTCATTATTGAATAGATGAAGTTTGCCGTCTTGTCCTATATACGCTTCTTGTCCTGCATATGCTCCCGTACCGTCACCTGTGATTGTAAGCCCTTGTGATGTTGTACCGCCTTTGGCATACTTTTCAGCGTATACAAACTTGTGATTTGAAACACCCCAAGTACCTAAATCTTCATCACCACGATAAATATGACCGTCACGCTTAATTTTTGCGTCTAATGGAATTCCATCAATGCTATTCTTTATATCACTTGCTTTTACACTTGATTTGCCTTTTGCAATGTCATTATAGAATTTAGCTTTATCTGATGAAAGACTTTTAACATTAGAAAAACTATTGCCCTTAGTCTTATCTATAATGCTGGTACCTTCTTCTTGTGCTTTTTCTTGAGCTTCTTGTTCTAATTCTTCGGCAGTTTTTACATTAAGTTTGATATTAATGCCGTGTTCATCAAAATACTGTTGTAATTCATCAAGAGTAAGCTTGGTATCCTCGTACCAACTATCGTTAAAATCCGTATATGCCGCCGTTGCAGAAGCAGTTGCTTGTTCAATAGCACTATTGTAATCGTCTAAAGCGTCTTGTAATTCTTCTTGACGTTGTGCATCATCATAATCCTTTGCTTCTTTTGTTGCACGTTGACGAATTTCTTGAATCTTATTTTGATATTTCTTTTCTTCCTCTAATAACTTTTTCTTTTCTGCTCGTTCTTGAGAAACCTTATCTTTTGAAACAGAAGGTGTTAAAGGAGTAGACCAAAGACCGTCGCCTGCTAAAGAACCATTTTTGAGATAATCAAAAGAATTATCCAACAAACTCTTTGCATTTTTAACTTGGTCAACAATACCTTTTGCAGAGTCACTTATTGAATCAATGGACGTTTCGTAAACTGAGTCACGATATTCTATAAGATTTTTCTGAGCTTCAAAATAATCCTTTGATACTGTTTCAAGAGTAGAAGCCAATTCAGACCAAGAAGATGAGGTTTCGGGAACTGAATTTATTAAACTATCTAATTCTTGATGTAATCTTTGAGCATATTGAGTCTGAACCAAGTACCTCTGATTAAGCAAATCCATTTTACCGGAATAATCTTTTTCATATAAACCGTCATATGCCGTCTTTAAAGCTTCAACTTGTTCAGTATAAGCCTTTAAAGCATTTGTTACAGTATCAATTTGATATTTGAAATCAGCATCATATTGTTTCTCGTTGATTTCTTTAACCTTTTTATCGTAAGTTCTCTTCGCCGAATCTTTTTTCTTTTCATTGTCATCAGAGCCTAAAGAATTAGCAGCTTTAAGTCTGTCCTTTGCCTTTTTTGATGCAATTTGCATAGTAGCATATTGAATAATAAACTGTTCGTCTGTGCTCAAGTTGCTTGTATCAATAACATTTTTGCCATCAGTATTAATAACCGCAAGTGATTTTGTATTACCCCAATTACGAGCAAGAATAGCATATGCCTGACTAATATTTTGGATTTGATTCAATTCTTCCATATTAGTACCAACACGAGCCATCATTGCATTATATGCACCATTTGACATATCAATTTGTGCATTTAAATATGCAGATTGTAAGTCAGCAATGCCGTTTTGAACAATGTCCATTGCACCTGATTCCAAAGACCAACCCTCAGTTGTAAGTTTTAACTTTTTCTTTAAATCAGGGAACTCTTTAACCAAATCAGACATTTGTTCATCAGTCATAGCAGTCTTACCGTTTACAACGTCTGCGATTTGAGCATAGTATTTCCAAGACCGTTCTGTCTTTCTTATACTTGTAGTCAAATCAGTAACATTCTTTGTAAAATCTGAAACTGATTTCGCTTCGCTGTCAATGTCAATGATAACTTTGTCATCTGATAGCTTTGTAAGTAAAGTGTCTACTTCATCTTGAGTGATACCTAATATGCGACATAAATCTTTAAATTGTTGCTGAATTTCAGGAATGTTAGTATCGTCTGCATTTATATCAATGTCAAAAAGGTCTGTTGTCTTTACTCCGTTGTCTTTAAAGCTTTGTAGAATATTTTGAACTTCATCTTTATTGGTTTCAAGACCTACTTTTATCTTATAGTCAGTTTCACGACCTCTATCAATACTATCCAACAAATCGTCAAAAGCATATTTCGCATCATCTGTACTTTGAGTAATCTCAGTGACTTCGTTTTGAATTCTTGTTAAGTTATCAAATGCTTGGTCTACATTTTCTCCACTTTGCAATGCAGTATTGTAGTCATTTATAGCATTTTGTAAATCGGTATAAGTATCGTAATAATTATCATTTGACAAAACAAGTGCTTTTGAATAATCCTTGACATTTTTTAATGACTGGTCATATTCATCAACATCTAAGGCATCATATAATTTACTTATTTTGTCTAAAAGTTGCTTTGTGTCATCATTTTTTCCTTTTTCAGAGATAATTTTAGAAGAAGCCGTACTTAATTTTTCTCTTAAATCTGCAATATCGCCAGACAAATGGGGAACAAATCGTCCAGATTCATCTTTCTCCATTTTATCGTCTGGGAAATATTCATTCCACAAATCAAAAGTTTTTTGACCTTTTTCCCATCCCTTAACTGACGGATTTGTTTGTATATAAGAACCAGTTGTAATTATAACATTTCCAGAGATTTTCTTTTTGTCGGCTTCAATATTTTTACCGTTCTCAATGACATAATCATTAGCCTTTTGTCGAGATAGTTCATCAAGCTTCTTGATTTGCTCATCATACTTACCGTTAACAAGATCAATTCCTTCAGCTTCTAATCCACATTTATCAACAATCTCTTGTTGTATTTTAGCAAGTTCTTCTTTATTTGATTTGACTTCATCAGTTGTCAAATTAGCATTCTGCATTTTCTTAGCTAATTCTTCATAACTTTGACGATTATCATCTAAAGATTCTTTTTCGTCTTTATATTGATTAGTCAATTCCGTAGAAGCTTTTCGTAAATCTTCGCTATAATGAATTGCTTTATCAATGCCCTTGATAAGTAAGTCAATGCCTATGCCTATAAGCATATTAATACCGGCACTTGCAAGGCTTGCACCGATGCTCTTTACTATTCCACCGAATTTTGAGCCTTGATTGCCAGCGGCTGCAAGTACGGCTTTGTATTCTTTAACGCCATCATTGGCGTGTTCTTGTGCCGTGACGAACTTCTCTAACTCTTTTGTAGGGATTTTGTACGATTCAAGAATTTCGGCTTGTTTTTCTTTTGTATTACCTTTAAGTTTTTCTTGAATTTTTTCTGGAGTATTACCTTTTAGTCTCCACCAATCATCTTCCTCTTGTGTGATTTCAGTACGTGGTTTAGCGCCAAGTGATTTTATTGCTTGTTTCCAAGGGTAATATATTTTACCTTTTTCAGAATTGTATTGTACTGCCAATTTAATTCTGAATAGTTACTTCCGATAACTATTGGTAAATTATACTTGAAATACACCGTCTTTTGGTATATAATGTAGATAACAATAAAATACACAAGGAGATATAATTATGGAATGTTTTGATGTGCTCTTTTGTCAAAAATGTAAAGAGGAAACTGGCGATGGCTTTTTTAGGGAATATAGCGAAGAATATTGCAAGGAATCCAACAAAGAAGTGCCGCCAAGAATTTGTCCTAAGCATCATTGCGAAGGAGAACCAGTCGATATACCGGATAGTGAATTTATGATTCTTTGGAATCAAACAGAAGACCCTGAGTTTATAGAAGCAATGGTTAAACTCCGAAAAGATGACATTATTGAATATAGAACACGATATTTACAATTTGAAAAACAACACGACGCAAAGATTGCAGAATTGCAATCCGGCTTACCTCACTGCCCACATTGCAATAGCACAGACTTATCTAAAATATCAAATCTTTCAAAAGCAGGGAAGATAGGCTTGTTCGGTATCTTCGGAGCAGGGGACTTGGGTAAGACTTATAAGTGTAATAAATGTGGTTGTAAGTTTTAGGCAATAAAAAAATGACTCTTATATTGAGTCATTTTTTTGTATTAATCTTTATTTTTATTGTTTGTAAGTTGTTTAGCTAAGTCTGGAATGGTTGTATCAAAAACATTCTTTACAATAAAGTATAACATTGATATTAATTCAACAATAATTGAAGCCAAATAAATCTTTAACATATCAAATATCATTGTTGTCATTTCTGTAGGAAAAGGCTTGTCAATCATATGTCCAATAATTAAACAAACAATTACTCCTGTCAATAACAAAAAGAATAATCCAAATTGGACTCCCAAAAACCACATGACGATTTTTAACAACAAATCTTTATGTTCTCGTTTCTTTTCTTCATTTTTCGTGATTTCATGTGGGATTGTTTCAGCTATTGTAGTAGTATTGTTGTTAGCAATGATTTGATTTGCGTCTACGGTTTGAGCAGGTGATAAGTCAATATTATTACTTCCAATATTAGTTAAATCATTTTTGATTTTGTTTATTGAATTTTGTGCATTTTCTTGTTGTGCATTTGTTACGTCATCTTGTGTACTAATAGAAGGCATAATTATACCTCCTGATTATCTTTTGAATCATCTACAAAATTTAATTCTAAATATTTCAAGCGTTCTCTCATAACATTAGTTGAAACTTGAAAAATTTGTGCCAAAACCGACAACGAAGGCTTCAATAATTGATTATATATAGTTATTAAACTCGAATAAGGGATGAGTAGTTCACCTGCAAAAATATTTGCATCACGTTCTTTTAACGAAACATTATTTGTTCTAAGTTCCAAATGATTTATTTCTAAAGAGTCATTATGCAAACAACAATGAGCTAATTCATGTGCGATAGTAAATCGGTCTCTATTTAATGTTTGGTTATTAGCATATAAAATATCAAGATTGTCTCCATCAGATAATGCTGCACCAATAATACTACCCAAAGGATAATTTCCGGCTCTTTCAGCATTTGAAAAATCGTATTTAATTAAACGAATTCCTATGTTGTCAATTAATTTCTTTATATCAATTGGTGGTGACAAGTTTATGCCATACTTTTCAAGAAGTTCAAGAGCAGACAAGCCACCAATTTCTCTGAGTATCTTACACATATTATTATCATCCTTCCCACCAGTATTTTTCGGACAAAGTATCATCCCATATATAATAAAGTACATATTTATATCCTCCTAATTAATATGTTTTTATATATTATAACATATTAATCAAGAAAAAATGTCAAAAGCATAACATGAATGTTAATCATCCCATAATAAAGAAAATCCAATGTTACATTGTTAATACCATTATTATAGCACGAAAATCGACACCTGACAAGAGATTTTGGAAATTTTATTTACATACTCTCCACAAAATCCGCAACAACATCACCCAAATGAATAGGGGAGAGTTGATATTTATTTATATCATTGACAAATTTCTCAACCCTATCTTTGTCGACTGATATATCATCTATCTGCAAATCCCCATATTTAACGCCGTAGACAGATATATCATTCTTCTTTTGTTCTATTAATTCGTACATTGTATTCATCCTCTTTTTCATAATAATTTTTCTCCACAATTATATAACATATGTTATTATATAGCAATACATCACAATTATTTGTAAATAAGTTGTAAAATTGTTATTGCAATTTTGTTACATACAAAAAGAACGTATCCGTAGACACGCTCAAACAAGAATATATTGACAGTTAATGTTGAATTTGATATAATAATGTTGTGGAAATCATGCCGTTATACAGTTGAGTTTTCTCCATCTTTGTAGACGGTATGACGGTTTATGACGGTTGCCTTTCATCTCGCCTGAGCGGAATGGAGGCTATGTATAAGCTCTTGACGAGAAATTTTCTTTGAAGGAGGCTGATACATATTACTTTAGTAAATATAGCTGCTATTTGTGGCATTTTAAGTTTGATTTATCAAATTATAAAAGACATAATAGCAATTGTAAAGAAAAAGTGAGCCGTCTGCCGCAAACAGATTGGCTCACTAAAGTTTGAGATTAAATAATCTCAGTATTTTGGTAACTAATTGTATCGTGGTAACCGTCTTTGGTTTCCACATTTTTTATTTCTATAAATATTATATCACATTTAAGTGAAAAGTCAATATATTTAATTTAATTATTATAATCATACTAATATTTTCGGAAGCTATTAATATAATTATACACAACTTGGTTTCCCAAGGTTCGGACTGTATTTCACAGCAAAAATACAATTATGTCTGTATCTTTGCCAAACCTTGTCAGTCTCTGGGGGTTAAGACAATGAGTTGTGACCTCACATAATATTCAATTAAGAACTTAGTCTTTCCCTGCTTTCGGCATAATGCCTACCTATTGACTACCCATTCCTTTATTATAAAAGCATAAAATGTTACTTAGACTCTCGTCATATAACATACTATATACGTTTCTTTCCGACTTTCGTCACCATTCCATCTGTTGTTTCCAACTCTGTTTTGGATTGTATATAGTCTTTAGGGTTCTCAGCATATTCGGTTTTTTATATTTATTATATAAGGTATCTGTCATTATTTTAAGTGGCTAACACTCCCGTCCGTTAATTATGTGACATTATACATAATCTTAGAGGGGTGGGCACAGTACATTACCACTGAAACTGTACGTTTACCAATACCCATTTTATTCATCACAAAGCCAGATGCAATTCCCAAGTCTCCAAGCAATCCACCACTTGGTAATATTCCCCCAAGAGATGTGATGTTTTGAATTACACCCAAAATTCCAGTAAGTGTTTGTGATAATCCTGTTAAAAGAGAAATCGTTCCCTTTAATGAATTTTGAGATAAAGTATCTTGAGCAAAACCTACCCAAGTTTGTGATAGCTTATTTAGTTTAAATTCAATACTATCAGCCGCTATGCTCATTTCTTTATCAGCACTTCCAGCACTGTCTTCCATTGTTTTAACGGCTTTTTCCACTTGATCCCAATTTTGAAGAATAGCAGCACCTGTATTTGCTCTTGTTTTTGCAAATAATTTTTCAAGTAATTTGGCTTTGTTTTTATCAGTAAGGTCATCCCAAACTCCTGCTATATCTTTTAAAATATCATAAATGCTACGGTATGTATTTTCATCTTTCATGATACTAACTTTACCGTTAGTTAGCTCATATACGTCACCTTTGACATTTGATAATTCGTCAAGGGCTTCACCTTCTTCATCCATGCCTCTAATACGCATTGAGAAGGTTTTCATTGCCGAACCAACACTTTCAGCATTTTGTACGATTTCTTGACCGCCTGTAAAAATAGCAATAGTATCTTCCAAACTTGCACCGGTTGAAGCCATTGCTGAAGCCGAACGTTCCAGACCGTCAATAATTTCGTCATTACTTGTAGCAAATGCATTACCAACAGAATTAATCTTTGACATAATTCCGTCTTTAACATCATCTACTTGAACGTCAAATCAAATATATTACACAAAGTTCGCAACTCTTTGTGAAATCAGTTTAAACTGATTTTCTATACATTTCTGCATATGTTTAGACTATTTCTTAACCACACTCTAATGTAGAGTAACAGTAATACCTTTTCGATTTAAGGGATTTTCACCCACGTCATTTGCGATTACGTCCTACTTCTTATGATTTTGGTATTCAGGATTTCCACCTTTATTTTATAACTGACATATCAGTATTCCAAAATCCCTACATGGGAATAGTCGTTGAACGTTTACCCTCGACTCAAGTACCGTATGGTCTACGGAATACGTTAGGGTACTTCGTTGCATGAACAGCAATTCCTAATTTATAAAATTAGTAAAACAGACACTTAGGCTTTTGACCATATGTCATCCTTACGTTTTTTCTACTTTCGTACCATCATATAGTAGTTTTCCTCTATATTGTGGTGTAAGGCTTTACGCATTACCTGCAATTAAATATTTTCTATATGCACATTTCTGTACACAAAGGCATAATTTTGCCTTCATCGTAGATACTAATCCTGTTGTGGCTTTGTCTATATCCATTCCAGGAGAGATAGTAGCAAACTGTGAACTTAGTTTTGCCATTTCTGTAGCACTGTTCTTGTCTGAATAACCTAGTCTACTCCATGAACTTGCTTGATCAATAATCTGTTTAGTTGTAACGCCGTACTCTTTTGCTGCCTCATTAGCATCAGAATAGAAATCTTTCAAATCTGTCGAAGACATTGTTGTAGTCTTACGAAGGTCAACAAGGGCAGTATCAAGTTCCTTTACAATATTGACACCTTTTTGAATCATTTCGATTATCTTATAAGGATTTATGTAATTAGCCGTCCAATATGTAATTAACTCTTTAGACTTTTTAGAAAGTGCGTCCATAATTTTTGGAACGCCAACTAAAGAAGTTTGAACTTTCTTGGTATTATCAGCCATGCTAATCATACCGTCATGCCAAGTATATTGAAGGTCTCTAATTTCACCCTTTGCATTACGGATTTTAATAATAGTAGTTGCAAGACCCTTTGAAATGTCGGTTTCCTTGAACTCACCTTGAGAAATTATAGTTCCTTGTTGCTTAGCATTATTTAAGATATAACTATCGGCATTAACTTTACCTCTTATATTGTCTGCAAGAGGTGTGCCGGCATTCGCTATTTTCTTATATTCGTTATATAGGCTCTGAACATTTTGAAGTTCTTTTTTTGTTATTTCTTCGCCTTTTTGTTGCTTGTCAATCAACTTCGCGACAGCATCGCTAGCACTCTTGTAATATTTCTCAAGAAAACCTTGTTGATTACCGTTTTGAAGCTCTCCATTTATCTTATTTACAGAGTCATAGTTTGCTCTAAGGGTGTCTGCTTGTGATATTCCCTCGTTTGAACCGTTTACTTTTGCATCTTCTATCTTTTGTTGAACATCTTGAACAACATCGCCATATTGCTTATATTTTTTTATTAATTCATTTAATTTATTTTCTTGGTCTTGAAGATAATCATCGAATGAGCTGTCTCCTTTATTCTTGAATATGCTACCGTCGAGGTTTTTAAGCTTTGATACTTCTGCTTGTTGCTCTGTTATTTTATCTAAAATAGCATCTGCACTAGCAACTCTTATATTTTTCCTACCCTTCACTTTAACAGGTTTGACAACATTTCTAAAGTCATCATCTAAGTCATTTGGGTATGCAGAATAATTTGTTTTGTAATTATCAACCAATTGCTTGTATTGTTGTTCTTCTGAACTTAACTTGGATTGTAAATCATTTAAAGTATCAGTATCGTTAGTTGAAGCTATCTTAACGCGATAATCATAAATCGTTTTTAGTGACTTCTCAATGTCTTTTAAAATATTTTCCTTATTAGATAATTGAGAAGTATTAGAATTACCATTAAGAACATTGTCAAGATTATTTGCTTGTTTACCTTGTATATTCTTCAAAGAAATATTAGTAAGACTTCCATCTGCCTTAACTGTACCGCTTAATTTCTGCCATTCATTTTTAGCATTTTTTACATTGGCAGTGAATTTAACCATACCGTTTGTGGCACGAGAAATTTCAGCATCTAGAACCCCTATGTATTTGCTATTATTACTTAAAGCATCAACATTATCCTTTAACCATTGCTCCGAATTGTTATCATAAACATCTTCCTGAACCTCCCACGACTAAAGTCGTAGGGTTCTCGGTCAATAACTCCAACGAGTTAAGTATCACCGAGCTATCCCCGTAGTTCCTACGGTTCTTATATACATTATTTAAAATTTAATTATTTACCAATCTTAATCCTTCATTCAAAATATTAATAGCCGCATTTACATCTCTATCTAATTCCGAATGACATTCTGGACAAATCCAATTACGAACACTTTCATCTTTCTTACCGTCTTTATGCCCACAACAATGACAAATCTGACTTGATGGAAAATATCTGTCTATTACCGATAATGTTTTTCCATACCATTCACATTTATATGTAAGCATTCGTCTGAACTCTGACCAAGAAACATCGCCAACACGTTTATTTCTTGTATTACTATCAGTTTCTCTCATAGATTTAACATCTAAATCTTCGATACTAATAACATCAAAATTTTTCACAATGTTTGTTGTTAACTTATGTAAGAAATCATTTCGTTGATTAGAAATATGCTTTTGTAATTTTGTAACTTTCACTCTTGCTTTATTCCAACGATTACTACCAATTGTTTTTCTTGATAATTCTCGTTGCAATTTAGCAAGTTTTTTTTCTGATTTTTCATAAAATCGAGGATTGTCAATTTTATTTCCATCAGATAATATTGCAAAATCTACTAAACCTAAATCTATACCAATATTCTGACTTGTCTTTTCGTATTGTACAAATTCAACATCTGTACAACATAACGAACAGTAATATTGTCCATTTGATTCTTGTGATATTGTGGCATTTAAAATTCGTCCTTGTGGAATTTGTTTATCTCTTACTTTTACTAATCCAAGTTTAGGAAGTTTAATATGCTTATTTTCAAAACGAATATTATTGTTTGTACAACTTGTTCTATAAGATTTATGTCTGTCTTTCTTTGATTTGAATTTAGGATAACCAGAATGTTCTTTAAAAAACTTCTGATATGCTATGTCTAAATCTTTTAACGATTTTTGTAAAGAATCTTTATCTGGCTCTTTTAACCAAATCAACTCTTTCTTTAATTGAGTTAAATCTTTAGAACACATATTGTATGTAAATGTTGCCTTATCCTTTTCATAATATTCTTTTCGTTTATCAAGATAATAGTTATACACAAATCTTGTACAACCAAAAGTTTTTTGAATTAATTCTTCTTGTTGTTTATTTGGATAAATTCTATACTTATAAGCTTTTTCAGCCATAATATCACTTCCTTTCACTTAATTATTCTCCGTTTTAAAAAGTGAAAAGTTATTAAGTTTTAAATAATATATAAGAATCGTAAGATTCTTTAATCGTTTTAGAGGTTGTCGTTCACATAGAGTCGCTAATTCTATGCATCCTTATCTACCTTATTGTTTAGTAGTAGGTATCTTATAGTTTCCTATAAGCACAGACCATATCTTATCCCTCGTCATTACACGTTAGGGTCTACCCACTTCGGGACGCTTGTCCCTACTTCCCTCAAGAGGAATGGTCGTTGAACTTTACCTTTCGGTCTTAGCTGCTGATTATCCATTATTAAAGTGTTTAGGATTTAACCTTGCACCATCTATTCAATTTTTTCTACTTTCGTAACGTTCACGCTTACACCTTTTAAGGTATTACGTTGTAGTTTGAATAGCTTTAGGAATTTCCAGCAATTCAAGTAGTATTGGATGCCATAAGCACCACTACACGCAAGTTTCCCTACGTGCTGACTATTTCGTAAATGTTCACTTACTCATGACTAAAGTCACGAGTGTGCGTTCACGATTTAATCAATAAAGTTCTTATTATTGTTTACTGTATTACGTGCATTTGTTAATTGACTTTGGCTTGTTTTAAGCAAAGTAGTTAAATCTTTAAGAACTTCGCCTTGTTGGGCTAAAATTGTAAGATTATCTAAGAAAGCGAAACCACCATCATTAATCTTATTAAAGCTCTTTACTATACCGTCGAGACCAGTTTTAAGATTTTTAAACTTGTCCAATGCCTTGTCGGTAATGCCTAAATTCTTTAATTCTTTAAGCTTAGATAATTCTTGAACCTTACTTAACCAATCATTATCTAAAATTTTCTTTAAAGCTTCTAGTTGAGTTATAAGTTTAGAGGTGACTTCTTCAGGTGCTTTTATTTTAATAGAAATCGTAGAATTTTCTTTTATTTCTTTTAAAGTTTGATTAAGTGCTTCCGCATTGGATTGAGTTGTCTTTAAATCGTTTTGAAGTTTTTCTTGATTATTGTTTGCAGAATTTTCTGTTGCAGTTGTTTGAGACTGAGATGAAGCATTACTCGCATTAATATTTTGTAATTCTGCCGCTGAAGCTTTGATTTTTTCTATATGTTCTTGAATGGTTACCAATGTACCAATTAAAACATCTAATGAATTAATCTCCCTCTGAACAGTACCAGTAACAACTTGTTCTTCTTCTTTAAATGCCTGAGTCTTTTTATCTACTTCCGAAGTAACTTGAGTGATTGCGGTTTTTAAGCCTTCAAAAGAAGTTACTTCAGACGAAACATCAGAACTTTCATTTGGGGCGTTTAATGTTTCTTCTTTGACTACTTCTTTAGGATCTTCCTTAATTACCTCTTTATGTTCTTCCTTAGGAACTTCCTTGAGGTCTTCACTTGCAGACAATTGCTTTGTTTCTTCAAGAAGTTCCTCTTGTTGACTGATAATTTTTTCATAATCGGCATTATATTGTTCAGTAATCCTTTTAAAAAAATCATCTACCTTTGATTTTTTATCCTTATAGCTTTCTCCAACATCACTACTTTGAAGTAATTCATTAAAACGTTCTCTTGATGTAATAAAATCACGAATGTCATCTTCTCCAATTCCTTGTGGCGAGCGTTCTTTAAATATGATATCCATCATGCTCTTTTGAAGTTTCGAATATAAATCCCGTAGTTCCGATTGATTATTTTGTGGAGTGGATGTTTTTTCTTTTAAGGATTCTTTAGGGGTTTCATTTATAGAATCTTCTTTAATATCGTTCGTCGAGACTTCCGTAGGAGTGATTTGTTCTACTTCCTGAATAAGTTCCTTTTGATGATTAATGATTGCTTCATAATCAGCGTTATGTTGTTCAATGATTTTATTAAAAGTTCTATCTATACTAGATTGACTATTTTTATAACATTCTCCAACTTTATCACTTTCAAGCAATTCATTGTAACGTTCTCTTAATGTAATAAATTCACGAAGTTCATCTTCATTAACATCTTTTCCGTTGCCTATTGCAAGTCTAATATTATCCGAACTATCTTGAACTTTTTTCAGTAAATCTTCATTACTTAATTTACGAATATCTGATATTTTATTTTTTATATTAGATAGTTGTTCGTCAGTTACATTAAGTTCCGAATTGGTTACATTAATCTCTGTATTAGCTTGGGACAACACATCTTTTACTTTTTGAATATCAGCTAATTGTTTTTCTTTGAGAGTTGGGTATGACATACTTATCATGTTGTATGTGTCATCAAGACCAATCCGATCCTTCCCATTATTAATTAACATATTAGTATCTGGGACTTCAGTTTTAAGTCTGTCATATAACGCAAAAAAATCTTCACGTTCTTTTTTTGTAGGTTCATAATCTTCGTATTCTGCAAACTTCTTATGTATCTCTCTCATCTTATCATAAGCAGTATCGTAATCCATTTTCAGAATATCGACTATTCTTTGTTGAGATTTGGTCAACTCCGTGCTAATATCAACTGTTGTATTATTGGAGTTAGGCGATCCACTCTTACTAGCATTATCATTATTATCACTAGAACCTATTTTCCCACTATGTTCATTTCCGCTATTGAACCCAGCTTTTTCTCTTTTTGTATTAATATTAGTGACAGCACTATTATTGTATTCCCAAGCTTTATCAATCGCTCTTTGAACAATATCTTTAATTTTGCTATTATCTGCACGATCTTGAGATTTAAGATAAGAATCTGCCGCCCATTTAGTTCCATTTTCATAATATTTAAGGTCTCTACCCAAAAATTCTTGTTTAGAATCACTTTGTGCCAAAGACTCTCTAAATTCTTTTAATTCGGGAATTGATTTCTCTATGTTTAATATTTTATTGTAAGTATCTTCTAATTGATTATTATAACCAACTAATTCTTTTGACCCATCTGTCATATGCTTTTTTTCAAGATTTAACTTTTCAAAAACATTTAACAAAAGTTGATAGTTTTGAAGCTGTTTATTTACATCTTCACTTGAATTACCAATCTTTAACGAAGCAAAATCTGACAGCTCCGAAGAAATATTCTTATCAACAGTATAACCAGACTCTTTTTTGACGTAAGATTTAAGTATTTCACTAGGCTTTGTTTTTGCTGGATTCGCCTTAATTATCTGTTCTCTATTTTTAACAAGATTAGCATTTCTGTTTGCTATAGTTTGTTGAAGTTCTGCAATCTTATCAGCTTCAGTCAATAATTTATCTATTTGATTTCCGCTTAATGGACGTAGTAAATCTTTATAATCACTTGAAGCAACAATCTTATGCAAAGCTTCCATTCGATTTGTAAAATCAGTAATATATTCAGATATATCCGCAGGAGAACCTGAACCCATAATATTCTTTATTAGATCTGTTAGGTAACTAGTTATATTAGCATTTTTCAAAGTAGGTCTTTGAACGACATTCATTGCTGATTCAAATTGCTTTCTTATTTCATCACCAATAGCATTAAATTTGCCGTTAACTTCAGATTTAACTTGTTTGTCTAGTTTATCTATTACTTGTTTAATACTTTTACTATCATAATTCGACATTAATGATATTATGCCGATATCTCGTGTCTTCATCTAACTCCTCCTTATTTAAAACGCAAAAATTGATATTGTTGTTTTTTGGCTGCATTTCGAGCAATATTTTCAATTTTTTTTCGGAACTGCAATTTATCAACTTCTTTTTGCAATACTTCTAGTGGCGGAATTGCATCTCGATGTGCCGAATATCGACCATTAATTCCATTTTCACTACCGTGAATGCCTTTTTCCCAAGCTGGTCGAGCAATATAAAATGGGTCAATGAATCTTCGATTATTTAAACCACCAACAACATAAGGACTCATATTGTAAGTTGATATTCTTACTCCTCCATAATATTGATTTCCATTATTATGTTTATACTTTGAAAAAGAGTTCTTTTTTAAATCATCCGTTCTGTCATAATATTTTGGAGTGTAATGATCATAGAATCTTTGAATTGCTTGTTGTGCAAACTTTGTTATTTCATTTGCAGCTGTATCAGCATATGCCTCTGCAAAAGTTTTTAAATATTTTTCTACATCTTTCTCTAATGCTTTTTTGTTTATATAAGATATAGCCATCGGTATAATTACACTCCTTTCTCAGCCATTTATCTGCTTATCTTTTTTAGAATTTTCTCAACCTTATTTCCGAGCTTGTCTATATCTTCCTCTGTCATATTTTCAACTTTTTCTTTTATCTTCTCAATTAATGGGGAAGTAGTAGCTGTAAAAATATCCACTATTCTTTGAACTTGATTAGAAATAAAAGCATGATTCTCATAATTATTTTGAATGAAGTCATCAAATACCATTTTCAAAATTGTTTCAAAAGAAGTAACTTCACGTTGTGGCATAAGTCGAATGAGTTCATCAACCAAGCCTTGTTCTTCCAACAAATCATATTCTTCAAGAATGTTTGAAAAATCAACTGTTATATTCGTGTATAAATCGATCAAATTAAACACATACAGTAAGTAACGCAAAGATGAGTTTATCTTAATCTGTCCATTAACTTGACCGTCTACTTGATTTGTAGATGATAATTGTACTATTTGATCGGCAACAGATAATTTAGTTGCGTAGTTCACATAATTATTACCAACAAACTTTTTTATGTACTTTTCTTTCTTATTAGTTACATCATCGGTCTGCTTCTTGTATCCATCTACAAATTCTTTAACTGTAATAATCTTATCCATATCTAAAATCCTCCATTTATTCATACTTATTGACTAAAGCCTGTGCGATTAAGATTGCATCTGCCTCGTCATCACTTACTTTTTTCCTAAATAATTTTTCAACCGTTTGAACACTCCATTGTTTTAGCTCATCACGTTTACGACCTTTTTTCTCTTTGCTAATTAAAGCACGCCATTCACTCGGTCTAAACATAACAAATTCAACATTATTATTAACACACCAACCATAAACAGCCCCTAAAATCATAGTCAACATTCTTTGTGATGATGCGTTACGTGTAACAGCCGTAGTTTCAATCGCTACTATATCTACTTTTAGAGTAGATAATTTCTCATATATGGAATTAACCATATCTTGCATACGAATATCACTATTCTTTTGCTTACTAAAATTTAAAACTCCACTGTCGGCAAAGTTCCCATTGACGTAGTAACTCCAACCTGTTTTAGTTGAGGAAGTATCCAAACCTACTAAAATCGTATCTTTCATAAAATCTCCTTATAATTTGGTCAAGGGGGAGAGCAGTTCAGCCTTTTGCTCTCAAAAAAAATACCCCTGCTAAACGGCTGAACTAAGTTTAGTAGAGATATTTTTATAGGTGAGATTTCATTATCTCACCATTATAGTTCATGATTATTCCATGCTTTTTTCAATCTCGCATGGTCTTCTTTTGAAAACACAAAAACAAATCTTCCAGGATTCTGTTTTGAATCCAAAATTGCTTTTAATTCTGCATTTCCTCTAAACACATAAGCATTACTTTGTAACGCATTTTCAAAAAATACACATTGTTCTGGGTCATATGTTTTTTGTGTTATTGAGTTATATAGTTCCATATTTTCTCCTTTTTCTCAAGCGTAAAAAATAGGGGGTAGATAGTGAAATCTACGCCCCTATATTGGTTTCTAAATCACTATTCACTATCTTTTTATCTTTCATATTTTCTTTAACTACCTCATCAGTCTTTTCCTCCGAAGTAGCTACATTCTTTGAACTTTTTGCTTTTGTCGTTTTTGTACCTTTAACTCCTTTTACTATAGCTTTTAAGTCAGCTTCAATTTGACCACCATATTTAGTGAAGTCGGTTACATTATATTTATCCAAAACATCTACTACATCTTTTGCTGTTTTGTCGTGGGAATTGTAACCCGATAATACCGCCCAAATATCGTGACATTCTGCCTTATCCCAACAAGTCATCCATATAGGCTTACCCTTGTCTGCATCACAATTTGGACAGTAATCATATTTTGCACCACACAAAACACAAACTCTGTTTGCCATTGAAAGTCTCCTTTCTAAAGTAATATAGAGGGTAGAACTCCACCCTCTATACATACGTTTTAATTAGTTTTCTTCAATATCATCCTCTGATAGATATATTGTAAACATTTCGCCATTAGCACCACAATAATCCTTTTGAGCCGAACCTGAGAATGATTGACTATCTTCAGTGTTTAGGCTGATTGTATTATCTGGTGACATTTGGAATGAAGGGAACACAATATAAGCATGACGAAGTGTTTCCTTGTCACAAGGGTCTGCAACAAGAACCGAAAGAGTAAACTTACATGTCTTAGGGAACTTGTCAGCAGCTTGAGTAAGCTTGATACCGCTTTCAACTTCTCTATCATACTTAATTTGAATTTTACCTGTAATATCAGTCGGAAGAGTAAGCTTCTTTTCTGAAAGTGTAAATTCTGTTTCAGATGCAGCTGTGTTCATCTTATACTTCTTATTTGGATCAGGAACACCTGTATTTGTTAGTCCATTAATATGAACAACACCGCCAGCCGGTACGTCAGGAAGCTGATATTCCTTATTTGTACCTGTAAGAGCAATAGTATCAGTATTGATTGTAAAAATTCTCGGCATAAGAATCTTATTGCTGTTTGATGCAATTTCTCTATCTTGACCAAACTGAAGAGCTGCAAGAGATGTTGAGAATACTGCATTTTCAGCAGATATTTCAACAGACTTTGATGTAAAGAATCTCATAATTAGAGCACCAACAGCATCTGTTTTATCTTTTGTTTCTGATGTTGTTTCAATAGAAACATTTTGTAGCTGATTAACACCGCCAATAATGTCACCAAGTGAATTTTCAAATATACCTTGTAGTGTGCGGTCAATAATTAAATCTTCAAATTGAATAGCCATAATTTACCTCCTAAAAATTTGCAATAAAAAAAAGACGTTATGACACGTCTCTCATCCAATTAAATTGTTTTTTATTTATTTTCTTTGTATCTATCATTCCGCTATACATTCCATGAAGTAAAGCATCTGTAGACACATATATCTGTGAACGTTGAACAGCGTCCATAAACTCATATATGCCACATTCTCGTAATTCTGATTTTTTATATTTAAAACCAGGATACGTCAACATTGCAGATATTAAGTTTTTGAGTTGTGAAACATAAGATTTATTTTTACTAAGTTCTATTTTTTGTCTGTCTTCTTCAATCATAACATCACGAGTAATACGATTCCTTGCCTTTTCTCGCTTTATTGTGAATCCGTGCAATTTTCGCAAATAACCCACCATGTTATAATAATCACTTTCAGTAATTATACCGGTTATTTCGGGTGGGGAATTTTCGTCAACTTGACTGCACTGTAATAATGCAAATTCATCATTTTCTTTATCTTTTACCGAATGTGTATATGTAGAAAGGTCTAAATCACCTAATATAATTGATGTATCTTGCGGTCTTAAAGAATGACAATTAAATGCAAATAACTCAAAATCAGACATCTTATTCCAATCAACCTCAAGCACATCCCATAATGTACTTTTCATATCACTTGGGATTGCACATAATTGAGTTAGCATAGAATAATATCTTCTTTCACCAAACTCCATAATCTCACCGACAGTTGGTTGATGTATAGTAATATAATCACTTACTTTATAATCATCACCAAAAAACATTTGTAACTCATCATACTGAAACTCAGTTTGTTTACCCATTATGTATGAACCTCATTATTAATAATTCTTGTAGTATTATTAACAGTATGAGTGATTGAATTTGTTGTAGTAAATTCAAAAATAAGAGTTCGAGTAATGAAGTTTGTGTCAGTGACTGAGCCTTGGTCTTTGACGAGTTTGCATTGATTACCGAAGATATTCGACCAATTAAAATGCCTACATAAAATACCACCGATTAAATCATGGCGAGGAATGCCTGTATTTTTATCAATAGCATCTTTGTTATTACACAAAACCGTAAATACGACATTGCAATATTTTTCAATACCGTTATACTTCGGCGTTTCAGAAAAACTCACATCATAACACAAAAAATTCTTAGATTCAGATTGAGATTCTGGAATAAATAAATAGGGACGAATGTTATCTCCAAAATATAGACTCCAATCACCGTCATAATTTATATTTCCATTTTCGAATAATTCGCTTTCTTTATTTACATCATGTAATGCATATAGCAAAGCAACGTTATTCAACAGCTTTTGTTTTATTTTTTCTTTAAATCTTATGTTATCGTAGTCAGGAGTACAAGCATAATTGGCTAATTCCACAATTAATTCTTTTTGAGTAAGTATTTGTTCTGCCATTTGTCCTCCTTATAATGCAATAATCTCTAATTGAATCTTACCTACCAATGTTTCAATATTGCATTCAATATTTAATTTATCAGCAAGATAAGTTCTATCATTAGAGAATTTTATTTTTATATGATTTTTACTTGGTTGTTCAAGCCAAGTAATTAAATCCGAATTTGTTATATCTTCATCATTCAAATAACATCTCCAACAATCTATTGAGAATTTGTCCAAATATTTATTCGTTATATCAGTACCCGAACTATCAAAAATAGCAACTTTTAAAAGTTTATAACTACCACCTGCTTTAATAGTGTTGGTATTACATGAAATTTGAATTTTATTTGAACTGTTATCCTCAGAAGTCTCTGGTTCAATGTTGGTTGAATAATAGTCTGCATACATTGCAAAAATGTCATCTTTGTCCTCTTTGTCTATATAATCAGCAAATGGTTTCCAAACATCTTGATACAATGTAAGCTTTTGAAGACCAAAAGGTTGAGTAGTTTCAACTTTACTGATTTTCCAAACAATCGGGACATCAATCGGAGCACTCATTACTATACGTTGGTTACTATTTTTATCATCGGAATGAGTATAATATAATTTCTCAGTTATACTATTCATAGGCAACCAAGCCATATTCTGATTTTCAATAGTAGTATAAACATAGTTAGACCACAATCCACTGTTATATGAATTTTGGTTTCTTGTAACGCCCCACATTTTGCGTTTAATGCGTTTATTGTTTTGAACTTCAATCCAATGGAAATAATAATTACAAGGCAATACACTATATTTTATGAATTGATTTCCGACCTCTTTTGAACAAATAAGCCATTTGTGATATACTCCGTTATCATCAGGAATATCACAATACAAACCAATAGGGAAAGTTGCTCCATATTTATTTGTGAAATTTTCTTCATAATAATATAAATCGTCACCCTCATTAAATTTTAATTTCTGGCTCGGACGAAGTTGTAAATGATACTCAACTTGGTCTTTTGATAATGTTCCATATTGAGTAACAATGAATTTTGCGTCTATGGGTGTCTTAGAAGTTGAAGAATAGTCCATCCCTTGATTTAAATGATTATTATCATCGTGAAAATAATCATAAATATAGCATTTTCTACTTTGTATATCTTCAAACCAAGTCTGTTCTTCAACCATGTCCGACTGACGCTTTCGGACTTGTCCGTTTGTAAGAACACCATTACGCAAATGAGTTCTTTTATATAAATCTAAAGACAGCACTTAATCACCGCCCTTGATTTTCAAAACTTCTGAACCGGCATCCAGTAAAAGTTTTCTATACAATTTAAAATTAAAATCTTTTTCGTCATATAGAGACAAAGCCTGTTCAAGCAAACTCATAATTGTTACAAGTTCTGACGGTTCATATAAAAGCTTATTTAATCCACCCAACCTATTCAATAAGTTGACAAAAGCCTCATTAACATTTATGTATTGATATTCTTGTTTCGTATTTGGATCTGCACATAACAATAAGAAAAATATAGATTTACGAATAGACTGTTTTGTTAAATCTATTTGTCGTTGTGAAAAATAACCGTATTTATGTTGCATGACACTATTCCTCGCTTATATATGAATTAATAATATATCCGTGGTCTCTAAGAAGTTTTCTTAAAGATATATTAGCGTCCGACAACAATGAACGTAATTCATTTAAATGATTTGCTTGGGAATAAAATTTTTCTTCTTTACCACCAAAAAATTGTTTTACATTTAGAATTGATTTTACTTTAGGCTCTAACCATTGAATAATCATTCCTTGTGCAAATACTTCAATGACAAATAATTCGTCAGAATTATCGTCTATAGAATTTTTTAATTCCCAATTCATTTTTAACACTTCATCATTAAGACTAAATGTTTTAAATTTAACACGAACATAGGGAAGGGAGGCAACTGAATGTAACCACCCTTCCATATTGTCGTAAACAGTTTCTTCGTCCAATTCTATAAAATCATAATCTGTGCATTTTTGTAGGAAACGAGAATATATATCTTCATAAGAAGATGTCATTCCGCACCTCCTTAATCTTCATACAATTCAGTCATTGTCATAAACTTTGTATCATATATTTCGTCTAAAGTTTTTATCTTTGAAACACTATCTATCTGACCATTCATAATCATTGATGAAACTATATTCTTGATAGATTCCTTTGCTCCCGAAGGCAATGAATTAATTGTCAATTTCATACTGTTTGCGTCCAAATCAGTAATTACACTTCTTAAATCTGCAATAGAATACATATCACCATATATTTTTTTTATATTAGGAAAAGCATCCAAAAAATCATCATCTTTAATAACGAAATATGGTTCAGTAATATGCTTTTTACCTGAACGAATAGCGGCAACTAAATCTTGATATTCCACTTCTGTTTCATCTCCACGAGCAGCCCAACTGTAATGAATATTTGTTTTTAAACCAAACATACCAAGTTGACCGGGTGTTATAGACATACATAGAATAGGGTCAGAGTCTTTGAAAACTCTTTTCTTCTTTTCAACAACCTTTTCCATTACTTTTTCTTCAACTTCTTTGGTTGTTTCAGTGTTAACTGATTGGTCAGCAGTTTCTTCTGTTTTCTTTTCTGTAACAACTTTTTTTGTATATGCCATTAATCAAATCTCCTTTTACTCTGTCCATATATATTAGTTTGCAATATTAAAGACACCGTGGTACTTGTCCAAAATTACAGCAATACCCATTTCACGTTGAACTTCATATGTCTGGAAGTCATCGTTTCGGTCGCCCTTTTCACTCTCTTCTCTAATTTCCGTTTCACCAACATCAGTGAACTTAACAAATTTATTATCAACGTTAGGCATAATATACAATTTACCTGGCTTAATAAGTTTCTTTGTAACATCGTTCTTTACAAATCTTTGAGGAATTTCTACAAGTGTATTAACACCATATGAACCAAGTCTACCAAGTCTTGCTCTTTCTTCTTTCTGACTGTCAGCAATCCAATCTACATCTTGAAGTCTTTCAAGCTTTTGTAGATCCGACTTTAGTCCAAGAATAACAGCAGACGCACCACCATTTGCACCTTCAACATCTTCAATTAGTTCATCAAACTTGCTCTTATTTTCCTTAGTCAACTCATCCGTAATTACAAACTTATCTTGTGCCGGCAGCTTATTATCTGCTTCTACAAAAGCAGTAAACATATCATTCTGAATTTTTTCTTGGAAAGCAATTGAAATTGCATCAACAAATTCAGACCAATCTTTTCTACCAGTAAGATAAACATCAATATCCATTCCGACTTTTATTGCATAATTAGAAGTTTGAACAGAAAAACTTTGTCCTTCTGCCAATTTCTGTAATGAAAGGTCATGGTGGTCACCCGAAACCTTAGCAACAGTAAGAATAACATCGCTGTTCTTAACCCAATATTCATTTTTATCACCATTGGCAATGTTCTTGCTTTCAACAAAATCATTGAAGAATTCATTATCCTGAAAGCCTGTTGTAACCTTGAAATCGACAGCTTCCTCAAGAACTTCCATAAGTTCAATACCATTTCTTCTCATGGCTCTCTTTATATCTCTTCTTGTTGGTTTGTAACCTTCATCAAAGCCGAGAATATCCAAACAAACTTTATTAATTTTTTCATTTGCTTGTGCAGAACTTACCTTATTACCATCTTCATCAAATATCTGAATACCATGTGTATAGTCATACAAAAAGCTTTTAAAACCTTCATAATCGTTTTCAGGCTTTGAAAATACTCTTGTTAAATTATCTGAAATTCTCATTTATTTACCTCCTTTACTTTTATTAGGCTACTGTTAGCTTTTTGTTAGCTACGCCTGTAATCGAAGAACCAACTTCAGGCGTACCATTAAAGCCTTCAGCAGAAACTTCAAAACGATCGTACTTTACCAAACCATAACAACGAACTATATCACCAGTCTTGTTGTACAGGTTGCTTTCTTTTTTCCATTCGTTTGTCCATTCTTCTGCACCTACTGGAACTTGATATACCAAAACTGCATCACCAGGGTCAGTAACCAACACAAGATAATTACCATTACCCATCTTCTCTACAATCTTTCCTTCAAATTTAGTAACAGCAGCCTCCTTAAATAGGTCAAGACTATCCCAATCTCCAACGGCTATCAAATTACCATTGTCTGCATCGCTACCCAAAAGGATTGAAAACATATGACCGCCGTATGTACCACCAGACAATACATTTGATGGGTTTGCAGTGGCATGTTTTGCAATCTCATATTTAATGCTCATGTTTGCCATTTTTATTTCCTCCTCTTAATTTTTTGCATAAAAAAAACACCCTCAAACTGATACGCAAGTGCATATCAATTCGAGAGAGCGAATATTATTTGAATTTTAATGTACCATATTTACTTGTCTTTTTTTCATTACCATTTGGATTAGAAAAATGTTTGACAGCAGATTTCTTTTCTACTTTTGTTTCAACATCTCCGCCTTGCAAAGCATATTCTCCAACAAGAATTTTAACTTCTTTTATAAGGTCTTCAGGAGAATATTTATCCATATTCTCATATAGTTTCGCAAAAGATTCATTAATAAAATTACCCTCATCGTCTTTTGCAGAAATGATTTCATATGCTTTATCAGTCAAGACTTTTTCTCTTTGAGAATGAAGTTCTTTGGCATCGGTTTCATTTTTAAAGTCTACCAACGCTGCATAATTTGAACGCATAGACTGCAACTCTGCAAATTCACTGTCAGTCAAAAATTCACGATGTAAGTTATATCTTTCGCCGTCAAAAGCAACATTATCACCATCTTTTGTATAATTCTGACCGAAAATCTTATTGCCATCCCAATTCTCGTATGTAAAATGATTGTCATAAACAGCACTAATAAAATACCAATCATTGTCGGCAGATTCAAACTCGGACAAAAGCTGATATAAAGCATATCGTATATCATCATGAGAAATCTCATATGTGCGAACAATTTTTTCAAACTTCTGTTCTTCATCTTCATGATTGTTGGAAGGCTCTTCAGAATCTTTATTATCATCAAACATCTCTGCAAACTTCGTTTCAAGTTCTTCGTCTGACATTCCCTCGTATTCAAATGTCACATCTTCAGCAGTCTTACCATACTTGGCAAGTAATTCTTCAAATTTTGTCATCTTGTTATTTACTCCTCCTTCCTTTGAGTTATGGTGAGCAATTTGCTCTTTATTGAAATTAGAAAGTGTATCTTTAAGACTCTCTAAAAGTTCAAACAATTCTTCGTCTCTATTAAATTTAATAGAATTATTTTCAACACTAAAATCAGCAATATCTAATCTTGCGTTTTTCATTCCTTCTTCAATATCTTCTAAAGTATCGGGATTTTTACCCAAGCATGTCGCACCCATAATCACAACATCAGTTAATTCAAGTTCTTTTGTTGAAGCATTAAAAGACATTTCATTAACTGCCAATTCAACACTGATTTTTGTACCGCCTTTTCGTTCAATTATTGAACAAGCATCAGTATATTCTCTTGGAATTGCACAATACCCATACAAAAAATTATGACCAGTCTTTTCTTCAACTTCAAACGTAGGTTTATCAGCAGTAAAACATCCAATTTGCTTTTCAAGATAAATCGGATTGCCGTCATTATCAAATGCAATATCATGAGATGTAAAGTCTTTTAATGTTTCACCTGTTTTTTCATCTACATATTCCATGAAATTAGCCAAAATCGGCTTATAAGCCAACGTTTTTGAAGCTTTAGTTAACGCATCATCAGTGACATTAGAATGATTTCTATTTAAACCTGAATGCATTAATTTCACCTTACAATAAAGTAATGAATTATCTCCAGTTTCTTCAACTTCAAAATTTGCTGGAACTTGTACTGATAATTGATACCCCGTATCTTTCGAACTGAAATTACAAGATTTATTTTTATTTAGATAAAAATTATATAAATCATCTATTGTTAAAATCTTCTTTTTCATATATATCTCCTCCTTTCTTGATTATTGAACTCCTCACAAAAGGGGGAGTATTATATGAACAATACATTGCTATATTGAACTTTACTTTTGTCTATGTCGTTTGAAAATTTTGTTGTTGTATTATTAAGAAATGTATATATTCCGCTTGTTTTATCTATCAGTTGAAACCCCAATTTCGTTAATAAATTTGCTGTTTCAACATCAGAAACTTTAATAAATTTTTTGCCCATTGACATCACCGCCTTATTTATTGTTTAGGTCTTCGTCACGAGTTCGTAATCCTGCATCTGTTAAATCGGATTCATCTTTGGTATTTGAACCATCTCCACTTTGCGTATAAGAACTACTTAACGGTTGGAATTTCGTTGAAACAGACAAAATATCTTCTTCTAAGAAATTCAAAGCCATTGTTTCTTTTTCCGAAAACCCATTTAAAGAGTTTACCATTAACTTTGTTGGTAATCCATACTGTGCCGATTCCAATAAAGATTTTCTGAAATCTTCTTTTTGAAAAATACCAACTTCAAAGAATTTTACTTTACAATGGTCTTCGCCAACATAAAAACGAAGTAGTCTATTTATAATAGCTTCAATTTGTGAAATAATAGGGGACATAATAAATTCCGTATCTGCCGCTACCCCATATTTGAAAGCAGTTGAATTTGATGCTGAATTTAGATTTAATATCTGAGCACCTCCGGCACTATTCAAAATTTCTTTTGTTGCCTTTTCAACTTTTGTAACATCACTATCCGCACCACTATCAGGAAAACTAATTTCATGTAATTCACCTGGTACAATAGCCGCTGAAATATAGTCAGGAATGGCATCATTTATCATTTTGTTAAAATACTCAATCATTATTTCTGGATCAACACTCCAGTTATCTGGTTCGTCATTACCCATAGTTTTCATCTCAAGCCATACTAGCTTGTATATATTTGCAGCCTCTTGAACTGCTTGATAATCAGCCATATCCATTAAGTCAATTAAACTCAAGAAAATCGGAGTAAATGGGGGAACAACAGTCTCCCAATCCTCCGACCTGAATTTAGTACATACTGCATATTCTTCAGGCATTTGTTGATATTTGTCGCCCGAACTTTCATATGCTTTATATAATGAAGTAAATGGTTCACCATAATACTCTAGCAAATCAGCATTTTTTCTGAAGTAAGACATATCCATGGCAAATGAATATGAACCATCGGTAAATACTCCGTTGATTTTACAATAATCTGCATCTAGCGGAAGCCAAAACATACCTTCGCCTTCTGTATAATACGAGCAAGCATAAAACACATCTTCTCGCATATTTACAACTGCTGATTTAAAAACCTCATATTGTATGTGCATATCATCCAACACATTTAATGTTGCTTCATATGATTGTAAAATACTATCTTTGTCATTATCTTCAACTAAACTATAATTAGGGATAACAGAATGAATGCTTGTGTCTATTTGATTTGCATAATACTTACATAATCTGTAATAAATTTCTGAACGATAAAATAAATAACGTGATAAATTACGTAGATTTGCCTCATTTGAACTAACATTTTTTATATATGTCTTAACTGATTCTTTTGAATAGTTATTTATTGTTCTAAGTTTGGTATTTTTATTTTCATTCCTTAAACGTTTTAAAGCATCCATGCTTTTGTCAAATTTTTCTAAACGTTTTTTATTTTTTTCATAAAACTCTTTCATTTCTGCAATAGTTGGTTGTTTTTTATTAGGTGAGTTATTCACCTCTTCATTATTCTTCAATAAAACTCACCCTTTCTTATATTGAAGAAAATCTTTTCGCTTTCCTAATAGGAAGCATATCTACAAGATTTCCTGTTTTCGGTCGTTTTCTTTGCGTTATATTTTTTCTTCGCTCACACATAAGAGCATAAGATGCAAGAGCACAAGTGTAACTTCTATCGTCGTGAAGTTTGTTTTCTTTTTCGGGAGTTAACATAAATGAATCCTTGCCAGACTCTCTCGGTTTACGCACCATATTCACAATTTCTTCTTTTAGGCTATCCAAGTTTGCCAAAGCAATCCTATCTTGCCAATCCAATTTAATTGTTTTTGTATTTACTGATTGAATCTTGTCCAATTCTTTTTGGAATTGCTGGTCATATTCATCTTGTGGAAGATTTTTTTCTTTAAGTTGTTTTTTTATATCTTCCTTTGCTTTGTTTAAAACGTCTTCATCAATATCAAAAACTGTTAAATAATCTTTATTATCATATGGTGCAGTAAATGTAATTTTATCTTGATTCATTAATTCAATCATTGCTTCATACATTTCAGATTTATAACCGGCTGGATTTATAAGATGTATCTTATTTACGGCATTGGGAAACTTACTTACATATTCAGAAGAATATTCTTTATCTATAAGTCCTCTATGTGTTATTCCTGCCGAATCGACCCAATCCTCCATTAAATAATCGGCAATATTTACGCCACTACCACCTGAACCGGCATCAATATAAACACCAATAATATTACCATATCCATCTGCACCACCGTTATAATCCAATATGACTTTTTTTAAGTATTTTATTTGATCTTGTGTTTGCATTGGCGACTTAATCTTTTTACCAACATCAATAAGATTCATACAATTTACTAAACGCATTTTCTTTTCAGTTGAGCCATCTGGCAATTTAGAATCGTATATTTCTCCAACAAGAATGACCGAGTTATCTCGTGATCTGGCTGGATCATATGCAATTACAAATTTCTTATCACCCGTATCATTATAAAGTAATGGTTTGTATACTCGTTCATTGCGAGTAATAACTCCACGTCTTATAATTGCATCCGAACCTGCGTCAGTTGTAAATTCACAATAATACTCTCTACGTGCTTTTTCGGGATTAGAACGCATGTCAGACTCTATCATTTCTCGTGTAAGAGCAGGTGTAGTGGGGATATTCATAATAGTAGGTTTCATAACTAAATCGCAATCAATTTGGGCTACAAAATAATCTTTATTTCCCATAATCATTTGTTTGCTAAAATCACGATACATTGTATAAAAGGGAGTGTCTGTAGAAGAAGCAGATGAAACATAAACTAATTGATTAGGAATAGGTTTAGGAATGGCTAATAATCTTGTTTGGTCTATCATATTTCCATCTTTATCAAAACCAGTAGCAAATTCGTTTTTTGTGGCACAAAAAGCCTTATAAACAGAAAGTAAATCTTGAGACAAAAAAGCACTTTCGTCAAAAATAACACATGAGGCTCGAGCGCCCCTATTACGATCGATATTCGACGAAAGCGTTCTGGAGAACGAACCATTATGTAAACTATATGTAAAACCACTTGGATTGTGTGAAAACCCATCGCCACTTGCATTTGGAACTTCTACTTCATTTTTGAAAATATATCCAGAAGAATTTATTAATGAAGCTATTCTGTCATTCGCAATATCCTCTAATTTTTTAAAAGTTGTAGCTGATTGTTGACTGCTACCGGAAGCAATATAACAGTTCCAAGGTTGAATAGCTAACATTTGTTTTGCCATTGCAAATAAAACAATCCAAAAACTTTTGCCATATGCACGAGATGCACATATCATAACTTGGGGAGTAGCCCATGACATTTGCATTAAATATGCTTGAGAATCTAACAGCTGTATATTAAAAAAATCTTTTATAAACTTAACGGGGTTTTCTTGATAATAATTTTTTTCTTCGGCAATCCTTTGAAAACCTTCCACCTTTCGAGAACTCATAGGATATATAATATCCTTATGATATATTTTTGTGTGATTTTCTATTCCCAAAAGTTCTCGAACAAATGAAGCACCATATATACATCTATTTGCAATTTCATCATTATATACAACTGGATATTTAAACTGTTCCATATAATTCTTCCTCATATTTTTCAATAGTATCCCTGTCATATCGAAACTCAGGTAGTATTTTCTTCTTCATTTTCCTTTTTCCTCCCTAATACATATGTATTAACAATGTTATCGAGGTCGCATAAATTAGCATCTTTCAATAAATTTTTATCTTGCATTGTATCTCGCAAATCTAAATTTTCTTGTAATAAAATACGAAAAGCTTCACGCAACCCATCATTCTCCTCAGTTAATGCACTTAGTTTTTTTCTTTGCTCTGCTACCATATCCGCCCATTCAGATTCATCGTTGTTCAAAGCTTTTAAAATAGCAGACATACTAATATCAGCAACTTGTTGCATACCTTTACAAGTTTCTATATTATATCCATTTATTCTTCCTTCTCTTAAATCGAGATCTTTAATTTTTTTCAATTTACCTGTCCAAGTATTTTCACCCTTTTTTGCATTCTTATTATATTTCAATGAAATACAACTATCTTGAGCCAAGTTCGTAATAATAGATGTAATTTTGCTTTTACTATCTTGTAGAGTTTTAATTGTTGCTGAATTTTTTTCAATATTGTTTATATCAGACATTAATTTAGCAACCGTATCATCTATCTTTGACTGCTGAAGAAAGCCTCTAACTATTGAAATTGCAGATGAAGTTCTCATCATATCGTCATTAGCATCTTCACTAGAATCCAATAATCCTAATAATTGCGAATATAAAAAAGGTTGATCTTCAATAGCCTCTTGTTCAAATGGATCATAATTAAGAAGACGTTTAACATCCTCTTTATTCTTTTGACAATCTTCATAAACGTCTTGTCCCAAATGCTCATTTATGATATTTACTTCAGTTTTTTCATCATCATAAACGATTTTTTCTTTATAAAAGTCCGAATCAAAAAATGTCAAACCAAGATAATTTACCATTTGAATATTTTTAATATAAGCCGACCATGCATTATGTTTTACCTTTCCGGCTATTAAATTTTCAGATTCCTGCACACTTGCGTTCCATACAGTATTTAAAAATGGTTTTTGCAAATATTTCAATGCCAAAATTACACTTTCCTTAGTCGGTTCATGTTCTTCTCCATTTTTATCTACTCTCAATGCTATTTTTCTCGCACATTCTCGACATATAGGAGTGCAAGTAGTTTCACCATACATCGGATCTGTATTCACATAGAAATGAGTTTCTCTATTTTTATGTTTTTTACACATTAAACAAAATGCAGTAGAATCATATTTCTCTATTTTTTCTTCTAACTCTTTAACTTTTTCTCTTGCTTGAGCAGCCGTTAATTTTACTGGTTGCTCAGTCTTTTTTACTGCCATAATTAACTGCTCTCCTTTAACATATTTTTGAGGAAGTGCAGGATTTGCACCTACATAATTGCTTTTCTTCCTATATGACAAAAGAGCAGGGGGATACCTACTCTTTTCTTTGTTAATTTATTGTTTGTTGGGTTTAAATCTGAATACTATCTTTTAATTTTCTAACCTTAGTAGTGTCAGTTTTTATGTAAAACTTTTTAGTTACATCCGTTCCGGCATGATTTAACATAGTGGAAATATCCTCCAAATTTACGCCGGCGTTCTTGAGTATCGTCGCGTAGCTGTGGCGGAAATCGTGATGATGTAGGGTAGGAACGTCAATCATTGCACCAATCTTTTTGCACCAATCATTCAACGTGCTGTTTCGTATTGGCTTATCTTCAGTAACATAAGGTGTAATGAACAACCACCCATGATCATCAATATTATTTTCTTTGCGATATTGAATCAGATTCTCAAGATAATTTTTTGTTTCAACTGAAAAACTCAATTCTACAATTTTACCTTCTTTTTCAATAACGTCAGTGCAAATTCTCTCTTCTAAATTAACTTGTTTCCATTTTAAATTGGCAACAGCATTTACTCGTGCCATAGTGGTTAACGAAAGAAAGGCATATGCTTGTAATTGAATATCACCATATTCTTCAAGTTTTTCTCTCATTAATTGCACTTGTTCCTTTGTAAGATATGTTTGCACTGTAATGGGTTGTCCGGCTTTAGGTCTATCTATAAACTCAGTCGGTGATTCTCTTATGAGTTTCTTTTTTCGAAGAAATTTATAGAATGCAGAAATCGAAGCCATAACCCTCTTTTGACGATTTACATTATTACCTTGTTGCTTTCTCCAATAGTAATATTCCGTAATATCATCTTCGGTTGCCTCTAAAACAGATAAGTTAAACTGATGGTCGTACATAAAAATAAACCATTGTTTCAAGTCTGCATTATAAGCATCAATTGTATTTTTAGATAAATCACGGATAGACATATCTATCTGATATTTTTGAAATAATTTTAGAGTTTCGGGATTTATGTTTTGAAATTTGTTTTCATCATACATTTGTATACGTTTTGCACGTTCTGCCATAAAAATCACTTCCTTCCTATGCATAACAAAAAAAGAAGTAGAATAATAAAATTAAACTACTTCCTTATGCTGTTCTTTATAATTTTGTATAAATTCATAAATTTGTTCTGGTGTATTATTTTTTTGACCATATATCGAATGGAAACTATTTGGATATTGAATTAAATGACATCTTTCGCACAAAGTAATTCCGTTATTGACATCATACCTCAAATTTTTATATTTAGAAAAATTGTATAGATGATGTGCATTTAAATTTCCTCCACGTTTACCACAACATTGACATGTATAATTGTCTCTATTAAAAACATTTTTTAACCATTCTTTATAATATGTATTGTTCCTTGCCATATGTTCTTCTGTTGTGGCGAACCCATTAAAATCTTTTATTGGAATCCCACGTTGTTTACATGACGATTTTATGCGATTTTCCATTGTAGACTGAGTGTTCCTTGCTTTTTCAATACCACCTTTTTCATATAAATAAATATTTATTGCTTCGGATGGTGAATATATTGGAATGCCGAATTTTTTCAGTTGATATGAAATTGCCCCATCTGTAACATTATACTTTTGTGCAATTTCTTTACATGATAATCTTTTAACTCTATATAAATCATATAATTCTTCTTGTGTGATATTATTCAACGGCTTGTTTTTTTCAGGCAATCCTAAAATACGTATCCATTCTCGTAAACTTCTCACATTTATTCCACATTCTTTTGCAATATCAGATGCTGAACAATCTTTTAAAATATACTCGTTATATAACCATTCTTTATTTCGATAAGGAACTTCAACATACGAAATATTACCTTTTTCATCTTTTTCAATTCTTTTATGCTGTAAGCATTGTTTACAACAATAAGGTTTATCTTTATGTCTTATAAGATAATCTTTATAAGGCATATTAACAACTTGATCACAATAGTCACATTTCATCTTTACGCCAGCCGTTGAACCATTCGTTAAGTCTTTAACATCTACTTCAAACTCATCAAGATTTTTTGTATATATGTATCCTTTTGATTCATAATGATTTCGAGTGTTTCCAGTCCATTTAATTTTAACTCTTTGTGGTAATATCAATCCCATAAAATATCCTACCTTTCTTCCTACCATTTGATAATATATAGAATAGGGAAGAGTGGTAGGAACTCTATACAAATCGGTAGCTACTCCGACTTGCCCTATTCTAAATACGTAATTAATCGTCAATCTAATTGAATGACGACCTACTTTCATATTCTCCGTTTCATAAACGAAAAACATAAAACATCGGCAATCAAGGAATCGAACCCCGACAAAGAAACCATTTTGCCCATAGAAAAAGAGTGTGCAATTTCTCACACACTCTCACAATTCATATAGTTCACCAACCGAATATTTCACGAATTCTGTCCATTTCCGCAAAACATTCATCCATATGGTTAAGATTGTCTCTTACTCTACCAAGTAAGTCTTTAATCTCATCGTCACTCAAATTTGATTTAACAACGACATACTTGCCGTCATCTATATCATCAACCAACTCATCTTCATAATCTTCTTCAACTTCATCAGCATAATCCACTTCATATACTTCCGCATTTTTATTTAAATTACAATGAATCAGTTTTGACGAGCAATCACTGAAAATATATAGTACCTCACTATCATAGTTGAAATACTTGCCATTTCTTTTAGCCGGTTCAACGAAAACCTCATAATCATTATTGATAGACAAAATATATTCTTCATCATAATCAACCACGCCACTCAAACCTATCTCAAGTGATATGAAGTAAACATCATCATAACGAGCCAATTCTTTTATAATTGGTTCAATATCTTCATAATGTCCAATTACCGATATATTCTTAAATTCAGTCGATTGTGAAGCGAGTTCAAATATAATATCATCAGCCAAAACTTCCATATCATCTACTATGTAATTCTTCATATGTTAAAACCTCACTATTATTCGTTGATTTCTCTCTTAAATGTTGAACTGAACTTTGCCTTTGGGATATACTTTGCTGGCACGGCGATAGACTCACCAGTCTGAGGATTTCTTGCTGTCGTTGCTTCCTTGTATACTTTCTCTAATTTTACAAAGCCAGTAATATCAACAACACCCTCTGTCAAAATGCCATCCTTTATAATATCAATAACTGAACCAACAACTTCTGTTGCTGCCTTCTTTGTTACATTGTTCTTTTCTGCATATACTGCAATAATATCGTTCTTTTTCATAATTAATTTTCCTTTCGTTCTTTGCAATTATTTTTTAATTTAACTCAATAGGGTAGTAGCAAACTAATTTAATTTCAGTGTATATTCGCAAACCTTTCCTTTAGTCTGCTCAAATACCAACAACTTTGCAGAAGCATTAGCTGCCTTGCGCAAAGATAGAGAGTAGCTGTCTATACCAATGATAGACCCAACATTTATTACTTCGCTATTTATACCAATTTCTTCTGCCTTATTGTGATGTAAATGACCTGCTAACAAATACTGAATAGGGACATTGTAAATTCTTGAAAACTCATCAATGGCTGTTTTCATATTCTTGACTTCACCATGTATTCCTAAAATAGTATTGCAAGCCACTTGTGCATAAATCAATCCAGTAGGATTTTCTATATAAGTAAAGTTTGGATTATCTTTTAATCGAGTTTTGATAAACTCCGCAACAACTTTGCCCATATTATCCTCTGTAAAAGTACCTTTTGGTTGTCCAAGCATACGAAGTTCTGAATGATTACCATTCGTAGACTGATATTTAACTCGTACATACTTAGTCAATTCATTCAACCAATTAGAAATGAAATCAGCATACTTAATTGTTCCGTCAACAACACCATATCTCAATTTCATCAACTGTGAAACTCTTAGAATACCATCATTGAAATCACCCATATTAAATACATGGAGAGTATCAATATTTTCTTTATCTATGATTTCAACAGTCTGATTGAATAAATCCCACATTCTTTCTTCAAAGATTTCGGGACTGTAAGCATTTATAATATCACCAAATAATCCCTTTAACTCATATTCAATGCCAAAATGTTCATCACCATACACAAGGGCGAAACCACGAGTGTTATGTTTTGGCTCAATATAAGTGGGAATATCCATAGGTGTGAGAGCAGCAATAGCATTACAAATCTTTTCTGTAATCAATTCATCCCTAGCTTCTTCACGCAACCAACGATTATATTCCAACTTTTCTGTTTGGAGTTTCACCTTTGCCTTGTTCAACTCTCTCTTTTGAAACTCAAGTTCTTTAAGTTGTTCATCAGAATCGGTAAACTTACTTTGATTAGCATTCAACATCTTCTGAAATGATTGAAATTTCTTACGATATGTACTTTCTCCAAAATCATTTCCTGTCAACTGATTGATAATCGACGCTACGTCAGACCAAGTACCAATAATATCTTTTTGTGAACATATTCTATAAATTAGTTCTTCATCTGTTTCATCTTGAAGTCGTTCAAATTTAATAACGTCCACCGCCCTTACGATTGCTCGTTAGCAGGAATCTCATCATCCTGCTTAATGGTAAGAGAAATACCGCTTATATGATTCCAATCAGACAACAACTTGTCCAATGAATATACTTTTATATCATCTTTTGTCGTTTCAGTGATTGTCATATCTTCCATATTGATTTCAGCATTCTTTAGAGAAACTGCCTTTGTTATCTTCGCCATATGTCCTTCTTATCCTTTCAAATATAATTTTTTAGCCTTATCAGCATACATATCCTCGATATATACACGACCAGCACCGCCTTTTGTTCTGTAATGCCCTACAACAAAATGTGTTTCAGGGTCAATATAACCATTCGAACTTCTGACGATAATGCCATTTTTAATGAGGATATTCAATTCTTCTTTGGAAACGGGTTTAATTGCCTTTCACTTCTTTCTATTAAATTTGCCACAAGGGGCGTACATTTCTTTTGTAAGTGTGAAATGCTCAATGAAATATCACTTAATGGAGGCAGGTAGACGAATTGCACGTCTATCATAAGATAATGAGTCTTATATGCTACTTTTACACCAACCTGCTATATTTTTGCACAAAAAAAGAGCCAGTTAATATAACTGACTTTGGGATATATTTTTTTACAACAAATGTTGACAAAATAAACAAATCGGGGGTAATATCTATAATATAAGATAAAATATTTGTATCAAAAATTTTTGTGTTGACCATAAAGGAAGAGAGTACTATACTGAATTTAACGACTGTTCTAACAATCTCCTCCAATGTGGGATTTGTATAAAGTGAAAGGATGGGATATTAATGGTAGAACTTTTTTCAGTGGCTTTAAATTTTAACTCAGCCACACAAATTGCAGCATTATTCTTCATAATTATATTCCTTTTTGGAGTGACAATTATTATTTATCTGATTGTTAAATGTTTCTGTAAGCTCATAACATCATTTACAAAAGTAGATATTTCAGGAAAACATAAACGAACAAAATTTAAAACTCGGTTTCGTAGATAAAGGGGAAATATTCTCCCTTTTATTTTTTACATTCATCAATCCAACAAATGCTTTACTATGAACACAAAAATAGGTCTTCACCTTACAAAAACAAAATCGTACCAATATTCAGTCATAATTTACTATAGTCTGAGCAATAAGGAGCTACCTCATTACTTCCATAGCAATGCATTAAGCATCAAGAATAAAGAGGGCTGATTACCTCTATCTTTCACCCATGTCATTCAGAAAAGATTTTTTGTTTTATAAATTTCTTCTATTATATGTGTTTTATTTTAATGTCGATTTGGGCTACTCAGACGATAAACAGGACTTATACACACATTTCTGCGTATCAACGACACAATTGGTTTATTTGGATTTTCTCTACAATCTTGCACAGTTCCACCTGCCAAGCCTCAAGATTCTTCTCACTGAGCGTCTATTACACCAACGTCCTGAAATCTACTTTTTGCTGCGATAATGTTTTGCACTTATATTTGTTATTGACAGTTTCCGTCTACTTAATATATCTCACAATATATCGAAAGCACCAGCATAAAAGTATCCTTCTATGTCAATACTCAACATTCATATAATCTCGGCATGGTGACTAACCAATCTACACCGAGTTATTTTGTACCCATAACAAAGCATTTGTTGGATTATTTTTACGTTATGTGCCAACAAGACATAATAGCCAAGTCGGCACATAACGATATTTTCAGTTACTTTGCTACCCATATCTTATATATACACACATAAAAATGCTTGTAAATGGCTTAGGTATGCGAAAAAGTAGAATTTTCTATTTCGCTACTTTTCGATATTTATATGCATTATTACGTTTTCGATATTTTTCCTTAGCATTTGCACATTTCTCACAATACATTTTCTTATTATTAGTGCGTACAATCATATCTCCACATAGTTTGCATCGAATATAACCTTTTCTTGAATTTTGAGGTAATCCATAATATCTTTTTTGATATTTCATTAACTCTCCTTCTAAGGTTTTATTAATGTAACCTACATAGAAGTGGTCTTCTGTCATAAAATCATATATGTTATTTAATTTTGTTTTATCCTCAAAATCTTCAATTAACTTGCAATTATCAAAAGCTTTTCTTAAAAATTCTTCAATTATTTTTTTATATTTAACCCAACTTAAAGACATTTTTTCTTTTTGTAATTTAATCTTTAAATTATTAGCATTATCCATTGCGTTATCAATGATTGCTGTTAATTCTGAAGAATCCATATCCACTCCATGTAAATAATCATAATACAATTTTTTAGGGGTTTTAAGCAAATTCATATATTGTTCAGACAAAATAACATTTTTATCAAAATATCGAGTATATAGGTTATTAATTTTTTGACGTATGATAGATTGCCAGTCTCCATCTTTTGTCATAACTTTATAATAACGATATTCAACAGATGACCATATATCAAATACTTGTCCTATCTCTGTATTTAATATATTCGGAGCAACAGAAAATGTAATATGTTTCTTGTATGTACGTCTTTTATTCTCTGAATGCCATATTGAATCACAAAAATTTGTGAAAATCTCATCTTTTTTAGAGAAATTGGCACTCTTATAATCTTCAATTATTTCATAAAGATAAATATCGTCACAACTGTAAATATGAATCACCTACCTCAAATTCATAATACTTACCAAGGTATTCATATGCACCGTCCGTATAATATGGAACTTCACGGATAGAGATATTTTTCTTTGGATTAGTATTATTTTTCAAATTTTCAATAATATATTCTCCGTAAGCAGACCACGCAAATGATTTACTGATTGAAAAAGAATTGTATGAAGTTTTTATAACATAATTTGCAATTGTCTCTTCATCAATACCAAGTTCTTTTGATAAACTGTCTTTAAAACTATCAATAACTGAATTCAAATCGAAATCTTCATTTTTCAAATTCATATGTCTACGCATTGTCTCGGCATATTCATTAATGTATTTACGGCATATCTTTATTACTTTTTTATCAGATAAATCAATATCATTATTAACAATTAAGCATCGAGTATCAACTAAGTCTGACAAACAATTATCCCATAGAATATTGTGTTTTTCCCAACTACATATGTAATCACATAATTCATTCATAGGGGAAGGGGAATGATATGCGTTTAAAGGGAGCTTATCTTCGGGTACTTTATTTTTATTCTTTTCGACTATAGAGAAGTAGGTTTTTAATTTTTTAGGATAATTATACAATAGGAAATAAGGAAGTTGTTTTAAATATTTACGAAGACCTTTATTCATATGCCAACGAAAACCAGTTTTTAGAAAATCAATTTCTTTGCCCTGGAAAATTCGCAATAAAGAACAATAATCTGAATATAATTGCTTAACTTCATCATTGGTAGTGTATTTATTCTCAATGCCGGTAACAACATTTGTAATTTCACCTATACGATTATCACGTGTCATTACCTCATATTCAATAAGATTCTCTTTTGTATATGGCTTTGATTTTGCCGTAATTTTATCTTCAATATCTAAAATAATCAACTTATCAATTTTAGAATTTATGATAATAGGGTCATTACATAGTAAGAAAATATCTCCGTCAAAGTCAGCGCCGCCTTGTTGAGGTGCTGAAATATCATACATATTAAACATTACAACATCCTGATCTTGAAAATGTCTAAACCATTTGTTGATAATATCATTACGAACAATTTTTATCTTATTAACTTCAGAAGGGTCTACCAATGGAGAACGAAATGACACACAATCACCTTGTTCAAAATTGGCGCTATAAAATTCTCTTTCGTTTAAACAACCAACCGGTGTTAATCCTGCTGCATATTGTAAATATCCAATCATATCTCCGACGCCAGTATGATAAAATCCTGAACAATATATTTTCCCAACCTTTGCCTCATCAATAGCTTTCTTTAATTTTCTGTAAATGAACTGTTTGATAGCTGGATCTTTTAACATAACATCGTTGATTAATGCAGCCTCAAGATACTTACTGTCGGGTTCATAATTTTCAGTATCGTTTACACCCATAAATTTATAGGTATAAAATTTATCACCTTTAATAATTTTCTCGAATAAAGATGTAGTGTATTGGGCTATTTCAATTATTTTACCCTTATTATCACCGTCTAAAATATCATATTCTTTTTTATTTTTGTTTTCATAAGCCTCAATATATTTAGGATTCCACAAGTCTAAACATTGAAGATATTGAAAATTCATTCTGGTGTATTTATTTAAGTGTTTAACATGATGACTATATTTACTTATTCCAAGTTTAAAATGATATTTGGCTATTGTTTGCATATATTTTTCCCATGCATCATTACCATATTTAGATTTAAAAATTTTGTGACCTTTGAACATAGAAATATTCCAAATACAATCTATATCATCAACATTATGTTTACGACCATAAATATCAGTAATAAACTCATATCCCCATTCTTTCAAAATTTCACGGAATGGCACATATATAGAATAACCTTTTATAAAAGGTAATCTCACTTGAGTTCCTATGACATTATAATCCAAATTCAACTGTTTACTTATCTCTTGTGTAAATTCTAATTCGTGACAACCACATCCATCAAAAGGGGATAGGCTAATATCTCTATAACCTTCTTCTATTTCACGAGAAATATAAGATTTTGTTTCGCCAGTGGTTTTATCAGTAAACTCTTTCTTTTTTTCTACAACATATTTGATTAATTGGTTGGAAAGAGTTTTTTCGTATTCACCAATTATTACGATATTAGGCATATATCCTTCAATAAGAGTACAAGAACTAAATGGGAGACATCTTTGAGCTTCATACTTTGAAATGACGCATTCGTCAATAGGAATATCCATTTGAGTAATCATATATAACTCTTCAAAAATTTCATCACAAACGAAAGCTGTAATTCCATCTTTTCCTTGAGAAGCCGATTTACCAAAACGATTATAGTGAATTCCATTAAGATAAAACCCTTCATCTAAGATTCTTTTTAACTCTTTTTCTGTTTTAGGGTTCTTTTTGGCTACAATTAATACCATCTCGGATATATGGGACGAAGTATATCCTCGCAATCTTTTTATTTGGTCAAATATTATTGAATCACCTTGTTTTATAAGATATTCGTTTGACATAGCTTCATTTTTATCAATTTTAACATCATATTCTTGTTTAATAATCTCCCTTATAGGAAGTTTCATCATTGTGTATTGAATCTTAGCTATAACTAATCATCGCCTTTCCTCACGATTCTTTGTTTTTATTTTTGTTATTACGAATTATAGAAGTTTGCTTTTCGCAACTTCTATTAAAGCTTTCATCAGCTCTTATTCTGTCAGCAATGTCAGACAGGGTGTGAAACATTCTTGTATTTGTTTCAAAGTCTGATGAATCAATGTCTCCTGAAAATTCAGCAGGATCGGGTATGTATCTATCTGTTATCATGTGTTATTTGTATTTTCCTTTCTTAATTACATAATTTTCTTGATTTTTACTTAGACAAATGATATAATTATAATTGTCTAGATATTTTTTTGCGTTGTTTGCCATATTCCTCCTGCCGGATAAAGGAGGAACTTAATGACGATATGTCGAGACATATTATATTTGATATTGCAAATCCTAAGATTTGCGAACAATCATATTTATATAACATTGTTAATTTTATGTACACTTACAATGTTTCTGATTATTTGCAAATTTCATCATAGAAACAACATAGACGGGACTTGCAATATCGAATATAATCACGGTGACATTCACTTTTCTTTTAAGTACAAGTGTCGTCACTAAGAAGGGAGTCTCCATATTTATTTACGGAGGCTTTTTTGGTTGTTGGAATAGGGAATAGAGGATGCATTTATATATTCTCCTTGCATTTTGCAAAAAGAACGAAATTATGATATAATCTTCCTACTGGGCAGTGCCGAATGCGATACATTTTAGATGTATATAAGTCATGAGCCAATTTAGTTGGAGTAAACACCCAGTAGAAAGAATATGGCAAGTGGTTGCCATATGGCAGAGGACAAAATTTGTTTGACTTTTTCCGCACCGTAGGACGGTGCAAGAAATCTCATCGCTTAGCCGCTCATATTGTCGGTTGTCTTACATTGGTTGTTTTAGTATTCATTGTACTGTACTTTGGATTTGAAATAACCTCACAATTCATAGACAATGGGGAATATAATGAAATCTCAATCCGCCTATTCGGAATTGTTCAGATTGAAGGTTCACGATAAGATAAAGATTCAAGAGCTGTTTAATAGGGAATGGCTCTTTTTTAAAAATTTCGCCCTCTAAATATATATTCTCTCTTTAAAATGAGAAAATAACGAAATTAATGTATTGCGTTTACTTATGCGACACATCACCGCCTTTCTGAAATTTTTAATGTTGTAGTTATTCGTCAAAGAATTAGTCATTCATATGTTCTCTTAATCCTTCTACTACACGTTGCCAATATCTTTCCCATTCTAAATCGACAGCAATAGTAAGATTTCGAGGAGTATGAGATTCTTTCTTTTGTGAATCTAAAATCAATCTTGCAATATCTACACTTGAATATTCTCTATTTAGAAGAAAACTTTTTAGATTACTTATTTTTATCCAAGCCTCACTCCGCAAAACAATAGAAGCCCAATTGTCATCATACACAAACTTTTTTCCACTTGGTGTTTGATTAAAATATTTCTTTAGATAATAAGCAACTGGTTTACCCATGTCATTTGCGGGTGGTTGCCATATTGGTGAAAAATAATCAGTATGTTTTACATATACATCATTCTTCCTTAAGAAAAGAGATGATTTATTTTTCTTAGGAATGTAATCTACACTGCATAATTGTTTAATTCCTTTAAGCTCCTTGGGTTTGGTTAATTTTGATTCTCCAAAACGTCTAAACTGAATAACTGAATAATCTATATATGAAGATAACAACAAATTATAAACTTTATCAGGATCTGTACAAGTCCAACCTATTGGCATTATAAGTTGTCCATGATAATCTTGATAATCTGCATATTCATAATACACACCATCACTTTCGTCCTTAGATATTCTCACATATATACGACCGGATGGAGTTATGTGTTTGTAAATTTCTCTATGTCTATAATCATATCCGATAAAATCTCCCGTTTTAATATAATCTATATATTTCATATACGACATATCTGTATCTCGTTCTATTGAAACAACTGATTTATCATTAAAACAGGGGATGGGGAGAGTGTCTTTTGTGTTTGCGTAAAGTCTCATGGTTGTATCATCTGAAAATGTCACTTTGTATCTATTCATTTAGTTTTCCTTTCTTAATATATTATTCTCCGTGAGGAAACGAATTTTGATTAATCTTTATAATTGCCGGTCAACTCACCAAAAGATTCAACATTGTAAATTTGCAACATTTTATAAATCGCCCATTCAATCTCTTGTTCATAACCCTCTTTATTAAGGACATATATATTGGGAGTATTTTGTGGTGGTTGAGAAGGGTCTGGTTGAATACTTCCGACTTCTTTTTTTATAAGAAGTGGTTGTTTATCATCAACATTAGAAGTCAAATATGAAAGACATTGATTAAGCGTATCTTTAGACATTGACAAATCTTTAGCCATAGATTGTATGCTTTTCCAAAAAGCTTCTGGTCGAGTTTCGGGATTGTACATAGTTTCCTCATTACCATTTTTCTTTGGACGGATATATATGTATGAGTTAATATAAAGAAATGCCATTAATATATTCTCTTTATTAATACTCGATTCGCCCATCATTATAAAATCCAATTGAGATGAAGTGATTTTTGAAAAATTTTCAGTTGCATCAAAATTTTCTGGAATGATTTTGATTTCTATTCCCGTATCATATCCAATAGAATCTAAATCTTGTTTTACTTCAATCATTTTGTTGTTAATCATATATTCCAATACATCCAAAATATCATGAAAAGCTTTTGGTTTTCGTTTTGTAGTCTTGTAACCATAAAACTCTAATATTTTTCGTATGGTTATCCAGCTAAAATCTTCGTATGACCTATATCTGTCTATGAGAATATACGTAATGTAAAATTTTCGACTTATTCCGTATTTTGTTTTTATATTTCCTTGTACATAATCATTGGGGAAACGAGTAAAATATTCTGATTTAGTATTCATGAATTTTCTCCTTTGTTTAATATTCTATATTTTGGCAATAAACTCTACGAGAGTTCGGGAAAGGCTACTCTGTTGTACGTCAATTTTTTTGAAATGCGAATTTTGAGGCTACTCTGGTGTACGTCAACTGAACTGAAAGAAGATATACAACAGTTTAAGAAGACAGACTATTACGAGTGGAATTTCGCATAGCTCAATTCTCACTCGTTGAATTACATTTTTTGTTGTGTTATGTCTTGTATGAAATAGTCTTTTTTAAATCTTATCTTATTGAATTAAATCTTATCTTCTATATATGTTATTCTCTGTTTAATTACTGGTCTATCAAACAATGTTGCTCTTTTAAAGTTTTTGATTTGTTCTTCTGTTTGTAATCCATATTTAATCAGACTACTATCTATAAGTAATGTTAATGCGTCTCTTAATTGAGTATGATGTTCTATTGCGTCCATTGGATAACATTCATCTTTGAGGAAGTTATTTTCATAGCAATAATCTTCATGAATTTGATTTATATCTACGTCATATGTATCCTCAAGTTCTTTATAGATATTTGAATATAACTCACTTCTCGTGCAATCAAAGTATTCCATAAGCATTTTGTATTTAGGAGCAATCTTCTTATACCATGCTGATGGATACCTTCTTGATGATAAATAACGATTAGTTTGAGTTTGTTCTATCTTTTCTAATCTTTCAGTTATAGGTTGTAATGCAATAGCTATTGCATTTGAGATACTTTCAGCTAAGAATTCAGCGTTTATGGCATTCGTAGACTTCTTATCTATGAATACAGATGCCAATACATCTGCGCATTTGTCTTGATATAGTTCTAATTTTGTTGCTAATTCTGGTTGAGTTTGTTTCATTTTTGGTGTAATGTTTATTTTTGCTAATGCAATAGGAAGTTTGCGTTGTGAAATGCAATAAGTATCTTTCTCATCAAACAGGGTGGTGTCATTTTTCGCCACCATCTTTTGTGTAGGTAATGTAAATTTGGTTATACCTTTTGAGATTACAGAATCATTAATCCATTTATCTCTTCTTTTTCTTATTTGATTCCTATCTTTAAATCCTATACCTTTCAGAACTGCATTGATAGAAGTATAAATTTCGCCGGTTGCGTTATCTTGAACTGCAATGAGTTTATCTCCATAAAAATCAAAATATGTTGTTTCTAATGCTGTGTTTTTCATAATATCATTCTCCTTTGTTTTCTTCTTGACACAATTCCATTGCAAGAGTGTCAAATATATTCTTAGTCACTGTATTATTCTCCGTTTGAAGATTAAGTTTTCTATTAAAATTATTTATATACATAATTAAACTTAACTTCAATAATTCTAATCGACTAATTTTGTTGTATTCGCAAATATAATCAATAGAATCTTTGTACTCCTTTGGAAAAATGTAATTAAATATATCATGTATTTCATTTAATTGTTCAGCCGCCTTGTTGGTTGTGTTTATATATTCTTTTAATAATTGGTTATAATCATTATTAGAAGGAACAGGATTTTCCATATAGTTAGAAAAAATAATATTTGCAAATTTATGTATGTTTTCAATTTCTTTTTCGATTTGTTGTGAAGAAGGAAAGTTAAAATCAAAATATGAATTGTTTAAATACTCTAAATATAAATCAATATAAGCTTTATCAAACCATTCATGCTTAGAGTCATTTCCGCTTATATTATAATTTTTAAAATATTCTTTAAAATTTTTTTCGATGTCTAACGTATTCATACATAAAGGCGAAGCATATAAATACATTATTTTTGTTTTTGATGGAATTAGTTGTCGATTAATTTGTTGCAATCTTTGATATAAATTTTGTGTAATTCCAATTTTACATTGGGCAGTGTCACATATCATCAAATATACAAAACCATACGATTTAGAACATTTCGTAATATGAGGACACTTTTGATATTCTTTTTTTTGAATAAATAGATAGTTCTTGTGGGAGTAATTTTGTCATGTGAGTATTTGTCAATGATGATATAGTATTTAATTTTGTTTCTTTGATTGTTTTCATAATAATCTCCTTCGTATTAATTTTGTTTGATTAGGTTTCTATTTATATATTCTCTTTTGTTATTTTTCATTTTGTATAATGTTTTGCATTAAAGAATTGATTATGAAGATAAATTATATTTTCTTCACAATATAGGATTAAGAAACATCAAAATTCATTTTTGTCAGATTTTCTTTGCAAATTTGACTGAGTTTCTTCCTATCTATATAGTGTTTTATATATGGGCGGGTTGGGACACATATTTATATTCTCTGTTTAGGTGATTGACATATGAAATGAATTTTGATACAATTATTGTAAATAAATGATTTTGTGTGGAGGTGTATATATTATGGGGAAGAAACGAAGAAAAATGAATAAAGCTCAGAAAAGAGCATGCGTATTACCGGAAATTAATAGACCAAAGAATAGAAAACCAAAACAAAGACCAAATCCATTGTTCTTTTGTGAAAAACGACATTTTGAAATAGATAGTATGATAGCAAAGGGAACGGCAATTTTTGTTGGAGAACATCAATGTGTAAGTCAAGAAATTAAAGTTATCAATTTTGATGGAATATTAATCAATGATAATGGCGAAAATATTTCTGTTCCTCTTAAACGATGTATAATGTGCGGTAAAACCATTATACAACCAAGTGTAATGAAAGAAATATGTGAAAATAATAGTTTTAGTTTGTATCATTTTATGGGAGCACATCATGGGGAAGAATTTAATAAAGTAAATACAAAAATTCATGATATAACACCTAAACATTTTCTGACAAGAACAAGTATAGGTAAGTTATGTGTAAAAGATGGACATAAACTAACTGATATAAAGGCAAGGATTAAAGTTTTATCTTCAAACGGTCAAGTGAATGAAGTTATAATTCCTGCCGCTCATTGTGAGAGATGTGATAAATATTATATCTTAGAAAGCCATTATCAAATGGTTAAAAGACAAGGTGTTATTATTTGCAAGGTAGTAGAAGAAAAGTTTTGGCGTAGAGATAACAATGGGATATCTTATAGTAATTTAAATAAAGAATCAGTTTTACATATAATGGGGTATAATGTAAGTGAAGTGATAGGATTAACTTCAATACAACGACACAGAATATTGGAAATGATTGTTGATGAACATATATTAAGCCGTATGGAGATATGTAATCACCTTGATTGGCTTATTGAGAGGAATTCTTATAGAGACAATTTCAAATATGCGATAGAGAAATGGACAGATGATAGGGAATATATTGCAAATTATAATACAAAAGATATGAAAATTGTGGATGTGGGAATTGTTACAAGAAGGACGTATAAAAAGCAATGATTTGATAGAACTTTGTTTGTGATTGCAATGGGATTGAATTAAAGACTTTCGTAGAAATACGAAGGTCTTTTTTTGTTGCATTTTTATATGTAATTTTAGTATCGGAGTGTAGATGAGTGATTTTTGTGGATTTTATTGTGTTTTGTAGTGTGGGAGTTGGTTGTGAAATGGAGATTTTGGATTTTTGTATCGCATTTTTTGAGGTTGCAATGGTGTTTTTTGTTTGGGTTTTCTTGGGGTTTTCGATAAAGGGAACGATTTTGAATTTTTGGTGTGGGATGTGTGATTTTTGTTGTGTTATTTGGGGTTTTGGTGGGTTTTGTGTTTTTTGAGGTTAGTGTGTAAGTTGACTACATATACAGATATAGGAAAAATGGGACTTGCCGACTTGTTTTTTGTACCCCCTACATAACTCTTCATAAAATACGCTTTTTTCGCATACCTATGCGGATTTGACTTAATTTTATTATCTGATATAGTCATAATTGTCAAAGGGAAAAAGACAAAAAAAGAATAAGGGATATGCGGATAGCATATCAAATTCAGTCTATCCGTTCCGATAATATCGGATTAATGTTATCTATGTTTATTCAATTTGTTTTTTCAAAGTATAGCTATGTAGCTATGCAAGGGTTATATGTTTAATCCGTTTTGACTGTTCATTGATAATTAAATAGGTATCAGGGAACAGATACTGTTTTAGTTGGTTATCCGTTTTAACGGAATAATACAAAAAAAATAAGTCTGATAATACAATATTCTCTGAGCAAGTTTATATAAAAAAGGTGCGGGAATCCGGAAAATCCCGTTGACTATGTAACGGCGGTTATATAGTTACGTTTGAAATATTTTCTAATATTTTGAGCGTGTGAAGGTGAAATTCCTTTATTTCAAGTTTGGTAATTCTTGGAATACCGGTAGCAACGAAAACCCGGCGTAAAGCGTTATAAAGTGGAAGAACGTTTTAACGCAATATAAAATTAAACGAGGGTAAAAATTACCGTATTAAACTAACTTGCATATTAGAGGTGCAAGCGGTTACAAGTCCGCATAAATAGTGAGTAGTACAATAGCAATATTAAACCAAAGTAAGCATCCGCTGCTTAGTGCGGAAGAAGGAGTATATCATGAAAAAAACTAACAAAACACAAGTATCATTTAACAACTTTACAGATGAGCTACGAGGTTATTTACACGCTTTTCAACCCGCACTTGTAGCACTTGCAAAGTCAGACGCAAAGTTTAAAGTTGAACGTAAGGCTTTACTTGACAAAAGGGACGCAATTCTTGCACAACGTGAGCAAGATATTAAGAACGGTATCAGTGTAGATGACGCTATTCGTGAAAATAGTATCATTGACCTTGAAACTAAAATTAAAAAGCTTGAAAACGCACACAAAGAGGAAGTAAAGCCTCTAAACGAAGATATAAAGAAGTGCTATGCCTTCATTCCGGAAGGTCTATATGATGCGTATAAGATTAAAATTATCGAAAACAATGAAACGTCATTTCTTGAAAAGTTTGACGAGTTTTTGTTAAACATAGGCATAGAGTGTGGCTCAAAAGCTGTAAGAGCATGGAGTCGTAAGTTAAGTACAAACATAGGCGCAGCTTGTACATCAACGGCAACAATCGCAAAAGCTGAGCAAAAGGGCGAAGAATACCGACTAACGAGAGCAATGAGCAAGACGATGTTCAATAAGTTATTCATGTCAACGTTCATAGACCTATTCATCAAGTAATAGGTCTACCATTCAAGGGTGTATGCTAACAAGTGTACACCCTTTTTCTGTATACGCGGTAAAAGTCCGAGTACTGATGAGGCATGAGCCGAAACAATATATAAAAAGAATTAATTCTGAGGAGGAGTTTTATTATGAAAAAATATAAGTGTACTGAATGCGGAGGCAACTGCATGGGTTGCTTCTATACTGACTTGTGCGACAAGTGGCTTGATAAGTCACCATACGAGCCATACTTCGAGGAGGTAGACCATGCCTCAATGGCTTTGTGTGAGGGACGTCACGCAATCCCTCAAGCGGAAGATGGTGCTATTTTCGGTCATACCATCAACCCATTAGAGCCTCAAGGCTTACAAGCCGAGGGAGAGTCTAAGCTCCGAGAACTTGATATCAAGTCGTTAGACTTGTACGTCACCGGCTTAACGGTCGCATTAATCTCGGTGTTGAACGCGTGCCGTCAGTTGGGTATAGTGGTAACCCTGTACCATTATGACCGCAAAGAGGATAACTATTATCCACAGCAGGTCTTGTAATTACATACATATACACATTAGGAGGAGGAATACAATAATGAATACATGGAAGAAGGACACGAAAGCTCTATGCAGAGATTTCTGTGTAGACTATAACACAATAGTAAACAAGGTTGAGTCGTATATATCTACACATACTCAGCCAAAATACTATAGTCACGATTATGACTATAAATACGATATAGCTGTACGTTTTGTACGAGCAATGATATGAGTAGGAGGATAAAGTATGAATATGAGGAAAAAGCTATCAATCATCTTAGCAATGATATTGTTATTCATTGTACTTTGCTCAACAGCAGAGGCAATGATAACTTTGCCATTTGGATATTACACCCATAATGGCTTTAAGATTATCTATACCACTAAAGCAGTGTGTATAGGTGTCAATACTCTTATGACTCGTGATGGTCAGATATGGGAGTATGAGAATAACAATTTTGTAATAGGTGACAAGTACCGTATTACATTCAGTGATAACGGTACGGAGAATGATAAGACGGATGATAAGATATTATCCGTCAAAAAGTGTCATTAAGATGTTTAAGTATATAGTTCATGCTATATATTTTTACATAAAAAAATAGCCTTGTACTACCACTACAAGACTATTTAATATCAATGAAAGGCGGTGGATTGCGATGCTAACTCCGGAAGGATATATTGGCGATTACGATGGAAGACTCTATAGCACTGAGAATGAAGCTCGTGAAGCCGATCCTCGCAATTAACCAAAAGCCATCAGAGTGAGATACCATCAATATCTCTGATGGTCTTTTATTGATATTAATATAATAGCACAATAATTATCATATGTCAAGCTTTTATGGAGGTGAAATACAATGAGAACTCAAATAGATGTTCGTAAGTTCCAACGGAAACTGCAAGCGAATGGCTACACCTTACACCATATGCGAGGTAGTCATCAAATATACCGAAACGAAAATGGCGAAACGCTTGTTATAAACAACAAGCTAAACGCAATGATTGCCAAAAGACTCACAAAGGAGTTTGGTTTAACATGAAAAAGAGAATATATAAATACTTAACAGAATGCCTAAGAGAAATCATAGGTATTTTTGAATATTTAGAAGGGAGATGGTGAAATGCTCAAAGAAAAAGCTCTGAGAACTATCAAGGCAGAGTTCAAAGAATATAAGCAACGTATTCTCACGAACTTGTCGAAAGAATATATCTTTGAGATTGCATATCAGATATATGTAAAATCTCGAATATATGATTTTTTGATTAAAGGTTGGGAATACCCAAGCGAAATTTATGAGATTATTATATCTTTGCATAAGCACAAGATAAATATCTTAGAATCATTATATTCGTATTTCTTAAAATATGAATATACAGATGTTGAAGATTGGCAAAATATGCAGGAATGGATAAAAGAATGTTTGGAGAAAGAAGGGAACTTAAATGACAAATAAAGAAAAGGAATTAATCAAAGATAATCTAAGAGCATACAATGCAAATTTTAAATACATAAAAATTGTTTCGGCTGACTATGGAGACGGTTTTTATGTTTTCACAAGCGAAGAACGTTTTAAATCAGGCAGTTGGACTCAATATTGTTATAATATTGATTACCTAAATGGTTGGTTATATGGAGCGGTACAAGCAATTCATAAAAGATGTGGTGAGAGAAAGGAACTGTGATGAATATGTACACATTAGAATCATTAAAAGAAATTAACAATAGATTTTGCAGAAGTCATGAAATGACAGAATATGATGTAGAAAAGGCAAATGAATATGTTGAACTGATTGAAAATTCTCGTTCAAAATTAGAATCTAAAATAGGAGATATGATACAGTACACAAATGAATATGGAGAATATTTTGAAAAAGCTCATATTGACGAAATATATGAAGATGGAGAATTGTATATATGTGAGCGCCCATATGTTCCATTTGTCGGAGTAAATGAAAATAATAATGGAATTAGTTGTAGTACATCAGGTGGAGCTTGGGAATATCTATCAAAAGAAAAACTCACGTATGTAGGAAAAAGTAAAAAGCGATTTTGCGTTTGGGGTAATTGTGGTGCTTGTGCAGATGGAGCTGTTGAATTTGAGGCAGAAGTAAATGTATGGTCTTATACTTCAAGTGAAAATAAATTTATCAGTAAAATAAGTGGAAGACCATACACTACTAAAGAGTTCGATAGAATGATAATTCATTATTATGCAGATAAATACGGGCAATCCAAAGATGGTAGTGGATATATTTATTTTGGAAGTTTAAACAAAGGTGTATGGAAGTCAGACAAGGAATTGCAAGCATGGTTGAGAACATTTAGAGCGGAAGTGTTTGAATGGGGAAAGAATGGTATGTTTGTTTGGTATTGGAAAAATAAAGAACATCATGTTTCTCCAACGGAATTTGAAAATTTAAAGTTGCCGGAAGATACAATATTGAAAAATGCAAGAATTCTTAGATGCAAAAGAACGTATGATGAAGATACACATACAGTCCACACTTACTATGTATGGTATTGGGATGAACCAGATAAAGATTTTTACAAAGCAACTGAAGAACAAAATAAAATAAGAGAAAAATTCTATACGCTCGATTGGTATACTCCCGAAAATCAATTTGCATTAAAAGAATTTGAACTTGGAAAAGTCCAGCCTATTAATTTGGATTTTATTAAGGGTTGATTAGTAATTAATAAGGAGGTAAGGGAAATGAGAAAATACATAGTTCATTACGGATATGGGAACAGGGCATATACAGATACTCGTAATGCACGAGTGTTGTGTAGAATGTACGGCGAAAATGTAACAGTAACAACAGTACAAGGCAAATTTATATGTAGAGGAATTATCAACTATGACGGCACTGTAACTGTTTGTACAGTAGAGTGACGAAAGAGATATTTCATATGATGATGTTCTATCGAGGAAAAGTAACACGACTTTTAGAAATGACGATTTGGAGGTAAACGAAATGCGAGTTAAAACAAAAAAACAAGCGGTGATTAGGACAATATATAACAATTATAATTTATGGGAGGATTCTAAGGATGATGCAATAGAAACACTCAAAGCTAATGATATTACGATAACAGATAGTGCAATATGGGAAGAAATATACAATCAAGATGAATACGATTGGATTGAAATAAAAGATGATTTGGAACGATTTTTCAATAGTGAAAGTACATGGATTTTGCAAGGCACTTGTGGACGTTGGGATGGTAATCATAAAGCTGGAATGATATTTGGAGATTTTGAGGAGATGCTCAATAAAGCGGCAAAAGATTGTGATTATATTCACCTGTATGATAAAAATGGTCATCTTTACTTAAAGTGTTCACATCATGATGGAACTAATTATTATGAAATAAAAAAAGTTACAGATAGAGGTGTTGAGTATTTAGCAAACTGGAAAGATAATTGGGATGACAATCGAACAGAACAATATGTTCATAATCAAATTATGGAAAGATATTCGGTCTTGCCTCATTTTGGACATAAAGTATATTGTTGGCCAAAGATTGAGTGGAAGAAAGAAGAAAAGGATGTTGTAGAAATGGAGAAATAAGTTATGATTAGTACAATAGAACGAGATTGGATTTGTAAAAACGGTGTATTTTATTTCCCAATGAAAGAGCTTCCTGATTGGTATGGAATATCAAATATAGGGTTTGTATATCATGGTGAATGGTCTGATTCGGAGGTGGAATATAAAGGAAAGCGAATAAACTGTAACGATATTGAAGAAGTGATGTGGGAGAATTATAGAGAAGATTGCTTAGAAGAAAGAATAGAAGATACATTTGATGGATTTTACATTTATATGAAAGAACATCAAAACGAAGTATATGAAATACTCGAAGAAATAATGAATAGAGAGGAAGATTAAAATGGAAAGAGAAATTTATGAAAGACTTAGTACAAAATTAGATTATGAAACATTTATAAAGTGCTATTGTCCTGAATGCGAAAAAGAAAATTGCATTCATAGAGGAGCATATAGAAGATTACCTGCAAAAGTGGGAGGTTTAGGTTTGTGCCCAAATTTGCAGACAAATAAAAATTAAGGAGTATATGTAAATGAGTATATCAGATGCAATATATAACAATATGTTAGAGGAGAAGAAACAAGCAGTTTTAAGAAGTGAATATAAGAGTATAAGAGCTTGTCCTCTAAAAGAAGTCAATGGACGTGTTGATAATTACACAGAGGAACAAGCTAAAACATTATTAAAAATGATGATATTTGACAGGAGGTAGAGAAAATGAGAAAGTTAAACATTGATATGTGGTATGGAAATAGTATATCAGAAGCAGATGGAATTGATGTATATTTTTCTGATATAGATTGTATATACAGAGGTAACATATATAAAGACGGTAGAATGATAGGTGATTACTCTTGCACTGATTCGGTAATGCTTGAGAATGCTTTTAAAGGACTGTTTACATGGGAGAGTTGAGAAATGAAAGTCAGGTTTCAAAGGAAAATCATAACTATATATAGTGAGTATAATAATTAGCTACTATATATAGCATATACGGAAGAGAGGTTAATTATGAGTAGTTTAAAAAAATTTGTAGGTGATTATGCTTACTCTTATATTAAAAATATTGCGGTTGACGCTGATAAAATTAGAAAAGCATTAGTAACACCGCAGAACGCAAGAAATGTATTTAGTGGATTAGATGAATTTCAAATAAAGTCAATTTGTACTGAAATAAGTGCAACTAATACTTTTGGAACGATAAGAGAGATCACGCAAGAAGAAATCATTGAGGACTTTAATAAAGCTGGTTACGATACTGTAATATTTGATGACGAAGAAAAAATTGCAGAATATAAAAAATATTATGCTGACGGTGAAGTGATTTGTACTTATAATAACCTTGCTGAACGTATGAGACAATATCATATGATAGTTGCGGTAAAAAAGGATATTGATAAGATACAACGGAGCAAAGCACCCCAGAGAGATGATGAGTATGGGACATCTATTCTTAATATTCAGATAGCTAAAAATGGAAGTCATATGTCTATTAAGAATAGATACAATCATACTGTAAATGAATGTGATAGTACACTTAATAATAACTTAGATATGTTAGTATTAGGGTTGCAAGCAAAAGTGTTAGGATATTACAACATAGCATCTTTGAATAATAATAAGTGTTATTACAACAGAATTGTTAATATAAATGGAATTTATCTGAAATATAACAGAGAAGCACACAATGTATATTTTGGAGATTTTGTTCTTGATAATGCAAATGGAGCAAGATTCACAGACCATAGTAAATATTATGTCAAAGTCAATGATGATTACTGGAACGAGCCTTATGTACTTGATTTTCAAAAGAAAGAAGTAATACAACTGTTTGACGTACGTTATCAAAATAGTAAAAGTGCATTGCTAATAAGGGCAATGAAAGAGAATTTATTAAACAGTGGTAACAAAGAGGAAGCAGATAATCTTAATATTATTTTCCCTGATGCAACAAAAGAATTATTACAGTACAGAAAAAAAGCATTGCAATACGTTGCGAATAACTATGGATACGATTTTCAAAAGCCATTTAAAGTAACTGGATTACTTGGAAAATTTACGGTGAAAAGCATTGAAAAAGCAACAGTGAGCAACTGCGGAATACTATTAATTTGCAAAGGGTCGAATGTTAAATGTGTTAGGTTGAACAAAGGGAAGTTTGATATAGATGCAAGAAACGGATACGAATATTCAATTGATTATTATTGCTCAAAAAAGATTTTTGAAACAGATAGAAAAAGTGGAAAGCTTGGAATGTTCATCATTCAACAAGATGACAAATATAAAAGAGTAGTAAAAAATACTTTTACTAATTCTTATTCTTTTAATAGAGATGAATTTGATAAAAGCGGTTGTAATATAACAAAAACAAGACGACAACTTGATAACCGTTTGTATAACTATAAAGCGAATAAACGCAAAAGAGAAGTTGATGCTATTAGTTATGAGAGCGAATTGAAAAACATCAAGGAAATGTTTTCAAAATTGAAATCAGAACTTATTCTTAAATTAAGTAAAACAGAGACGGTTGATGGATATAAAAAAATTAGAGATGTATTTGATTACACTTTTGTATTGATTGTAAAACGTATTAAATCCTTAGAAAATAAAATAATTCAAAATGGTTTTTGTTCCATAAAAGAAGCGACTGACAGTATTACAATTTTGAAAAATGATATTACAGACAAAATGAAGAAAATTGAGGGTTGAGAGATATGCAAACATTAGAAGATATATTGCGAGAACTGGGTAGTACAAAACCATTTCTTAATGAAGTGATCATTAATGAAGACGGAACGAGAGAGCCGTTTACAAAGAGCGGAAACAAAGCATATAGTAAACTTATTGAAATTATATATGCGGTGGGCGATTTAACTAATAGAGATATGAATGATATTGTTGAAGAACTTGATGATATTGCAAATCAAAGATTTTAAGAATGGAGTGATTAATTATGACGAGAATTTTTAAAGATATATTTGGTAACACAGCTTGTATCACAAGAAGATTAGGTTTTCCACATAGAGATGCAAAAAATAAAATATATGGTTACAAATTAACTTTATCAGCCGATTATAACGGTGGAGATGTGTATTTTGTAACTATTTATCCATCAGAAGAAGATGCTTTAAGACAATTACGAAAATTTAGTTGTAACACATGGCAAGAACAAACGAAATGACAATTTCAGACGATTAAGAGAAAGAAGGTTAATATTATGTCAGTTGATTGGGGTTATTTTGATAAATTTGAATGGGCAGATGAGAAATATTTGCCTTGTCGTGGAGAAGGAGAAACGAAAGCAACACAAATTGTAACAGCTATAAATAAATTGGTTTATAAGTGGTATAATGACGGTGATGGGTTTGATAACACACATTATCTTGTTGGTTGGTGGAATGACCTATCATCTTATGCGAATTGGTTGGAACACCATACAGATAAAGCAAGTGACATTTTGCATAAAATATCAAAATGCTATGACGATGGGGATTATGAAGATTTGTTAAAGGAATTAGCCGACACCTTACTTGACGAAAATTATCTTGAAGAACAAGATAAAATTGGGAAAGAGGGTACTATATATCAATGTTGGGGTAGCTTTGAATATGTTGAAACAGATGATGAAAATGATAAGTGGTAAAAGCATGAAATTTAAAAGGAGGGAATATTATGCACATACATACAATGGACGAAAATTATGACTATAGAATGAAACGTCTTGTAGAAAAATTTGTACAAGATTATGAAATTGAAGAACGAGAACCGACCGCATTAGAAGATATAATATGGAAGGAATATGCAGAAAGCTTTGGCAGAATGGTATTAGAAGATATGATTGAATATGCCGGCGATGAATTATTTGAGATTTAAGGAGTGGTTATATATGAAAACAGAAATAAGAACACAAATACAAGAAGTTTCGGTGTATATAGCAGACGATGGAACGGAATTTAATACAAAAGCAGAGTGCTGGGATTACGAGGTAAAGAATAAGATAAAACTAAAAATCGAAAAGGCAGAGAAATTGCGAATAACAGAGTTAGACAATGTAATACCTTTAATTAATGAAGACACATCTGTCGCTTATGTATATCGTTGGTATAAGTTGACAAATGAAAATGATTTCAAAATTGTTGACGAAGCATATAATGGTGGTTGGGATTTTGCTGAACCTTTAAAATATCCTTCGATAATGTGTGTAGAATCATATAGCGAGGGATATTATGGGGATGCTTATAACTATCTTTTATCCGATTGTAAACTGGCAACAGAAAAGTTTTGGAAACAGATGGGATATAAAGTGACGATTGAGAAGGAGGATTAATATTATGAACACAGACAAATTAGAACAATATCTTGACGAATTATCGGACGGAACGGATTTTTCATTTGAAATATCAGAAGCAACAGATGAAACGATTGAGTTGTATATGTACGGTGATAATCCTTGTTGTGAGGATTGGCGTAATGAAATTATAATAGATAATCCAACGACAAAGAAAGAATTAACTAAAATTTTGGCTAATAATCTATTGGAACTCTATGAGGTTTTTGATGTAGAAGAAGAAACATATCTTATGTTGGAGGCAAAGAGAAATGGGTTTTCGGGAGTGCCTGATGTGGTTGCTCTTGTGCATAATGAAGAATATAAAGAGAACGCATTAAAAGAATTTGCGGAAAAGTTACGAAATTTGTACAATAATTTAGACAAAGAGGAAACAGATACAATGAATAAGGAGCAATTTTTTGAGTATATTCACGAGAATTTCAACATTGACGGTACAAGTCAAGGATTAATTTTGAATATTCTTGATTACATAGAAGCAAATTATTCTGAAGAAAATGAACAGTATAATGCGTTATGTTCGTTGCTTGATGGTACTATTGGGTTGGAAGATGCAGAACTGAAAAAAGTGCATATGTAGATTGAGGAGTGATTAATTATGAGAACAAATGCAAAAAAAAGAAAAAGTAATGCAAGACAGTGGTATTCTCTTTTGATGAATAGTTATAATTCAAAATCAGCAGTTGTTATACAAAAATATAAAAGTTCAAATCCTAATATAAATAGAGTTCAATTATTAGCTCGTAATACAGTTGGAACACCTGTTGTAATTTCTGAATCAATAGAAGGACTAACTGGTTGCCTTTGTGAATTATTGCAAAACATTAAGAAGTTAGACACAGTAAAAACTTATTATGAAAAAGTAAAAACTTATTATGAAAATGATTTTAGTAATTGGCTGTTGAGGAACTACAACATATGTATTACTTATAATGATGGAATGGTTTTGATGTTTGAAAGAGGAAATCTACCACATACCTTTATATAATGATGCTTGGAATATTTCTAATGAAGATAAAGAGTACGTTAAGCAGAAAGCAATAAAGCATTGTTTATCTAATGGATATTCAGACAATGGAAAATATTTTGAAAAGAGATAATGAAACGATGATTTGATTAAGGAGGAAAAGAATGTGTTATTTTTAAGAGAGCTTATTCAACAAAATGGACATAAACTTGTGCGATATAACGAAGCAATTGCAGGACATATTTATATGAGTGTTTTTAATTATAGTGAAAAACATGTTGGAACATTCGATAATTTTAAGTATTATAACGATTACGTTGTTGATATAACAAAATAAGAACGATGATTTGGATAGGAGTGATTATAATGGAATGTAATTATATTGAATATCACAGATTAACAGATCAGATGTTTTCTGGCGTTGCACAAACAGATACACACTTAAATCAGTATACGGAGATTTTAAGACAGTATCTTATAAATGGTGGTGCAGCAAACACAATGTTGAAACTTGGTATTGGAATACAAGTCACAACTAAAAGATTTATGTTATTACCTAAGGAAGTTGTTATGAGAAGATTTATATGGCTCAAGGGTAGTAGAAAGGGAGAATTATTAGATAGAAATGAAATAGAAGCAATTGGAATGTTTCTTCCGGGTGGTGCTTTATATGGAAAAGAAGATAATTACATATGGGATTGAATCAACGATTTCAAGAGGAGGTAATAGCTATGAAAATAACAAATATTAAATGGGATACTGACGGCGACATGAAAATATTAAAATCGTTGCCGAAAGAAATTGACATCACTGATGAATTTGATGTTAATGATTATGAAGATGACGAAGATAAACTATTGGATGATATATCCGATTGGTTATCTGATACTTACGGATATTGTCATTTTGGATTCGAGATTGAGAGATAAAGGAAAGGTGAATTGTTATGAATTATACGGTTGAAATAGATAGAAGTGTATCTGCTTTATGTTATTGTTTGGAAAGGCTAAATAATGAAGTAGATAATATTGATGAATGGCGAGTGAGCGTAAATGCCGGCGGTATGAATTATGGAATTTATTTTAATTTTGATATTGAAAATATGGAATTGGAAATTTGTAATCAACCGGATTATAACGAAGTTTTAAGTCTTGACGAAGTTATAGAAGAAATAAATAAAAATTGTGAATAAATCAAATATGAAAGGGTGAATTGTTATGACAAAAGAAATGATACAATTATTAAATCAACTTGCAGATTTGGCAGATGAAGCAAGTGAAACAATATTTGATGACGGTAAAAAGAATGGAACAGGCGGAATATTAAAGCTATGTGATAAGCTGACAATGAAGATTGACGAGTATTTAGGTAATTGATTGAGAGGTAATAATTGTGGGTGAGAATATTATAAATGCGACATTCGTTTCTGTTTGGGACGGCGGAATAGCAATAGAAACGGAATGTAAAATCAATACGAATACACGAGAAGTATTTGATATTATTTCAGTGGAAGCAGACGTTGATGTATTTGAACGTCAATATGTTGTTATTGATGGACAAGAATATGACGTTGTATGTGTAGACGAGTCGGGCGAAGTAGGAGAGCGGGAGTATTGGTTTAGATAGAAGCAAGGTGAGTACTATGCAAGAAATGAGGAGTTTGAGAAAAATGAAAAGATATATGATACATGAGAGAGGTAGAGGGTTTGAATTTCAAACCAATTATAATATTGGTACAGAGGGATTTTGGAATGATTTACAACATTATAGAGATTGCTGCGTTAATGGTGAATATTTTCATATCCCTCCGAAAATTGAACATATTATATCAATAACATTTATTGATGAAACGTAGATTTCAGAAGGGAGATTTATAATATGAACAAACAATTTGTATTAAATACAATTAAGGATTTTGAATCGTGGGAAGTCGGACAATGTGTTACGTTCAGATACAAAAGTTCTAATAAAGTCGAATACGAATTGACTATCAAGAAAGAAGAACCGAAGTACTTCCCATTTATAGTCACCGTGACGGGCACACGTACAGGAACGCCCGAAACAATCGGCAGGCGATACACAAGTGTGGAAAGAGCATTTTTGCACATATTTAATTGTTTTAACGAAAACGCAAATGAAAAGGATGATTACGATTCGTTAGAAGAAGCATTAGACAAAATAAGTCTTAAAATTGAATTTCAGAAGGGAGAAAAACAATATGGAAACTTATAATGAAAAGGCAAATGTGCTTATAAAAAACTTAATGGAGTTATTGCCGAGTCAACCACGTAGCTTTGATACAGCGGATAATCCCGGATTTTGGACAAACGGTAATGAGATACTTTGTCCAACAGAAATGGAATGTGAAATATTAGCAGAGTTTTTACAAGATGTATTGAAGGAAGTATCTACACTGACGGTCAAAACAGGATATTATGACCCATTTGAGGATGTAGAAAATGGCAAACAAGATGATAATACAGGATTTTATTACATTGATTTTGAATAAATGAAATGGAAAATTCATGGTTCTAAATACGCATATTATTGTGATATTTTTGGATTTTAAAATAGAATTGGAGGACGATTTTATGATTAAATTTATAGAAAAAGAAAGATATTATGATGATAGTCCATATACAGGAAGTTGCTATTATTACCCTACATATATGGTAAAAGATAGAAAAGAATTCTTTGTATTCAATCGAAGAGATCCTGACGATGAATGGAAGATAAAAGAGGATGAAAAAAGAAAAAATCAGTTGATAGAAAACGAAGGGAAATATTTTAAGTTTAACGGATTTTATGATAATCCACTAGAAATGTTGAAGAAGATTATTGAAAGAAAACATCATTTTACAACACCAAAGAACATGTACTATGGTAATTTAGATACACATAGATATATAGATTTCCATGGTAATAGAAATGAAGTCAGTGCAGCTTTCCATTATAGAATTTATGATATAGAGTTAGCATGTATAATTCAAAAAGTTGTCAAGCTAATCAATAGTGAAGATTGGAGCATGGCAAAAGTAATATTGAATAAAAAACAATGAAAAGCACATTTCAAAGAAAGGAAAATAAATATGAAAATTGGAGATAAAGTGATTGTAAAAAATAATTTAAGAGAAGAACTACGAAAATTAACATTTGATGAGACGACTTGTGAGGCTATGGAAGCCCGTTTTGCCGGAACAACATGTGAAGTATTTGATTTATGGAAAAATGAAGATGGACAAGAATATGCAACAGTCGATTTATGTTGTGAAATTCCTGTTCAGTGTCTTGAGGTGATTTAATGAGTAGAAGAGAAATTTATGCATGTGATTGCTGTGAAAATGAAATCACAATTAAAATTTGCCAAAATAAAAAAAGTCGGATTTAAAGGAGTAAATTAGGAGGATAATAATATGGTAATATATATATATATTATAAATTTTGTACAAATGGTACTTTTAAATTAATTCATTTAGAAGAACTTAATTGTAAAGAAGTGGGTTTGTACGAATATGTAGGGCATGAAAAAATCAAAGCAAATGATAAATCCGATACTATAGAAATAGCTGCGAATTTTCTTGCTAAACTTTTATGTAGGAATATTGATGTCGATCCTCGTTATTATTGGGTACTTGAAAATTTATATGAGTTGATTGACTCATTAGTTGATTTTATTAGAATGTACAAATCAGGTAATGTTGTGCAACGAAAGTATTTGATGTCACCGGGTGACAAAAGTGCGATAACAGTAAAGATTGAGGAGGACTAAGAAATGAAAATAAACATAATATATAACTTATACCATGACGGTGATTTCCGTATAGAAAATCCAGAAGAAATTAATTGTCAGAAAATTAATGATTGGAAGTATGCAGGAACAAAAGAATTTAAAGCAGATGATGAATGTGAGGTTAGAAGAGAAGCAAGAGAATTTTTGGAAGAGTTCTTGTGTGAGCATCTGAAAGTTGGAGCTTCTCATTATTGGATACTTGGAGATTTTTGCACGATGATAGATTCATTAATCGAGTTTATAGAAGATTATGAATCGGGTAATGTTATGAAAGCTAAAAGATTATCGGGCAATTATGATGGCACAGAAATAATTGTTAAGATTGAGGAGGAATAATACAAATAAATGGGCTTGAAAGCAAGGTTTCAAGTCCTTTATATGGGACATAAAAGGGTATAGGATGTATGTATAATAAAAAATATCACAGAATTTTGTTTAAAAATAGCAAATAGTGGTATATATTAAATGAAAGGTAAATATAGAAAGGAAGATTAGAAATGGAAAATATATCACACGAACGAGCAATAGAATTATTGAAAAAATTAGTCGCAAATATGAAGTATGGAGGAAAACCGTTGGTTGTTGCAAAGCATTTGCTCTATGTCGGATTTGAACCCGAAGAACTTTTAGAACTTGGTTTTAAGAGCAGAAGTGTTGTAGCGGCGGAAGAACAGTTTGACGAATATGAAGATAGTTTAATATTTTTGGAAGGCTAAGAATTAGAGGGAAAGTAGAAAGTGAGGAAATAAAATGAAAATTAATGGAGATGCAGGAGAGATAAGAACCATAATAATCGTGGGTTTAATTTGCTGGATACCACTTTGTGCATTGTGTACACCAGTTGGTGGTACACTTCTTACGATATTTATTTTTGGAGTAGCCGGTATTATATCATATTCTAAACACAAAGAAAGAACAGGTGGTAACAATGGAATTTCACAAAGCTTACACGATCAGTATATGGAAAAATTACATGAAAGCAATCGCAAACATTGGGAATTCTATGATAAGTTGACTGATGAAGAAAAGGCTGAACGACAAAAGGAATTTGATGATGAATGTTTGATTGCGGCGAGAAAATGTGAATGGGGAAAGGCATTTGCTCAAGAATGGATTGACGATATGCCTACTGAATTGAAAAAGAAAGCGATGGCGATATATGTGAAACGACAAGCGTTTATTAAAGAAGAAAGAGAGTATGGTAGAGATGCTCATGATTATGAGATGGAAGATTATCTTAATATACGCAAAGAGGATAGAGGCTGCTTATCACCTGCGGGGGCGGAATATTTATATGATATGAAATTAAAAATAGATAAAGCTTTTAGTGAATATAAAGGTGTAAAAGACGAAGAAGGGAAATGGAAGAAATATGCTATAGGTGAAGCTATGCCTAACGAATATGAATGGATTTTTCATAACTATACAAAGATCCCTTCGGTAAGTGTTCCATTGGATAAGTTAAGAAAGTTTTATAAATATACACCAGATGGAAAGCTTACAAAAAAATATATGGAGTTTTCTGAGCCTCAAATTTGGTGGGGAAATTATGACACGTCTCCAAGCCATTGTCTAGTAACAATGCCTATATAACAAAAAGGAGTGAACATTAATGACAGGAAGATTAGAAAATCAAATAAAAACCGAACAGAAAATCAAGCGAACACTTAAAAGTCTGCCACAAATTGTAGCAGACTTTTATTATAACATCTCAACATCTACTGAATCAAAGTCGTGTTATATGTATATTATGATAATAAAGGGATTTATTGAATTTATAGAAGAATTAAATATATCCATAAATGATATTGATGAGACTGTTGTAACACGATATTTAAAGACAAAAGAACAAAAAACTAATAAAGAAGGACAAGTTCAAAGTACGAGTTTTTCATATAGAAAAGTTGTTTATGCCGCATTGAACAACTTTCTTTTTTATTTGAAAAAGAAAAAAATTATTACAGATAATCCTATGGATGAAATAAAACCTGTCCGAAACTCGGACAATGTAAAAAGAATAAGACTGACTGCAAATGATATGGAGAATATTATAAGTGCGGTGGATAGAGGTGTTGGTTCGCATAGAGCTATTGAGACTCAAAGACCTTGGCGTTCAAGAGACAAAGCAATTCTACTGCTCTTTATATATACAGGAATGCGTGAAACAGCATTAACGGAAATTAATTTGAATGAGATAGACTTTGAAAATAATACGTTCAAAATCATTGATAAAAGGCATAAAACACAAGAATACATTATTAATAATCGACTAAAGGAAGCATTAATAGAATGGATACAAGACAGAGAATTATTATTAGAAGATATGCGTTCTGATGCATTATTTATTTCTGTTCAAAGAAGTAGAATATCTCCAAGAGCTGTTTCGGACTTGGTAAAAAAATATTCAAAGGCAGGAATCGGAACGGAAATAAGTCCTCATAAATTAAGGTCTGCATTTTGTACAATTTTATATGATGAAACAAAGGATATAAACTTTGTATCTCAAGCGGTCGGTCATAAAAATATTGAAACTACACAAAGATATATTGTAAATGATGGACAAACAAAGAAAAAAGCTGTTTCGTTACTTGACGATATATTTAGCCGTTGACTATTCAACATCAATATGGTAAAATAAAGGAAAGATTAAGAGGCGATTAAAATGAAAAAATACAGAAATGAACCTCTATCAATAGAGGTGGCAAAATATGAAAGAGAGTTTACCGAAAGCGGTAAGGCTCTTATAAAAGAAATCACATCAAAAACACCTTACACCGAAGCTCCAAGATGTCCCAATCCGAATGGAACACTTTGTTTTGGTATGCCGGCAATAGATAATGACGGTACATCATATTGGATTGAGGTCACAGGTTGGGAAGAACCAGTAGTTGGATATAGATGTGGAAATGGAGAAGGATGTTTTCCAACAGAGGACTTTAGAACCAATAATGTAGCAGACTTCATTAATGATAAAATTGAATTTACATTTAATTAAAAAATTGGAGGACATAAAATGAGTTGGACAAATAAATTTGAAGGCAAAACTAATGATGAATTGGCAAAGTTATATTCACAATTTCTTAAAGCAGAGAAATCAGGAAATTTTGAAAGAGATACTGAACTTGGGAGAATTAAAGCAAAATATGAAGCGGAATTCGCCTCACGAGCTATGTTTGTATTACAGGTAGAATTGACACATGTAATATCGGACAGGTGGTATAATGAAAAATTAAAAAATAACACAATAAATTAGGAGTGATATTTATATGGAGAATATGAAGAAATATGTAGTAATCTGCTATGCAGTACATGAGGAGAAAATTGAAAGATATAAAACATTCGATAATAAAAAAGATGCGTACATATTTGTAAAAGAAGATTCACAAAATTTATATAAACAAAAAAGCCACAATTCAGATGATGATTGGAATGCAAAGATTGATTTTACATGTGGGGATGATGGTATAGCTTATTTGTCAGTGGATGACAAAGAATATATATGGACTTGGGAAGTCATTGAAATAAATTAAAAAGTGATATAATGAGGTTGCCTATACAATTTATATATACTAAAAATGGCGTAAAAAAAGATTCTATTGCCGAAAATGAACGTATGAATTATATAGATCAATTGAATCGTGATTTATTGAAAAATAACTTAAAAACAATTAAATGTTAGTTTTATTAAAATGATAGGTAATATATTATGGAAGAAAAAATTGCACCATTAATTTTAACTCAAAAAGTCAATAAGAAATATCCGAATGCTTGGAAACAAGTAGAAGATATGAGAAAAATGAACGGCAAAGAAGTGAATTGGGATGCTCGTTGCTATATACCGATAGGGGTAGGGATTGCTATTGCAAGTGGCGGAAATGACAATATTAATTTGAGCATAATATCAGAAGCCAATATAATTGTTGCAACTGCTACATGGAGATTGTATAAACAAATCTTCAGCTTTGATAAAGATATGGAAGATGTTCTTACTGAACAAGGAAGTGAAGATTTAATTATACCAATCGAAGTTTTAAGTAATCTTCCATATCCCTGTATTTATATAGCAGTAAACGATGATGAGTACAATGGATTCTTCGTCTACTTTGAATCAGATACTAACAACGGAGAATTGGAATTGCGATTTTTGTTTATAAATAATGACTATTCAGTTATGCCTATTTCTTTACATCTTATAGAAAATGGTACAATCAAAGATGGAATTGACCGAATGTTACAAGAAGTAGAAAAGAATTCATCAAAGAATTTTGTCGATAAAGATTATATTGATTTTGTAACAAACTTAATAACATCAAAATTGCAACTTGTATTATATATCTGTGCACAGAACAGTGAAATTACGGAAGATGAACGACAAAAATACATAACTCGTAAGCCCCAAAAAAAAGAATACATAAAAGATAAATATAGAGAAATTCAAAAATGGAATTGTGGCACTCAAACCGGAAATATTATTCGCCAAATAAAACAAAAGAAGGTTAAATCTCATATTGTTTATAATAATTCTGGAGTGGAAGCACATGGTTCTCCTAAACGCCCACATACACGGCGTGGACATTGGCATCATTACTGGAAAGGAGAGAGGGGCTCAAGTCATAGAAAATTAATTTTAAAATGGCTTGCACCAATATTCATAAAAGGATATGATGTAAATGATAATGTTGTAACCACAAATGTATTCTTAAAAGAAAATGGAAAGGTGTGAAATAATAATGTATACAGTAGAAAATTTAGAGGCGATGGGTAGTGTATACGCCCAATTAACTCAGCTAAAAGGATTTAACGATCCATTTCAAGGGCAATGTGATATGTTTCCTATGAGAAGTATCACAACAATGATTAAACGAACTATGCCTTATATATCCGATGAATTAAATCGGGAAATTGGAGAATTAATGGATATGTTGGACGTTGATGAGATGGACGTGCTCATAAAGAAACCAGTTCCAATGGAGCTACGAATGAGCTTTTGGAAAGGATATAATAAGAAAGTTTGATTGTTTTGCGAAAGGAAATGGTATTATGAAGAAAAGACTGTTATATTGACGAAAAATATCTTCTTTGGTATAATAGATATATTATATTGTAAGGGAGATAATCAAATGTTCAATAATGAACAAGATTTTGAAGAATGGAGAGTCGATTGCTTAAACAAGGCAAAAGAAATTCTCACTATGGACAAAGAAAAAGAAAATAATCGGAGTAAAAAAATAGAGACGACAGCGAATTGACTGTCGCCTTTATTTTTTTGTGTAATTTCAATTTGATAATATTAATGCGAATGATACTATGTCAAGTATCACCGTAAGAATACAGACAGAAATCATTATATTAAAAATCATTTTTGGTTTAATTAATTTGTTATGTAAATAATTCCAATATTCTTCTGCGTAAGCTATTGGAATTTCTGCAAATAAGGATAAATCTTTAGCATTTTTTAAATATGTAGGCAACTTGTTTTTTGGTGCGATTAAAAGACAAGCCATTAAATTTGCTTCTTGTTCTTCTTGTAGAGAATCGGAAGTATGTCCCAACACATAATGAGCAATCTCGTGGAATATGTAGAAACGCCAATACATAGACGTTTCATCAAAGTAAATTATATATGAAGGCACTTTACCTGATTCCTTGTAAAGAATAGCAGGAGCGGAGATTAACGGATTTGTACCGGCAAAATCTTCTACTGCTTGAGATCTCACTTTAAAAGATATTTGTAATTGAGTGCATAGTAAAAATGGATTACAAGGGAAACTTGTAAACTGTTTTGTATAGATTTGTGCAATATCCAATAATTGTTTAAAACTTCTCATCTTCGACACCTGTTATTGGCAAATGAGCCAACCCTTTCATATAAATTAATGCAAATTCTTTTGATTTTGAGTCTAAAAGATTCCATAATGATAGAACGTCTTGTTGTTCAGAGGACAAGACATTATTATCCACATTGTCCTCAATTCCAGCAAAAAATTGAGAAAGTGAAATATTTAGACCGTTACAGATTTTTATTAAATTATATATTGTTGGGACGTGTCTATGTTTAATCATATTATTGAGTGACGAATAAGGCATATCAGACATCTTTGCAAGTCTATATATAGACAGATTTCGTTGCTTGCAAATCTCCATAATGTGCTGGTTGACTATAAATTCATCCATAGAAATCTATTCCTTTACTAATAAGATTATATCTTATTATGTCCCAAAAATGCAGATGTATTCTATGGCAATAATAGTGTTGAGTTTGGTAGTAAAAGAGTAACCATGCGTGGTTGAAAATAAAAAAAGCAACCCATTGAGGTTGCTTTAGTTATATTGTTCAATCGCATTTTGAATCAAGTCTAATATTGCATCAGGAATATTTTTTTCAGCGATTTGCTTTAACAAATTTTCTTTTTTTGCGGAGATATGTTCTCCACCATACGCAAGGTAATTTTTATCGTTATTAATATTATGAAAAAAATTAATAATTTCACAATTATAGATGTTGGACAAACATTGTAGAGTATATAAGGGAGGTGTTTGTAATCCATTCTCATATTTTGCAATGGTTGTTCTATTTGCACGTATTTTATATTTATCTACAAGAATATCAGCAACATTATCTTGTGTTAATTTTGATTTTTTCCGTGCCAAAAATAATTCAGAAGCAAGGAAATTTTTATATTTTTCTTCGGTTAGCAATAAAAACACCACCTTAAATGTTACAATATTATTACAAAACGTTCTAAAATGTTGACAAAACTAATTTAAAATAGTAATATATGTTCTGAAAAGAATACATAAGCTGATTATAATGTTCCAATATAGAACGTTAATGAGTATCAGTATCTTTAATGATTTTTCTCACTAATCCAAATATTCGGACACGAGTAACATCTTCGCCCTCAAAACGTCTTGGGGAATACATTGGATTTAAACTTTGCAGTTCAATCCAATTCGCACCGTACATTACTCGTTTGATGACACCGTTATCATCATCAATTAAAGCAACGGCATAACTACCACTGTCAACGGATTGTTGATAGCGGACAAGTGCAAGGTCTCCTTCTTCAAACTTGGGGATCATACTGTCGCCCTTGACACGAAGTAATACGTGTGGTTCATTGCCACTTAACCAATTAAGGGGGACGTATTGTGTGCCAATTATTTCATTGTCGGCATATTTACCATAGCCTGCCGAAACTTCACCTAAGATAGGGAGTTCAATCATTTGATTATTATTTTGTGGCTCGCCAAGCAAATATTCAACGGAAACGCTCAAATAGTTTGCGATGATTTCTATTTTTTCACGAGAAACGGATGTCTTATTGGACATTTGATTGATGTAATTGACACCCAAACCGCATTCTTTGCATAATTTACCAATAGAAATGTTATTGTCCTTTGCAAGTTGCTTTATTCTACTTGCAATCATTTGTGGATTTTGCATAAATTACACCTCCGTTTTTCGTAGAATACCACAATATCACGCCAAAAACGTGAAAATAAGTTGACATTCACGTTAAAGCGTGATAATATGGTTTTGTTGATTTTTAAAAACAGAATATTTCTAATTAGTTTAATATCCCCATATTAAATTAATTTACCCTTTTGAAATGTGTTCCCCAACACGTTTATTTCATAATGGATAAAAGAAATATCCTTGCTTTTTATGTGTTTATTATAGCACATTATAAGGGAAATGTCAATCATATTGACGTAAATTTTGTAAAGAAAATGTAATAAAAGAAAAGAATTTGTAACAAGAAAGGAAGTGATGAAAGTATGATTTCAATAATTCAAAAACCAGTCAGTTTTAAAATACGGCGTAAGTCAGATATTAAAACATTCAAAAATGTTTGTTTGTGTAATGGTTCAAAGTACATAATTAAAATCAATCCGAATTATATCTTCATGTTAGAGAAAATGGAGAATAATATAACAGGAACTATTAAACAAGGTGATTTATTCAATATTTTCAATCCTGAAATTCAGATTGATGTGGATGAATGGGGTTGGAAATTGCGGAAATATATCAACAAAAAATATTTTTCGTAGAGAATATTATATTGAGCGTTGAAATGAAACACTCACCTATACGGTTTATACTTTTCCGAGCGGAAAGACAAAAAAGTAGTTTTGCTATGTATATGATAAAGGGAAGGATGTGAGATGAATGTATCTAATTGGCTTGGCTATAACAGGTGTCGGCATTGGCATAGTGTTGGTATACAAATTACAAGATTATTAGTGAAGAATGATCGTAAAAAATCAGGACAAGGAGTGTAAAAGAGTGAATGATGATGAGAAAGAAACTTTAAGAAAATATTATCTTGACAATGAAATGAGCGAATTGAAAAAGATTGCTAATCCAATCATCAAGCAAAGAAACTTTCCTATGATGGAACATGATGATTTATATTCTGATGCAATGAAAGTTGTGGAGGAAAGTCTTGCGAGTTATGACGAAAACAGAAATTGTTCATTTAAAACATTTCTTGTTGGGAATATCAAACGTTCATTTTATGATTACAGAAAAAAGGGCAATCAATGGAAACGACGTAATCTTGAAACTGAAAACGGCAAATTGAAAAAAGATGAGAACGGGCATACAATTCCTATTCAAAATGTTTCATTGGATGCCGAAACAGAAGATGGGATTAGTTTGGCAGAAAAAATTCCTTATATAGAGAATAATACTGATGAGGAAGAGCTATCTCCACAAATGGAGGAATATCTAAATGGGCTATCAAAAGTTCAAAGAAAAATTCTTATCCATTTAGCAGATGGATATAAAAAAGAAGAAATTATTGATATGTTAAATATTGATGATTTTTTATACAAAGATAGTATTATGGCAATTAAAGATGAAAAAAATAAAAGAAAAATACGAATGCTTATTAGGAGGTAAAATAACATGGATGGATATAGAATTGAAAGATGGTCGGTAGAACAATATATGGACGATGTACATACACAAATAATACAGCCTGAACCAACAGTACAACGTGGTTGGTCTTGGACAAAAGAGGCTTTAAACGGACTAATATGGTCGGCTGTCAGTGGGATAGTTTTTATTCCAAATTTAATTCTTGCTGAAACAAAGTCTGAATCCGGTATAAAGTCTACATATATTGTAGATGGTGGTCACAGAACAGAAGCCTTGAGAAGATTTAGATATGGTGAATATAAAGTTACTAATGAAATTCGTGAACCTATAGTCAGATATAATAGGAAGAAACTCAATGAAGAAGGTAAAGTGGTAAAAAATCAATATGGTGAGATTATATGGGAAACAGTCGAATATGATTTGAGAGGTAAAACATATGAAGACCTTCCAACGGAATTAAAACGACAGTTGAACAAAGGTCAGTTAGCGGTAACAATTTATCAAAATTGTGAACAAGGAGATTTACCCACACTTGTTAACATTTATAATAATCACATTGCAATGAATGCTTCACAGAAAGCCCTTACGTATGTAGGAAATTTTGCAAAAGAAATAAGAAAAATAAAAAATACCAATGAATTTTTGAAAGACGGTACAATTTTAACAGAAAAACAAAAGAATGGCGGAATATGGGAAAGAGTTATTTCAGAATGTGTTATGGGTGTGTATCATTTTGATAATTGGAAAAAAGCTCCTAAGAAAATATGTGATTATTTGAACTTCAATTCTACAATGGAAGAATATCAACAAATTGAACAGTATTTTAACAGGATTGCTCCATATTCAGATAAACTTGAAAATAGAAAAGTAGCAGATTTATTCACATTAAAAGATACAGTGGTATGGATAATGGCATTTGATAAATTTGATAAGCTTGGCTTAGATGATAAGAATTTTGGAGAATTTTTAAATGCTTTTGAGAGCATGAGAAACAAAGAAGTGAATGGCGTTACTTGGGAAGAACTCGATGAAAACAAAAGCACTAAAGATAAGAAGGTTATTAAAAACAAAGTAGACCATATTCTATATTTAATGAAAGAATTTTTGGGTATTGAAGATAATGATGCATTGTCAAATGAAGAAAATGTTAAAATGACAACTGAAAATAAAAATATTATTAAAGAAGAAAATATTGAAAGTGATGTTTGCAACAATACTCAAAACAGTGTACAGGAAATAGAGAATAATATATTAGAAGGAATTGAGCAAGAAGATATAGAATTTTACGAAACAATGATTGAGGACGTGTTGCCAAGTAATTCCGAACTGGCACAAAAAGCACACGACGAATTAGTTAAGCTGATAGATTATTCTTGTGAAAAAGATTATGATATGGCGTTAGAAAAATGGTTAAAAACGATAGACGAAAGTGTATTAATTTCGAACAATAAAACAGAGAACTATAATAATATGAAGAAACTTTTCATTGAGTATATGCTTAATCAAGAAAAAAATGTGGCGTAAAGGAGAGTGATACAAATGATATTTATAACAGGAGACACGCATGGAGATTGGAAAAATCGGTTTAAACCTGAATGTTTCCCAATAGGACAAAGTTTAAATAGAAGTGATTATGTTATTGTGTGTGGTGACTTTGGTTATTGGCACGATACGGATATTGAGAGAAATAACCTTGATTGGCTTGAAAGTCAACCATGGACTACATTATTTGTAGACGGAAACCATAGTAACTTTGACCGACTAAAGAAATTGCCGGTTGCAGAATGGAACGGAGGAACAGTACATAAAATCCGTCCACATATAATTCACTTGATGAGAGGACAAGTGTTTACTATTGATGGTAAAACGTTCTTTACATTTGGTGGAGCACAATCTCATGATATACGAGATGGTATATTGGAAACTGATGACCCGAGAATTGCGGAATGGCAATATGATTATTGCAAGATGTTTCGTATAAATCATATATCATGGTGGCAGGAAGAGTTACCTTCTCAAAAGGAAATGGACGAAGGTATTGAAAATTTGGCTGAATACGGCAATAAGGTGGATTATATTATCACACATTGCCCACCGACAAAGATTTTAGATGTAATGAATATGAGTAGAGGTTTCTTTGATAAATTGAAACCAGATAGATTAACGGATTATCTTCAAGAAATTCAAGAGAATATTCAATACAAGGGATGGTATTGTGGACATATGCACGAGAATAATCGTTACAAAGATGATATAAATGTTTTGTATCATAACATTATAGAGATTGGTGGCGATGCTCAATGATATATGTAATCACTAATGGAGAACAATATATTAGAACCAATCCAAATGGGCGATTGGCATGGTCGGGTAATCCGACTTTAGCCAACTCGTTTGAGACCTTCCCAGCTGCATTGGGTTTCTTAAAGACTAAAAGAGTACAAAATTTCTTGAAAGGGAATTCAAGAAGAAGTCGTGTTGTCGAATTGACAGATGGTTATATGCCCGTTGAAAAACCAGAGGATTGTCACGAGGAAAATTTAAATGATGTTGATGATATTAAATCAATGGACATAGACAGATTGTTAAAGACACCGCATTTACCAGATGAATATAATCCATATACTTACTATGGAGATATTGAATTGGATTTGGAGAATATAGCGAATGTATTGCAATCAGCGAACAAAATACTTTCAAATTTGGATAGATATTATGAAAGTATAAAATATCTTGAAAGAGAAATGGATTTAAGAATTTTTGATATCAGACATACTCTTGTAGAGGATGAAACAAAACTGAGTGGTGTTGCAATGCAACGTGGAGGATATTATGGACAACAAGTAGATCAATATAGAAAAAAGATTAAACGAAATAGACTTATTCTTGAGTTAATTAAAGATGACATAAATAAAATTAAAGATAAAAACTTATCAAACGAAATACATAAGATTATGACTACGCCACATAAACCAAGAAGAATATCTAAGAGTTTATTTATAGATTATTGTAATGGAAAGTACAGAAAGGAGAAAAAACATGAAACAAAAAGAGTATCAAAAACTATTAGAACTGGTGTGCAATAAACAAGACAGCTTATTGGCACATGGATTGTGGGATAGTGAAGAATACAAGTTGATGGAACATCTTAAAGTCAAACTAAAGAAGAAAACAAAAAAGAAATAAGGAGAATATAACCATGAAAGAAGTATTAATGTTACTATTGGCTATGATAATAGGTTTCGCCGGTGGGACAGGAATGTTTGCGTTGATTTTGCATTATTGTAATGGTAACGAAAAATCTGTTTCAACGGAGATAGACGATTTTGGTCAAAGTGCAGAAGTATGTGCTGAAAGTTTTAGAGGTTTGTCAAATGCTTTCAAAACAATGGGAGAAAGTATTAATAAGGGATATACAAGGTACATCGGAAACAGCGATAAGATGACCGAACAAGAATTTAAAGAAGCGTTAAAAATGAAAAATAAAAAAGGAGAATATTAATGATGAAAGAAATAAGCAAATCTAATGTTTTTGAAGTATCTATTAACGAAAAAGATAAAAAGAAAATAAACGGTGGTCGAGTAACAAGATCTTATATTAACAAGTGTTCAGAGATTGTAAAAAGATTGAAAGGAAAAATAAATGAATGATTTAAAAAAAAGTAAAAGTTACATGTTGCGAGGGCGAAGGTCAAGGCTCTTGCAAAAGATGTGTTGATAAAGGTATATGGAATCGAATGTGGATGAGTTTTCTATACAAAATAGAAGGACTTGAAGGCTGTTATTGTGCAAAATGTGTAGATGAAATAACGGAGGAAATGAAATGAGATTTTTTAAAGTAGAAGAAATTGACGAAGACACATTCATAAAGCAAGCGGGTAGCTATGAGAGCATTTTTGTTAGTGGCTCTCAAAGAGGCAAGGACGGAGCAGTATATGTGTTCGTCGATGAAACAGAGGACGAGTTTGAGATATATTTGGACGAGTTTGAGGAGGAATAAAAAATGTTAAAAATTAAATTTTGGAGAATCGAAAATGTATTGTTAATGAAAGTGTTGGAGCAGGGAGAAGAGATTAAACGAGGGGATTTTAAATTTTGCGCGTCTAATGGGATTAAGGTTATGAGTATATGTAGCCCAGAACTAACACCAGCTTTTATAAACATAAGAGGTCGTGCGAAAGAATATGATGACAATATTGTACCTCGTGAGTGCATTAATGCAGAAGAAGCAAAAGCAATGCTGGCTCGCTACATTGAAGCAGTCAAAGAATATAACACGTCCCTATTAAGAAAAAGTAATGACAAAGATGATATAGAGATAGAAACAGTTATTGCAGAATAGGTCAACAAATAAGGAGGATAGTTAATATGAAAGTAACGATTAATGCAAACGGTACAACCATTCAAGCTGAAATCAGTGAGGAACAACTGAAAGAGTTGGGACTAATAGAGGAACAGCCGACAGGATATGAGAGGGTTAAAAAAGGTGACGTGTATTATTTCAACATTACAAGAAGTGAGACGGTCGCCGAAGTGGAATGTAACAGAAGAATTGACGAAGGTCGTTATGACACAGGCAATTATTACAGCGATAAAACCATTGCCGAGAACAATGCTCGTGCAGACAGATTACTCCGTCAGCTAAAACAGTGGCAGGCACAAAATGACAAGGCTATTTCTATATCTGATTGGAAAAATGAGGGGATTATTAAATATTTTATTGCATATAACTATCGTTCCAGTCTATTTGAAATAGGAAGATGCTCTCGAAGAAGAGAGCCAAATATTATTTACTTTACAACGAAAGATAAAGTGTCAAAGGCGGTTAAAAATTTTAGAGACGAATTAGAATGGTATTTTACTGAATACCAACAACGTCTTGATGAAGAATAAGGAGAGTGAACAAATGGGATATTATAGAGTACGTAAAAATTGGAACAATGGTAAGTGGGATAGTTCACAAATTTGTGCATATACGGATAAACAAAAAGCAATCCAAGAATGCACAGAAGAAAGGGTGCAACAGGGATATAAGGTGTTTGATCCAGATGGTAAAGTAGTTTATCCAATTACATTAGAAAAACAAACAAAGGTATTGAAGAACGATGGTGTTATTCCTGATGACGAAATTGAATATTGGAATGACATATTTAATAGGAAGAAACTCGTTCACTTGGATGATTTAAATGTGATTATTAATCGATATTCTGAAATATTAAACAGAAATGAAACAAAGGTTGTTTCACATAATGGTATTCGCATGTTGAGAGTACCTGCGAATGGATTCCAAATTAAATTGGTTGATAAATCAAAGAACAACTTGGATGAAGATACATATTTTAATCTTGGTTATTTTGCAAACTTCAAAGAGAACGGAATTTTCTTTACTTTGCCGGTGGCAAACCTTGTAGCCGACACAGATGAAAACACACTTTCATCGCCATGTTTAAAATATTTGAAGGAACGAAAAGTCAAGGATAATAAGGTTTATTTCTATGCAAGTCAAAATGCGTCTGATCAGTTTAAAACAAAAGACGTGTCTACATTGATTATTTGTAATGACAATACAGTTTTTATTGATAAGTACAACAGTTTATATGATGAAGATGTTAAATATGCCGTTTCGGGTGCGCCGATTATAATTGATGGATTTAGAGCAACGACAGAATATTTGGACGAAGGTTGGGATAATTCGATAGTTAGACCAACTGTTCACGGATTTTTGGGTATCAAAGACAATTATATTTATTATTTTTACATTGAAACGAAGACCTCGAATTGTATCACAAGTGGAGAGGTTTACGACAAAATTAAAGACTGTGGATTTTCAGATGTTATTAAAGTTGATGGTGGTGGAAGCTTCTATTGTAAAATCAATGGAGAAATTCAAAAGAGTACAAGTGAGAATAGACAAATTAATAACATTGGTATTGTGATGTAAGGAAAGTAAGGTAGTATAAATGAGTGATGATATAGAATTGGTCAATGCTGGCGAGTATCTCAACAAATTATGTGCTGATATGAGTGCATCAAAATCATACTATTACGATATTCAATATACACTTTCGACAACATTATTGGAATATCGGTTAAAATATAGCTTGACCTCAAAAGATATGGCAAGTTATTTGGAAGTAAGTCCTTCAATGCTATCCAATTATGAAAGTGGTGATTATGATTTTTCTCTTTCTCAAATTTGTGATATATGTGAAAAATTAAATCTAAAACTTAACCTTTCGATTGCCGAAAATTAAATATACAGGGAGAATATTCTTATGATAACAAAAACTATGAAATTATCGGATATAAAGATTTCGGATGCGTTTGCAAGAACTCATGTATCTGAAAGAAAACTACAGAAATGTAGAGATTATTTTAATGTATTTGAAAAAGCTGACCGAGATATTGTACTTTCTTCGAAAGATATTCTGATTGATGGATATATTATGTATCTCGTTTATAAGGAGAATAATATAGAGGAAGTTGAAGTCAAGGTAAAATCTACTTATAGAGATTATCCAACGACTTATATCTATGGTAAACACGTTAATGGTAGTAATAAAGTGTATGTTTGGAGAATTCCGCATGATAGAAAATACAATTGGGATAAATTTGTTACGCTGATTGAACCTGGCGATATTATTTTGTGTAGAACAAAGTATGGCACACAAGCAATATCGGTTGCCGACATTCAAGTTTACGATAAATGTCCTGTAAATTATAGTGTCAAGAAAGTGGCTTGTTCATTATTTTGGAAAGTGACAGCAACAGCAGAAATGAGGGAGCGAGATTATTCATGTTCTGATAATACAAAAGAAATTGATAAAGATTTGGAGGATACATTGCAGATTTTGAAAGAATTAAGTGATGAATCAGCTTTGTACTCAACTTCTGGTCTAATGAGAGAACTACAAATTATTAGAAATGGTTACGAAAAAGGAGAATAAATATATGAGCAGATGGACACATGTGGCGGCAATATTTAGAATAGACAGTATAGGCGAGATTTCTGACAATGAGATTATCGAAAAGTTTGGAAGAACAGTTGATTGGGAAGAGATGGCAGATTGTGATTATGATGATTCTGACGAATGGGTTCAACAAGAGTTTCTTCCAATGGGTAGCGAAGGCAGTCTTAAAATGAGCATTTGGCATAATCCTGTTAAAAATGAGATGTCATCTACTACAGTTTCGGTATTCGGAGATTTGAGAGATTATGGTGGGAGTGATGATATTAAAAGGTTGGAGCAATGGTTTAACAAATGTTGTGAAAATAATTGGACAAGACAGGCAGTTATGCAAGTTATAGATGAATACTGTGATAAGCCAACAATTTTTCAATATATACAGAACTAATTGAAACGGCAGTTTCAATGCAAAAGATAATCAATATATAGTGGTTAGATAAACAATTAAATACAATATGTAGTATAAAAGAAAGGATATATAATATGGAAAAGATATTAGTTGTAGTAGATATGCAAAATGACTTTATAGATGGATCACTTGGTACAGAGGAAGCACGAAATATTGTTGAGCCTGTTTGTGAAAAAATTATAGAATTTGGAGGACAAATTTTTGTAACTCAAGATACTCATTCAGATAATTATCTTGAAACTTTGGAAGGAAGACATTTGCCGGTAGAGCATTGTATTGCAAATACCGAGGGTTGGTTGATAAATTCATTTATAAGAAATGCATTAAAATCTAAAAATTATGCTTTTATAGAAAAAGAAATATTTGGTTCAATGAAACTTGTAGACAAGATAGCAAAAATATTGGACAAGGGAGTCAAAGGTTCAATAGAGATAGTAGGATTATGTTCAGACATATGTGTAATATCAAATGCACTAATGTTGAGAAGTGCATTTCCTAACATTGAAATAACAGTAGATGCTTCTTGTTGTGCCGGAGTTACACCAGAAAAACATCAGGCTGCGATGGAAGTTATGAAGAGTTGTCAAATTAATGTGATTGGAGAATAAATATGATTAAAATTAATGGAGATATTGTAACAATTAATAAATTCCCTGATGGAACACCAAGAATAAATATTGATGTGAATAGTATCGAAGAATATGATTATGACGGTTCGCCTTGTATTTGGCTTGATTGGATATATGAAAGCAATGATGAGATGTTTTATCTGATGTTAATCAAGAAACATCTTGAAAGATTTAAAACAAATGTGAATTACTATTTGAATCTTCCATATATTCCAAATGCTCGAATGGACAGAGTTAAAAATAATGACGAAGTATTTACTCTAAAATATTTTTGTGAATTCATTAACTGGTTAAATTTTTCGGGTGTATATGTTTTAGATGCTCATAGTGATGTTTCTACGGCATTGCTTAATAATTGTTTTGAGGAAAATCCAAAGGAATATATTGAACAGGTAATTGCAAAAATTGGAGAGAGAAATCTTGTTCTTTATTTCCCAGATGCGGGGGCGGCAAAAAGATACTCTGATTTATTTCCTGAACTTCAATACTGTTATGGAGAAAAGAAACGAGATTGGAAAACTGGTAAAATTCTCGGATTAGACATCAGAACGAATGGAATTGATTTAGCTGATAAAGCCGTGTTAATGATTGATGACATTATTGCTTATGGTGGTTCGCTGTATTATAGTGCAGAAGAATTGAAGAAAAATGGTATAAAAGAAATTTACGCATATGCTACACATACAGAAAACTCAATTCTTGACAAAGAAAAAGGTACTTTAATTAAATTTTTGGAGAATAATACTGTGAACAGACTGTTTACGACAAATAGTTTGTTTAAGGGTAATCATGAAAAAATAACAGTTATGGAGGTCGAAGAATTATGAATAATACAATGGCGTTGCTACTATCAGACACTTATAAACAGTGCCACTCGCGAATGTATCCCAAAGGATTAACTAAGCTAGTATCATATTGGGTGCCTCGAAGATCAATGTTAGAGAACAGAAACAAGATGGTTTTCTTTGGATTACAGGCATTTATCAAAGAATATTTAATGGGATATTTCCAAGAAAATTTCTTCGATTTGCCAGAAGATGAAATGGTGTCTCTTTACACTGATTCAATGGATATACAGATTGGTAAGGACAATTATGATTTAGACAAGATTGTCCAATTGCATAGATTAGGATATTTACCACTAGAGATAAGAGCTTTGTCAGAAGGAACACTTGTACCAATGGGAGTTCCATGCATTGAGATTACAAATACAAATGATGATTTTGCTTGGCTTGTACAGTGGATTGAATGTATCCTACAGGTTGAACTATGGAAACCTTGTTGCCATGCAACAATCGGTCATATGTATCGTGAGATTGCGGATTATTGGTACGATAAAACAACTGATGGATTGTCGGGAGACGTGGCTTGTGCGGACTTTGGTATGAGAGGAATGTCTTGTATGGATGAAGCTGTAAGATGTTCAGCTTCGTGGCTACTTTCGTTCAATAAAACATCAACAATTCCGGCGATTAACTATATAGATAAATATTATAATGCTGATTGTAAAAAGAACGGAATTGGATTAGGTGCTGTATCGACAGAACATTCTGTTATGGGTGCAAATTTCTCTATTGACGGAGATGAAATTACATTCGTGAAGAGACTTTTGACTGAACTTTATCCAAATACATCATTTAGTATGGTCTCAGATACATATGATTATTGGAATATGATAAATAATATTCTTCCGCAATGTAAAGAAGAAATTATGAATCATAATGGTAAACTTCTGGTTCGTCCTGATAGTGGTGATATTGTAGAAATTTCAGTTAAAACAGTTGAAAGACTATGGGATATCTTTGGTGGCTCTATAAATAGTAAAGGATATAAAGAGTTAAACCCTCATATAGGAATCATTTACGGTGATGGCTGTACCCTTTCTAATGTAGAAACAATTTGGAGAGAGTTGGAGAAACGTGGATTTGCAGCCAATAATATTGCTTATGGTGTAGGAGCTTTTTGTTTTACGGCAATTATGGAGAATGGAAAGATGATAGTTGCTACGAGAGATACTTTTGGAATTGCTATGAAAGCAACTTATGGAGTAATTAATGGTAAGAAATTAATGATTTTCAAAGACCCAAAGACAGATACAACTCATCTAAAGAAATCTCATAAAGGTTGTTGTAAAGTCTATTATGAAGACGGCGAATTAAAATGTCAAGACCAATTACTTGAAATGAGTGATGACAGTTTGCTTACTACTGTATTTAAAAATGGAGAATTGATAAGAGAGGATTCCTTTATGGATATCAGAAATAGAATGTACGGAGGAAAATAAAATGGATTTTTATCTTCAAGCTAATAATTCTTATAATAGACTAGAAGAAGAGTTTAAGAAATATGGAAAGCTCATCTTTTGTGTAGATTTTGATGATACGATTTATGATTTTCATAAAAAGGGTAGAACATATGAAAATGTTATTCACCTTTTGCAAAGATGGGAGAACTATTCAGAAGTAATTATCTTTACTGGCAACGGCGAAGATAAATATGAGATGATTGAAAAATATCTGAATGATAATCACATTAAATATAGAGGTATCAATTGTGATGCTTCGGTTGCATTTTCAGGAAGAAAAATTTATGCCAATGTTTATATTGATGATAGAGGAGGACTAATTCAGGTATATCATGAACTATTGACATTAATTGAGAAAATCGAAAAGGGAGAGATTACACATGAATAATTTTGATGCAAAGAAAGTAAAGAATGAGATTGTACAGTGGATTAAGGATTGGTTTAATGAGAATGGTAAGGGATGTTGTGCAGTGGTAGGCATTTCGGGCGGTAAAGATTCTTCTGTTGTAGCCGCATTATGTGTTGAAGCTCTTGGGAAGGATAGGGTATTTGGAGTTCTTATGCCACAAGGTGAGCAGTCAGACATTGATTTTTCTTATAAGCTTGTTAGACATTTAGATATCAATAATTGCATTGTAAATATTGGCGATACGATTTCCACATTGACAAATGAAGTAAAACCAAAGTTGAACAATCAATGGTCGAAACAAACATCTACGAATCTGCCGGCGAGAATTAGAATGGCTACACTTTATGCTGTGTCTCAAACCATTAATGGACGAGTGGCAAATACTTGTAACCTTTCAGAAACTCTTTTATCTTGGGAAACCAGATGGGGAGACGCTGTTGGAGATTTTTCACCATTGAGTGATTTGACGGTTGAAGAAGTTAAAGCTATTGGTTTTGAACTTGGATTACCAAAAGAATTAATTGAAAAAGTTCCGTCCGATGGCTTGTGTGGAAGTACAGATGAAGACGCTCTAGGATTTAAGTATTCTGTAATGGACAAGTATATTAGAACAGGTGAAATTGATAATACGGATATTAAAAATATAATAGATGAAAGAGTAAAGAAGTATCAATTTAAAAGAATGCCAATTCCGTATTTTTCAACAGGATTGAAAAGATACGTTGATTAATGTTGGCTGATTAATTATAGAGTTAAATTATTGTTTTTAACGGAGAATTTCTATTATGGAAGAAATAAAAATTGACTGTGTTTATGATTATCAAGGCTCAACACATTCATACCTGACTGTACGCATTATGGATGTCGATAATTTTGAGATATATTCATCTCATGGAGATCTCATTGAAAAAATACACGATGTGGCTGATTGTTTATATATTTTGTATTTGGTATCCATAGGGGAATATCCACGAAAGGAAGTATCGTTATGAGTTTTACAAAAACATTCCCAATCAATACAGGAACATTTGTTGTTGTTCAAGTAGGAAATGCAAAGAGATTGGGTACAGTGGCTTGTTATCAATGCGTAACAGAGGAGGATGAAGAAGATGTGGTTATGGTTTCGGGTTATAAAGAAAGTTGGTGTGGAGAATATTTGCTTAGTGAAGTGAAGATTGCAACGAATGAAGAAATTAAGCAATATATGAAAGGGTAAAAACAAAATATGTTATTGAGTGAAATTGCAGAAAAGATTATAAAAAAAGAATCTAATCTTTCCTTGGAGAATGAGGTTATAGTTGGTAATAGAGAAGAATGGTATGAAGAATATCTAATCGACCCATTGATAGACTATTATTCATATGACGTATTAGGATTGTGCGGTTGCGGTTGCCCTAATGACACATTAGATGTCATACGCAAATATCTTCATATTCGAAAAGATTGGAAGGACAACAAGTGTGATTATGATGAAGAGCAACAAAGATATAAGACAGAATTGAATATAGATGCTCAAGATGATATACAGTGGGGCTTACTACAATTCATGGCATATATTTTGGACAACCGTGGCTTTACAGAGCATGGTAGTAGTATCGGCGGCTGTTGGTTGACTGAAAAAGGCGAGATGTTTCTTACAGTGTTAGATGCATGGGATCAATATAATAAGGAGAATTAAAATGAACATAGGAGAAAAGAAAGAATTTATCGGATATGTTGGAGAATATAGTGATACGTGGTTATTTGAAACTAATAAGACTCCATATTCATCTATAGTTGTATTAGCTATAGATGAATTACTTGGTATTAAAACAGAAGATTGTGAGAAATATAAAATCACGATAGAAAAATTGGAGGCGGAAATGATATGAAACTAACTCATAGATATGATTGTTATTTAGAATTAAACGAATATCTTTCTCATGAATATCATTGTGAGCTAACCAAAGAACTTGATGATTTGGCTGGTTTTGATAAGAAAATGATTGATGAATATGAATATGGACATTATATATTGGCAACTGAAGCGGACATGAAACAAAGACTTTTGTACATAAGAATTCCAGGTGGTACGGTTGGCAATATATTTTTGGACAAGACGGAGAATATTATTATGAAGATAACAATTGATACAGATTATGTCGTAGATTCGTATCCTGAGAATGTTCAAGAGTATGTTCAGAAATATGTTGGAGAGAAAATTGAAATAGGAGATTAATAGCCATGAAAAAACTTGATAGTGAATTTAGTGAATGGGACGATGTAGTCAATAAGATAAACGAAATTGTTGGTTATATAAATAAACAAGAATCCCAACTGGTAACGGTGTTATAGGTAATCAAAAACAAAGACACGAATGAATTGATATTTAATGCAAGCGGTGGAGCTTACAAAGATAAGGAAGCGGCTTTAAATAAAATAAAAAAGTTAGGTTCTCAAAATCATTGTTTGCTTAGATATGAATTAGTTAATGAATATTGAAAGCTTAATTTCAAGAGGAGAAGATATGGAGGTACAATATGAAAGATTTTAATAAAGTGGCAATTGTTAATTTATTTGACGATTATGCATGCGATGATTATGCAGTTGCATTGTATGATGACGAAGCAAAGCTAATATGTGATTCATGGTTGGTTGTTGTGAATGGATGGGGAAATGAAAATGCAAGGGTACTTGGAGAAATTAAACGTGTTTTTCCTATTGAAGATTGTGATAAAGAAATAGTTGGACAAGTTATTGGTGTTGTGAATATGGATGCGTATAACAAAAGACATATAGAAGAAAAAAGATTAAAAGAGACGGCAGAAAAGAAGGCTACAATTGAAAAGGAATTGGAGCAAGAAATCAATAAATACAAAACAGTTACGTATTATGAAGATATGGCAAAGAAATATCCGAATAATTCAAGATTACAAGACTTGGTTAATAAGTTGTTAGAATTGGGAGAATAATCATATGTGGGAAGAGATTTTAGGACGATTAAGGAAGTTATCCAAAGAACAACTAATTTACATCATCGAACAATACCGCAATGTAACTCGTAGAATGAGTGATACTCTTGTAAGAGAAAGCCAAGGTTATAATTCAAGTAAAGCTTGTGATGATATACGAGATTGTTTACAGGATTGTGATTTTATTCGTACTCGTGAATTGGCTGCCTATGTAGATATGAAGCTTGGCAAGATTTCTGGTGAAGAATATAGGGACGTATTGTTGGGGAAAGATGACGATTAAATATTACTGTTAAAGGATCGAAAAGGGGAAATAATATATGTTAATGATAGGGAGCATTGACGAATGCCTTGATAGAATTAAGGCGATAAACGAAAACAATAGATTAAGAATTGAATGTCTTGAAAAAGAAAATCAATTTTTGAGAGAAAAATATAATAAGGATGAAGAAGTCAAGAAAATGCAACAAGAGTTGGATGTAATGAAAAAAGATTTGAGACGTGGCTTCTCAATTTCAGAAAGAGAGCAAAAAGCGATTAAAGAATGGAAAGAAAAGCATGACACTGAAGTCCATGGATTTAAAACATTAGAAGATAGACTTCATGCAGGCGGTCTTATTGGCGGTAGATATACTTACCATTTTGTTCCGACAAGCATAGGAGTTTCTGGCACAATTCAATGTAGTTGTGGTGAAGAATTTGAGTTTTGCAAATTGTGATATGAGGAAATAATTTATGAATGTTTATGGCGAAGAAATGATTCTTATAAAAAATAGTGATGGGACATATAGAATAGAGGTACATAATTGTCCTTTTAAAGATTTGAATGGAGAAGAAATTAATGGCACAATAATATTTCCAAGAGTATTAAAAGATGATAAAAATTCATTTATACATGTAAATGAATCACCGGAATCCACAATTTGTGAAGTGATTTTGGACAAATAAATAAAAAGGAGAATAAACTTATGAAAAAGAAAATTTGCGTAGCATTGGCAATTATGGCAACATTGAGTTTGGCAGGTTGTCAAGCAACAACAAGAAAATGGGGTGGATCTACAACTATTGAATTAGATCCAAATCTGAAATTAGAGGAAATAACGTGGAAAGATGATTCGTTGTGGTATCTTACACGTCCAATGACAAAGGATGATGTTGCAGAAACGCATACATTTAAAGAGTCGTCTAACTTGGGAATCATTCAAGGCACGGTGACAGTTATAGAGACAAAAGAATGAAAACCTGATTTCAAGGAGAATATTGTAATGGTTAAAGATACAAAAGATAGAGACGAAAAATATGAATTAATAAAAACATGTTTCGATTTTGGAGGAAAACCATATATAAAAATTTGTTGTCCATGTTGTGATAATTTAACAGAAGGAAGCTATCAAGTGATTACAGATATTCCTAAAAAATTATATTGCTCTCAATGTGGAGCAGAAATTATACAGCCAATTCAATTTGCTCAAGTTTTATTTAAGTTTAAATAAAAAGAGAATGTATATATGAATACAATTATATTCAATGAAGACGATTGGGTTTAATTATAGGAGGAATTTATGAAAGGTTATATTGTTGAAAAAGAATTTGAACATAAAGGTTTAAAATGTGTTGTGTTGCTTTTGGTAAGAGGATATAGATGTGGTTATGTGGGAGTTCCGAAAGGACATCCTTTGTATAATGTAGCTTATATGGATTGCATGTCGCATTTTTATTGTCATGGAGGTCTTACATATTCGGGTGGTGGAGAGAATTCTTCATATCCTATTAGTAGTGATTTGTGGTGGTTTGGATTTGACTGCTCTCATTGTGAAGATGAACCAGATTGGAATTCTGTATTAAAAGCTTTTCCAGACCAAAGTGATAAAATATATCAACAAAAAATACTATCAGATATATGTTCTTTAGGAGGAGAGATCCGCACGACAGAATATGTGGGAAATGAATGCAAAGAACTTGCGGAACAATTAGCCAATTATGAAAACTATAAAAATCCGTCTGACGAACAAGAAGGCATCGTCATGCGATATTATAATGAGAATAACGAGTTGGGTGTATTATACAGCCCTGGTTATGGAGTTGGGTGGAGTTCTATGGGCGATAAAGAATTAGCATATGATAAAAGAATCGTAGAGTATTGGTTAACTGAACACCCTGATATTCAAAAGATGGAAATGTATCTTGAAAGAATTGGATACCACGGTGTTTGGATGGGCGGTTATAATAATTTAAAAATTGCTTGGATTCCAAAAGGTACAATGTTTTATATTCATGAGTATGATGGCTCAGAAAGTATTGAAACACCCAAAAGTTGTGGAATGATGATGGCATAAGATTGATAGGTAGGAGGAATTATTATGAGTTTGTTATGTGATAGAGCGAAAAACAAATTGGACAAAAGTAAAAGAAAATATAAAGAATGTCCGCAATCAAAATTTCCGGATCGAGAAGCAGAATTGTTTTGTGAAAATTGTGGACACTCTTTAGGGAAAAAAGATGTTTTAATTATTGATTTGGAAACAGTGAAGTATTGTTCAAAATGTATTGAAAAATATATAAAAGAGACACCGTTTGATATTCCTGATGGTACGATGGTTAAAGACTTTGGTGATTCTGTTTATTTAAAATATAAAAGTGGTGGTTATATAGAACAAACAGTTCTAAAGGATTGTTATTTTAACACAAAAGGCAGATACATTAAAGTAAAAGGCAAAAGAGTATATATTTAAGCTTGAAATTTTGCTTTCATTTTGATTTTTAAACAAAGAATAATTTCATGTAGTATTTACTATGTCTTTGGGCTGTTCGCCCGATAATTCAATTTTAAATTATAAAATATGAAAGGAGTAAGAGGTTTGTGCGCACTAAAAACTATAGTTTACTCCTAAAACAGTATGGAATTAAATCGGATATATAATGAAGATTGTTTTAAAACCATGGAGAGAATGTCCAGTGAATTATGTGCAAACATATTAACCTCTCCATTTTATAACACGAATAAAAAGCAATGTAAATCAAATACTCTTATGAAGTCAAATAATGCTTCAAGTAAATTTCCTTATTTGAGATATGATACACATGTAGACAATATGACTGATGAAGAATATTGTAATTTTACTCATAAATTATTTTTGGAATTTGATAGAATTTTAAATCCACATGGAACTGTTTTATATAATCTTTCTTATGGAAATAACAATAGAGATGGAATGTTTAAAGCTATAAATACAATTATCACACAAACTCCATTCACAATTGCTGATGTAATTACATGGAAGAAAAGTTCTGCAATGCCAAACAATTGTAGTCCTAATAAACTTACCAGAATTACTGAATTTGTATTTGTGTTTTGTAAAAAAGACCAAATTGATACGTTCTATTGCAACAAGCCTATTGTGAGCTATAGAAAAACGGGACAAGCTTCATATGGTAATATTTTTAATTTCATTGAAGCCAAAAATAATGATGGTTCATGTCCATACAATAAAGCAACTTATTCAAGTGATTTATGTAAACAACTTTTAAACATATATGGTTGCAAGGATGGAATTGTATATGATCCATTTATGGGAACGGGAACAACGGCTGTTGCTTGTAAAGAGTTGAGTATAAATTACATAGGAAGTGAAATTTCTAAGAATCAATGTGAGTGGGCAGAAAATAGGTTATCAAAAGTGTAAAGAGTATTGATTGAAAGAAACATTTCAAAGGAAGAATTTAGGAGTAAATTATGAATGATTTTCACAAAATAGGAAGTTTCATTAAACTAAAAATGATGGAACAGAATAAGAGCATTCAATTATTAGCTAAAGAAAGTGGATATTCTATAAAAGATATCGGGAAAATATTTGATGGCAGATTGTTTTTATCTCCAAAACAAATAGAAGAAATAGCTAATGTTTTAGAATTGAATGTTGACGAAATTATTAACTGTACAGATGTAGATCCTATTGAATGTATGGGAGAATTTACAAAAGAAGAAAATAAAGATAAGCTTCTTGATTACATTGATAGATATGTTGATTTAAAAGAGGCAACTTAATTTACACAAATGGAGAATAGATAACTAGGAGGACTAAAATGCATTATTGTGTACATTTATTAACCAAAGAATTACCAAGCGAAAACCAAATTGCAGATATTATGAATCCGTATTATGTAGGTAATGTCTATAGTAATTTAGATGAAGAAAATGAAGACCATGTTGTCAATTATCCTACATTCACATGGGATTGCTATCAAATAGGTGGAAGATATAAAGCAGAAATAAAATTAAAAGTTGATGCAGAGAACAAAGGAAATAACGAATATTATAATTGGGGTTATTATAGCCGTGATGAAAGAAACGGAAGATTATTTTGGTCAAGCTTGTTGTCTACGTTAAAAGAGTGTATGGGAAGCCGATATAGTGAAGAAGATTGGTTTGCTAATATGGGCTTTTATGATAAATATATACTTGTAGACGGAGCAAGACAAAAAGATATAGTTAATCTACCTGAAATGGATTGCTATGTATGTATTTTGCCTGACGGAACAGCAATTGCACGAGCGTCTTGGAATGGTACAAGCTTTGTTGAAGATAAGGATTTCGATAGAAAACATAAAGAAGCATTAGGTGCAAATATGGACGGCTTTATTACAGTTCTTGATGTTCATGATTAAAACAAGGGCTGATTTAAAAGAGGTAACTCAATTTACACAGACAGAGAATAGATAACTAGGAGGTAGAGAAAATGAAAAGACAAATTAGAAGAAATGTTTTTGAAACAAATTCATCGAGTATGCACTCTCTTACTGTAATGAAAAGAGATGAACATTATTCGCCAGAAGAATTTTTAGATGGCTTTTATTTGGGAGATGATGGGATATGGAGTCCTTGGGACGATGATTTAGAATTTGGTAGAAGCCCATTTAGAGCATTAGGAAATTTTCATGATAAATGGTTATATGCTTGTGCGTCTTTAGTGGACGAATATAATGATGATACATATAAGAAACTTGAGCAAATTGCATTAAAATATGTTCCAGGTTTAAAGAAAATCGAAATTCCTATGAGGTCGGATTTTGTTTATAACAAAGATTATCCAGATTATAGCAACGATGAATTTGTGCAAGAATATGGGAAAACAGAAGATGAATTAAATGAATATTTTAATCAAAAAGGTGAAAAATGGGGAGTCGATTCAATTGATTATTATGAGAATAAAGGACGATTCTATTTTGAAGAACCATATACGGGTTACGTTGATGAAAATATATTGGGTGGATTCCTTGAAAGAGAGAATATATCTTTAGAGGAATATTTGACTAATAAAAAATATGTAGTTATTCAAGACGGTGATGAAACTTGCTATTGGAATGCTATGAAGAAAACTGGATTGGTAAATATGGATATTATCGATTATGAGTATCCAAAAGAATAATATAAGGAGAATAAAAATATATGAAAAGACAGATTAGACGTGGAGTATTTGAAACCAATTCATCAAGTACCCATTCATTAACAATGTGTAGTGAGGAAGAATTTGAACAATGGAAGAATGGTAAAGTCCTATTCGATGAGGATGGCGAAACCTTCGTAAAGGCAAGTGAACTATCAAATAAAGATAAGGAATATGCAGCTCAAGAGTATGAGGATAATAAAGATGAGTATTCAAAAGATTGGTCAGAATTATCAGAGACTGCGAAAGAAAGATATTATACAAAATATGCAAAAGAGAATGATCTTATAAATGAAGATGCGAAAACTTATGATGAATGGAATAATGACTATGAACTTGAAACTTTCGTAGGTAAATATACAACAAAAAGTGGAGACCGAGTTGTTGCGTTCGGTAAATACGGATATGATGGTTGATTAAGAGTCAAAACATTATAGTGAATGAAAAGTATGAAGAATATTTGGGAGGTAAAAATGAAAATTTTAGGGAGTTACACGAATGGAAATTTTAGAACTGCTATATTTGAAGATGGAACAAAAATAAGAGAAACAAATGATGATGAATTTCAGGCTGCCTTTGCAGAAAATATGGATATAAAAATAACAAATTATTGTGATATGGGTTGTCCGTTCTGTCATGAAGGAAGTACAACAGACGGCAAGTTTGGAGATATTATGAATGAAAAATTCATTGATACCTTGCATCCATATCAAGAAGTTGCACTCGGCGGTGGAGATGCCACAAGTCATCCTGATTTAATTCCATTTTTGCAAAAGTTAAAAGATAGAAAAGTCATTGTAAATATGACAGTAAATCAAATCCATTTCGAAAAAAAACAAGGCTTGATAAAGAAGCTTGTAGACGAAAAGCTCATATATGGTTTAGGAGTTTCACTTGTAACTCCCACAGAAAACTTTATTAAACTTATCAAACAATATCCTAGTGCAGTCATTCATGTAATCAATGGTGTGTTAAAGCCATCAGACATACAGGCGTTGGAGAATAATAATTTGAAGATTTTGATTTTGGGATACAAACATTTAAGACGTGGTGATGATTTTTATGATATAAACCATGAGAATATTGAAATTAGGCAAAGCTGGTTGTATGAAAATCTTTCGAATATTATTGAAAAGTTTAATGTTGTTAGTTTTGATAATTTAGCCATTGAACAATTAAATGCGCGAAGATTAATGACGGACGAAGAATGGAATGAGTTCTATATGGGTGACGATGGTACAATGACCTATTATATAGACATGGTAGAACGAAAATTTGCAAAGAGTTCAACGGCTGCGTTTGACAAAAGATATGATTTGTTAGATTCTGTTGATGAAATGTTTGAGCAAATAATATCTAAACAGAGTTAAAGACAAAATAACAATAAACAGTTCAAATAGAGAATATTAAATAAAGAGGAGTAAAATTATGAAAATTATAAAAACAGGAAGTACATATCAAATTTATGGCGAGGATTTAATTGTGTTGGACAAACTGCCGGCACAAACATATAAAATTGGATTCAGTAAATTTACCGGTTTCTTTTTAGAGAAACAACATGATTTGGAAATCAAGGAAGATAAGATATACGGAGTTCATGAAGAAAAGGCGAATAAAGTATTGAATAGATTTGAAAAATCTCGTAAGAATTTGGGTGTAATTCTTAGTGGAGATAAAGGTATTGGAAAGTCTTTGTTCGCAAGACTACTTTCACAAAAAGCAATTGAAAATGGTATTCCAGTTATATTGGTCGATGATTTTATTCCCGGCATTGATGATTTCCTAAATGACATTAAAAATGAAGTGCTTATTTTGTTTGATGAGTTTGACAAAACATTTAAGAGTCGAGATGATGTAGATCCACAAGCACAAATGCTGTCATTCTTTGATGGTACAAGTTTTGGGAAGAAATTATTTGTAGTAACTTGCAATGAATATCGCAATTTGAACGAATATATGATTAACAGACCAGGAAGATTTCACTTTCACTTTAGATTTGAATATCCGACGGCAGATGAAGTAAGAAATTATTTGACAGATAAAATAGATAAAAAATATTTTTCTGAAATTAACAAGGTTGTTTCTTTTTCAAGAAAGATTAAATTGAATTATGATTGTCTTTCGGCAATTGCTCTTGAATTAAATGAGGGAGAAAAGTTTGAAGAAACTATTAAAGATTTGAATATTATAAATACACGTGACAGGAAAAGACAATATGATGTTCAATTATTCACAGAAGAAGGCATTATCTTTACAAGTGAAAACAAGGAATTGGACTTACTAAATGGGGATACTAATGATATTTGGGTGGAGGATTCAGAAGGTAATAGTATAAATATCGAATTCTCGGCTAATAATGCAATATTTGATAATAAGCAAAACTCATTTATTGTATCTGGAAATAATGTTAAGATATGTGATGATTATGAGTATGTAGATAAAGCAAAGGAAGATATTTATAAAAATCTCCATTGTGCATATATCAAGTTTTCTCAGAGTTATAATGATTATCTTCATTACAAGTTGATATAAGGAGGATAAAGATTATGGGATTTTTTAGAAACATTAACTGTATAAGAAAAGTGATTTGTGATATTCGGTGGGATATGACTGTTATCAGAGATCAATTAAAAATAATTAATGAAACTATAATTGATAAGCCTGAAGATTCAGATAGAGTAAAGTTGCTTGAAGAACAAGTTGATTGCCTTATCAAAAATAATTTTAAAGATGGAAAGGCATATGATTCAATTGTTCTTATACCATCAAAAAAGATGAGTGATATGGGTCAAATGCCAATGATTATACATCGTGGCGAAAAGATTAATACAGATAATATGACTTCATTCAATGTGTCGTGGAGTTATGGTGATGGTGCAATTCTTACAACTGAAAAGGAGTAATGTTATGGATATTATATGTATGAATGGGCTATATAAGCTGACAATTAATAAAGAATATACGATAATAGCAGAGAATATCATGAAAGCAAAACAAGAATTTCTTCAATTTCTTTCTACAGATTTTGATAGAGCGGTCGATAAAAAGCTTGGCGATTATGGTTTTGATTCGGAGAATATAAATAGATGAAAACAATGTTTCAAAGGGAGAGTGTTGCGACATGATGAAGGGCGATAAGATAAAATTGAAAAAGGGAATAGGTACACTTAGACATATTGGTGCAATATGCGAAGTGACTGATGTGTCAGAAGACGGCATAATTTCTTTTAGATACAAAAATAAATATGAAGGCTGTATCTCAGAAGATGTGTGTGCAGAATATTTTGATGAAGTTCACAAGTGGAGCGAATGGAGAAAGAAAAATGGTGGGAATTACTTCAACAATGATGGAAGATTTTATGCATTTGTTTATGAATACAGAACCGATGGCAAAAAGATTCAAGTACGAAGTGGGAAATATAAAGCAGAGGCTTGTTGCCATAAAGATGATACATATAATGAGGAGATAGGTTTATTCCTAGCAAGCAATAGATTGTTTATAAAAATTCTTCAAGACATGGTTAATTCTGAAATTCGTCAAATGAAATATGATGTAGTAGATGAACTTTTTAGGAATGTGGCAAAGGCAAGTGCAAAATTAGGTGTTAAATTTGTATAAGTAAATAAACTTTTCATCGGATGAAACGGAGAATGTATAGGTAGAAGGGTAGAAAATATAGTGAGTACAAAATATTACATACATACACAAAACAAGGAATTTGTTGAGAAGTATTTCTTTAATGAGTATAGACTTGTGGACGAACCTTGTTTTGGCTATGAAATTTGTATTGGACGTAGAAGTGGTGGATGGAAGCCTTTGTTTAATCAACACAACGACGCATATACTTCCGTTGAAGAAATGAAAGAATTTTTATCCATACATTCCGATAAAATTTCTATATATGATGAATCTGAACGATTTATTACTTTAAATGAATTAGAAGATGGGTTAATAAATTGGGGAGAGCATCAGGCAGTCAAGTATATGAAGTATAACGCTCAAGAATCCGACTTAGACGATATTCGTTTTGATATAAGTACAAAAGACGATTATGATATAAGAGCTCCATTTGACCATATTGAATATAACAAAGTAATAGATAGGCTTGCTCCCGAATTAAAAACGTATAGAGGTCATTATACTCATGATAAAGATAATTATGATTTTGTGTCGGGTTGGTGGAGTAACCCAAGACCAAGAGGATTATTGAGGAGGCTGTTTAATGAGTTGGAATCCAGTAATGAATAAATTCATTGAAATAAAAAATGAGTTTCATAAAAGAATGGGATATGTTACATATGACATGGACGGGAAGAAAACCTGTTTGGAACTATGGGTCGAATGTTTAAATAACATTGACCCCATAAATCAATATCCTGAATATACAGACTTACTTTCAAGATTAGAACTAAACCAAAACGGACAGTTTCTTCTTTTGAGATACGGTCAATATAGCGATATCTACAATGGAGAAGTTGATAATTCTGGTGAAGAATTATGGAATAAATATGATGGATTCTATCGTGAATGTAGAAGCATAGTAATTGATATAGTAAATGACAAAATAGTTTTGTGTCCATTTGCTAAATTCTTTAATATTAATGAACTTGAAGAAACAAGTTTGGAGAATATACAAAGTAGAATTGACAATGCAAAAACAGTTGAATTTTCAAATAAGTTGGACGGTTCTATGCAATCAGCTACTTGGTATAACGGTCAAATTGTAATGGCAGGGAGTCAATCTATTGACCCAAATATGTCTTGGAGATTACAAGATGGTTGTAAGATGATATACCAGTTACCTGGTTATGAACGAATGTTACGAGAATATCCCAATATCACTTTTGTTTTTGAGTACATTTCATTGAAAGATACACATGTCGTTAAATACACAAAAGAGCAAGAAGGATTATATCTTATCGGCATGAGAAGTAATTTGACCGGCGAAGAATATTCATATGAATCAATTCTCAAATTCGCAAAATTATACAATATTCCAACAACAGAAATCTTCAACAAGACCTTGGATGATGTTATGACCGAATTAGATGATAAGTCATCTGATGAAGCGGAAGGTTTTGTAATCAACATTGACGGTTATAAGGTTAAATTAAAATACAATGATTATGTGCATATTCATAAAGTATTATCTAAGTTATCGTCTATCAATTTAGTGATTTCTTCTATCGCTGACAGCTGTTATGATGATTTGCTATCGAAATTACCAAAGGCTTATCATGAAAATGTTAAGAAGATAGCAACCGTTGTTATGAAGTATATTACTGAGACCACAAAAAATATAAAACAATACTATGATGCTGCTCCCAAAACCAATAAGAAAGATTTTATGATATATGTTTCAGAAAATGTTCCTAAGGAGTATCAAGTATATTGTAGAGAATTATATTATGGTCATGATATCAATGTTTTAAAAAGTGGCAACAAAAAGTCACCTCGATATAAAAAATTAAAGGAAATGGGAGTGGACGATTATTCTATGCTCTTCAAGGAGGAATTGAAGGATGTTTAAACAAGAAGTGCAAAATCAAATTCAACAACATTACGACAAACTTATATCGTTAGGCTACAATGTTGTTGGCATATTTTTATACGGTTCACAAAATTATGAGTTGGATTACTTTGGTTCAGATGTCGATTCAAAAGCAATAATTCTTCCTACATTAAACGATATTGTGTTTAATCGTCAACCGGTAAGTACGACACTTGATATGGGGAATGGTTGCCTATGTGATGTAAAAGATATTCGTAAAATGTTTGAGTGTTTTAAGAAACAAAATATTAACTTTGTTGAACTTTTGTTTACTCAATATTATATTTTAAATCCAATTTATGAAGAACTATTCGCACCTATGCTTGATAATGCCGAAAAAATTGCAAGGTACAACAATTACGCAAGTGTTAATTGTATGTGCGGAATGGCATTTGAAAAGTACAAAGCTCTTACATATCCGTATCCAAGTATCGTAGATAAGATTGAGAAATATGGTTGTGACCCCAAACAATTACATCATATTTTACGTTTGAAAGATTTTATCGAAAGATATTGTAATGGCGAAAGTTACCGTACTATTCTAATCCCTAAAAATAAGGATATGTTGCTCGATATTAAATCTAATTATCATTATGAATTAGAATATTCAAAAAATTTAGCAAAAGAAACGTGTGAGTGGATTAAACAATATAAACAAGAGTATATGGAGAATAATCCATTGGAGATTAATACTGAAGCAAAAGATGTTATGGAAAAGGTGATGACAAAATTAATTACATTCAGTATAAAAAATGAGGTGTGTAGGAATGAGTAGACCAAAACTATATGTTATGTGTGGCTTGTCTGGAAGTGGCAAATCTACTATCGCAAAACAGATTACAAATGATAATCCTGATACAGTTATTATATCAACTGATATGATACGAGAACAATTAACCGGCGAAATCGGAGACCAATCTCAGAATGATGAAGTCTTTGAAATTTTTCATACACTAATCCGAAAGCGTTTGGAGAATAAATACAATGTGATAGCTGATGCAACAAATATTACAATGAAATCTCGCCGGGCAATTCTAAATAAGGTTAACGGATTAGACATAGAAAAGATTTGTTACATAATACCGAAACCATTCGAGTGGTGTCAACAAGATAATAAAAATAGACCACACCCTGTTCCCGATGAAGTGTTAGAAAAGCAAATTAGAAGATTTGAAATCCCTTTCATTGAGGAAGGGTGGAGCAAGATTATTATTCATGATGAATTTAAAAATCATGTGAGAAATTTGGTTAATGAAATAGCTTATATGGGAGATTTCGACCAAAAGAATCCTCATCACACAATGGATTTGTACAAGCATTGTTTAAATACTAAGAAATTAATGAAAGAAAAGGGTTATGAAAATCCTTGGCTGGGCGGTGCGATGATGCATGACTTAGGTAAATTGTCAACTCAAACATTTGATGATCTTGGCATAGCTCATTACTTTGACCATCACGCATACGGTTCGTATTTTGTATTGAGTCGAATACCTCAAAATTTAGAAGTATTAGACGTATGTTTCCTTATCAATTATCATATGTTGCCGTTTAGTTGGGAAAGTGAAAAAACGAAACAACGCTGGCGAAAAAGATTCGGAGAATATAAGTATAAGATACTTATGGATTTTCATGAATGCGATATACAGAGGTGATAAAGGAAATATATGAGTAAAGAGTTATCTAATAGAGAACAAAAGTTTCGGGATGAGTATATGGATATTTTGTATCAGGCTATAAGGAAAGAACATCCACCTGGGAAATACCTTCTCTTAGACAAGGACGATTTGAGAAAATTGACGGAACTGTTCAAAAGAGTTTATCAAGAAGGAGAATATATTGATATGAATGATATTAAAGAATTTCTTACAAAAGAACATAAAGAACTTATTCATAAGAAAATTGTAAAAACAATTGAGGATATGGACTTTACTTCTATAATAGAAGATTTTATCAATGATGAATTGGATTATGTTAGAGATCGAGATAATGTTGATGAATTCTTGGAAGAACAAATTATAGAAATTGTCCGTCAGCATTTAGTTAAGAGTGGATTGTTAAAGGAGAATAAGTAAGTATGAATTATTTTATTTCGGATTTACATTTGGGTCATAAGAATGTTTTAAAGTTTGATAATCGTCCATTTATCAATATAGAAGAACATGACAAAACAATTATTGATAATTGGAATAGTAAAGTTAATGATAATGACGATGTATATGTCTTGGGTGATATTAGTTGGCACAATGCCACCAAAACTATTGAAATTTTCAAACAGTTAAAAGGTCGCATACATTTAATTCAAGGAAATCATGACAATAGAATATTAAAAAACAAAGAATTATACAACTTATTTGTCGAGGTTGTAGATTACAAGGAACTAAAAATTGACAATGAAATTTCAGTTGTTTTATGTCACTATCCGATGCCATGTTTCAAAAATCATTACTATGATTGGGTACATCTTTATGGGCATGTACATAATAGTTTTGAAGAAAATATGATACAACATTTTAGATATGAAATGGGAGCATTATATGATAAACCTTGTCATATGTACAACGTCGGCGCGATGATGAAGTATATGGATTATACACCGAGAACACTAGAAGAAATTATAAGAAGGGAACAGAATAAATGAAAGAAACTAAAATAATTAGTGCTTACCCTTGTTGTGGAAAGACCTATGCTTTTGAAAACTATCAAGATATATATTCAATTTTAGATAGTGATAGCAGCGATTTCAGTTGGATATATAGAGAACGAACGGATGATGAACTTCAAAAGATAAAAGAAGATTTTGAATCTATGCTTAGTCCTACAAACGCAGACAAAGAGCTCGAGCGAATTAGATGTGAAAAGATAAAGGAACGTAATCCTGATTTCCCAAATAACTACATTGAGCATATAAAAGAGAATATAGGTAAAGTAGATTATATTTTTGTAAGTAGTCATTTGGCTGTAAGACAAGCTTTAGAGGACGCAGGAATAAAATATTTTACCGTATATCCAGAGACAGAACTGCTTGACGAATGGGTAAAAAGAATGTATAGAAGAGGAAATGACAAAGCATTTATAGATTTTCAGATTAAACATTGGAATGACTTTGTTAATGGTATAGATGATGAACCTCATGGTGAGAGTGTGAGACGATTAAAGAGTGGTCAACATATCACAGACGTAATGTTCTAATGAAAATTAAATTTCAACGGCAAGAAAAAACTGTATATGGTGGTTTTAAGATGATGTCAACTACTATATATAGTATATAAAAATAGACAATCAACAAATTTTGGTCGAGGAGTTGATTGTCTATATAAAAGGATACTTCATAATGGGATATACCATTACTCTGTATTTTTATATTTTAACATATTTTTGCAGAAATATCAAGTGTTATTTTTATCATTTTGTTTGGGTGGGAATTAGCATACCCTTGGACAATCTGTGTCCATAAACCACTGTTCATATAGTTCACATAAATTTAATTCTATGTTCCGTCCATTTGGACGTTCAGATAGATTTTATTACGTTAATTTTTATTTCAAGGAGGATTTTATTTTAATGGCGAAAACAAAGAAAATACTAGAGAAAAAGAATTGGTCTAACTCGTTTATGCTTATTGGAGAAGCAAAAATTAATGATTATACATATAAGTTAGACGAAAAAGCTGGACAATCCGATTGGATTTATAACAGTTTGAATCTTGGTGTGTACTGTGGTGAAACTTGTGGAACTGTATATGCAGAACTTATGGGTGGTTACGGTGCAGAAAGAGATAATGTTATTTATGTTCATGGCAAGGACGAAAACGGCAAAGATGATTTTAGTAATAAATTTACTATTGATTGGGAAGACAGATTTGATGAAACAATTCTAGAAACTGTGGGTGATCTTTGTTACTTAACTGTAGGCATTGAGAGAGATAAGGGTGGCAAGGTTTACTATAAGAAATTTCTAGCACCATATGACATGATTGCGTATATTAATGAAAATCTTGAAGATGGAATGGTTGTCAATGTAAAGGGCAACTTGAAATATTCTATGTATAATGATGAATTGCAAGTTAAAAAGGAGATAAATAGCGTTGTTCTTTCTAAAGTTAATGACTCAAGTAAGTATTGTGCTAAATTCACACAGACAATGCTATTAACAAAAGATAGTCTCGGCAAGGTAGATAAGACAACCGGCATTCTTCCGATCTATGCAAAGGTGTTGGACTACATTAAGGAATACAAAGGTAAGGAAGTAAGAGCTAATATTCCGTATAATAAGACATTTGAATTCGAGCTTGATTTATCAACACCTGACATTGCACAAAAAGTCATAGATAAGATATTTAAGGTTAGAAAAGATGTTACAGAAGTGACTTTTGAAGGAGATCTTATTGAGGGTGGTGCTTTAGTCACAGCAACAGAAGACGATCTTCCCGATGATATTAAAGCACTTATTGCAATCAATGTATTTACGCTTGAAGAGGCGCTTGCAAAGTGTACTGCAAATTCTGGACGAGAAAAAAGAATGGTTATTCGAAAGCCAGTTATTAAACTAGTCGAAGATAAAGAGGGCAACAAAACTCCTGTTATTCAGAAGTTTGAAAGAAAATACGAAGAAGAAGACTTAATTCCTGATTTTATGTATAGCACAGAAGATGAGGATTATGAAGATGAGATAGATGATGATACAGATTCAGATGAAAATAAAAGTACATCTAACGATGACAACGATTGGTTAAATAGACTGTAAATATAAATATAAGTACGAATAAAAAATATAAATGAGGTCGTAAAATGCGACCTCAAAACAAATTAAACAAAGGAGATTTTTATATGGCATACGGAATAAAAAATGTAGTTAAAATTGATCCATTGGCTTATAATATTGGCTTGATAGGAGAAAGTGGAATTGGTAAAACGACAATTATTAAGGAAATGTGTGAAAAGCTTACGGGTTCAAATGATGGTTATTTGTTTTTGGAATGCGGCAAGGAAGATGGTGCAGACGCAATTCAAGGTATTAATTATATTAATTGCCGTGAATGGTCTGCCGACTATGATGAGATAGAAAATTCTATTGGTTTCGAAGATGTGGTTGATGATATCATTGATAATAAAACTACAGAATATCCATTGTTGAGAACGGTTGTCATTGATACATATGACCAATTGATTGATATCGCAAAAGCAGAGGTTATTGAAATGCATAACCGTGAAAATCCCGACAAACCAGTCAAATCAATTAAGGCTGCTTTTGGTGGCTATATGGCTGGTGAAGACAAAGCTGTAGATATGGTTTTAGAAAAGTTATGGAATTTAAAAAGAGTTGGTGTTTCATTTATCATTATTGGACATGTTAAACGACGTGACCAAGAAGATATGTTTACTGACCAAAAGTATCGTTCGTTGACAACAAACATGTCAATAAGAGATTTTAATGCAATAAAAACAAAGCTTCATTTTTTGGGAGTGGCTTCCATTGATAGAGAAATTGTTCAGCAAAAAACAGGCAAAAAAGACAATAAAGGTAATGAAAAGATGAAAGGCGTAGTTGCTAAAGAAAGCAGAAAGATTACTTTTAGAGATGATTCTTATTGTATTGATAGCAAAAGTCGTTTCGCAGATATTGTTCCTGAAATTGAATTTACTCCAGACGCACTTATAAAAGCGATTACCGATGCAATTAAAGCAGAACAATCTAAGTCAGGCAAAACTTTTGAACAATCAAAGGCTGAGCAAGAATTAGAAACAGCAAAAAAGTTGAAAGAAGTAGCAAAAGCAGAGCAGGTAAAAAAAGAAACCAAAAAACTTGAAGATGTAGTTACACAAATTACAGATTATATTAAAAATAATAAGTCCGATATGGACAAGATTAAGCCTATTATTGCCAAGACAAAAGAACTTGGATATGAAAATCCGACAACAATTAGTAAGGTTGAAGATGCTGAAATAGTATTAGAACTTATTTCGTAAAATTCTATATGGGGACAACATGCACGATATATGTTGTCCCCATGAAATAGGAGGTTGATTTTTATGAGAGAAATAAGAAAAAAGGAAAATAAAAATCAAGAATTTTTTGATTTATGTAAATATATAGAAAGAGAAATTTTCAAATATGATGAAAATCAAAAATTAAAACAAGCATCCTGTTTGCAACTAAGAGGTCTTGTAAATGGCAAAGATTTTGGACATAGAGAATATAACGGAGAAAGTAAGTATCCAATTAAATCTGTTCTCATTGCATTTCAAATAAACAAAAATAAAATATTAAATAGCATACAAGGGAAAAATTTTACTAATGAGATTTCTCAAATGAGATATATATGTAAAATTATTGAAAATGATATTCCCAATATATATATGAGATTAAAGAACGCAGAAAAGACGCAAGAAAGCATTCAGAATATGGACACGGATATTCTTTCTCATAACGGTGGTACATATCAGAAAAAAACAGAAGACCCAAAGAATGAACGATTAAATGAGTTATGGTAAGGCGGCGAGGACAATAGCAACGAAAAATGTTACAAAAGGCAACAAGATAACTCCATTTGAACAGGAGCTAATTGAGACAGTAAAGAAGATAAATGAATATAAAGAAGCTTGCGAAGCTAATGTGGTAAGTATTTTATATAAAAAGCCAGATTCAATATTTGAAACCAATTTAACATTGGAAGAATTTCATAATAATATTTGGCGTGTGTATTGGACTATTGCAAATGATATAGTAAAAATTGAAAAGAAAAATGCACTTGATGATATTACAGTTGGTTTGTATCTCGAAAAACATCCCAAATTAAGAAGCAAATATGAAGAATATGGTGGATATGACACCATTGTAAGTGCAAGTGCTTATGTAAATACAGAAAATCTATATGGATATATTCAGGAATTACGCAAGTGGAATAGTGTTATAAAATTAGCAAAACGTGGCTGCCCTGTGAGAGATAGATTAAGTGATTATTGTGATATGGCGGCTGAGGAAATCTATAATGAATGGGAGGCTTTTATTAATGATATATTTGTAAATATAGATTGCGATGTAAAAAGTTATGATATATGCGATGGTATTTATGATTTAATCGAAGAACTTGATGAGGGGCTGGCGATCGGGCTTCCATATCATAATATGGATATGATTACAAAAGAAACAGGTGGGCAGTACTTAGGTTCTATTACATTAGTTGGGGGATTAAGCAATGTAGGAAAGTCTACATTTGCTAGAAACGCTACAGTCCCAACTGCAATAAAAGAAAAAGAACGTGTTGTTGCAATGATTAACGAAGATAACTTAAAAAAGTGGCAAAGAGAACTTCTTATATTTGTTGCAAATAACATAATTAAAGAGGATTTACAAAAGCATATCGTCAGAGATGGACATTATCAAGACGACACAAAGGAATTGCTCTATAAAGCCGCTGATTGGATTAAAGAACAAACACAAAATCATATACTTACAATTGTTCCTTTTAAACAATATAAGACAAAGAATGCAATTAAAATTATAAAAAAATATTCGAGTATGGGTGTAAAATACTTTATTCTTGATACATTTAAAATGGATGCTGGTGATGTAAGCGACAAATCTTGGCTTGAAATGCAACAGAACATGGTTGAAATTAATGATGTAATTAAACCCGAATCGAAGAATTTACATATTCTTATTACATTCCAATTAGCAAAAGGAAGTGTAAAACAAAGATACTATACTCAAGATAATATTGGAATGTCAAAGAATATTATCGATCCCGCTTCGACTTGTATTATGATTCGTGATTTATATGATGATGAATATACTGGCGAAAAAAGAGAATTAAAAGTATATAGGCTTGAAGGGAAAAACGGCAAAACGAAAATTCCAGTTAAGTTAGACAAGGACAAACATTATCAAATTGCTTTTATTATTAAAAATAGAGAAGGCTCTGCTAATAGATATCAAGTAGTATTTTCGCATGATATGTCAAGAAATATTATGCATGAAATTGGTATCACAAATGTGCCTGTTGATTTTTAAGGTGGTGAGTATTATATGACCGTTTTGGAGTTAAAAAAATATATTTTCCAAAAAGGTAAAATTGAATTTATTTTAAATGAGATTGGGTGCGGTCATATATTATACCACCCAACCAAAGAATATTATAGTTGTTCAAATTGTGATGGCGATAATAAAACGGCTATCAATATAAAAAATAATGAATATTTAGGCTGCAAAAATTATACAAGAGAAAAGTATTTTGACGATAATTCGGATTTGCTCACTCTTGTACAGTATAATAAAAGCCTAAAAGATAAAAAATTTTCTTTTTTTGATACGATTAAATATTTGCATAAAATATTAGGACTTCCATTAACTTTAAAAAAAGAAAATAAAGAAGAGAAAAAAAATGATCCCCTATATATATTTAAAAAGGTTAAACTACGAAAAAAAAGACAAAATGTGCTTGATTTCAATATATTAAACGAAAGCAAATTGCATGATTTTGTTCCGTATATTCATATTGATTTATTTAGAGAAGGAATAATGCCATGGACTATCAAAAAATTCGGGCTTGCATATAGTTATAGATATAAACGAAATGTAATTCCATTAAGATATTGGTTAACTGGTGAGTTGCTTGGATTTAATATGAGGACATCAATTGAGAATTACGAATTATTTGATATAAAAAAATATTATATAACACCAGGATATCCAAAACAAATGAACCTTTTTGGCTTATGGGAGAACAAAGATAGTATCCAAGAAAAAGGGCATGTGGTCGTTTTCGAAGCGGAAAAATCAGTTTTAAAAAGAGATAGCTTAAATGATCCGACCGGTGTTGCAGTTAGTGGTCATGAGATATCAGATGAACAAGCCAAAATACTTATTGGATTGAATTGCGAAATTATAATAGCATTCGATAAGGATATAAGTATTGAACATATTCGATATTGTTGTGAAAAGTTTTATGGGATAAGAAAAGTATCTTATATATGGGACAAATATGATTTGTTAGACAAGAAGGATAGTCCTGCGGATGCTATCAATAAAATATATGAGTATTTATTTGAATATAGAATTCTTTATGACGAATATGAACATAAAAAACATATAAAAAATTTAAAAAAGGTTGGTGCTTGATGGGAAGAAAGACGAAAGAAGAATTAAAAGAAATAACAAAGAAATATAATGTAAATCGTTTGTGGAGTTGGAGTAAATTTAATACTTATCATAATAGTCCATATGAGTATTATTTAAAATATATAATCAAGAAACCAGAAGATAGACAAGATTGTATTTATACAACAACCGGTGGTATGGCTCATGACATTATGGAGAGTTTATACACGGGTAAAATTGAATATGAAAATATGGATTCAGATTTTGAAGATGCATGGATTACTGCTAATATTGCAGAATTAAAGTTCGATAGAAATGACTCTGGAAAAAATAAGAAAATATCTGATAAGTATTATAAAAATCTTAAACACTTCTTTAATCATCATATTATGATTCCTCACAAAATACAAATTGAGCAATTTATTACTGCATTAGTTGGCAAAAATGTCTTTCAAGGATATATAGATGCATGTTATAAAGATAAAGACGGCAATTACAATATTTTAGATTGGAAAACTAGTAGTATTTATAAAGGCGAAAAGGTACTTAATGAATGTGGGCAATTGGTTGTATATGCTATTGGATTACATCAAATGGGTGTGCCGTTTGAGAAAATAAAAATCTGTTGGGACTTTTTAAAATATGTAAAAGTAGATTGTAAACAGGCTAATGGCAAATGGACAACAAGAGAAATCGAAAGATGTGAGATTGGTTCAAAATTACAATCAAGTGCAAAAATGTGGTTAAAAAAATGTGGTTATGAAGATAAACTTATAGAATATCTTGATATGTTGGCACAGACAAATGATATTAACTGTTTGCCTCAAGATGTACAAGCAAATTTTGTATTTCATGATTGTATAGTTTATGTTGATTTAACACAAGACTTAATTGATAGGTGGACGGCAGATATAATAAATACAATTGATAAGATTGAAAATATGGAGAATAAATATTATGAAAGTCATGATGAAATGATTTTTTACGACTCTCCTGAGCAGGTAGCAAAGCAAAGTTATTATTTTTCAACATTATGTGCATATTCGCCAAAACTCCATAAGCCATATAAATTATATTTAGATAAACTAGAATCTAAGAAAAATGGGGGAAGTTTTTTCGATGGTTTAGGAACAGATGTAAAAAGAGAAAAGTTGTCAACAGAGAATAATACAGTTGAAAAAGAAGATTTGTCTTGGTTGGAGCAACTGTAGAAGGAGATGAGAACAATATCGAATAAGAATTACACAATATATCATTTACATAGCGATTTGTCAAATGGTGTAACAAATATTGATAGCGTAACTAAATATTATGAATATATCGAAGCAGCAAAAAAATGTGGTATGAAAGCAATGGGGTTTGCTGAACACGGTTCAATACTTGAATGGGTACATAAAAAAAACAAAATAGAAGAAAACGGAATGAAATATATTCATGCAGAAGAATTTTATGTAACTGAAAAATTGTATTTTGAACCAGAAATACCAAATGAAATGTATGAATCTACGGTAGATACTGATGAGAAAGAAATGCAAGTCAAAATTAAAAAATATATTGAAGATAATAGAACTCAAAAGAGAGATAATTATCATGTGGTTTTGATTGCTAAAAATTATGATGGTGTAATTGAATTAAATCACCTATCATCAAAAGCCTTTCAAAGAGATGGACATTTTTATTACAATCCACGAATTTCATTTGATGAGTTAGTGTCTACTTCTAATAATATTATTATATGTACTGCTTGTATCGGAGGCATCTTGGCTAGTGGCACACCTAAAATTAAAGAGGCATTTTTGAAGTTTCTTATTGAAAATAAGGATAGATGCTATCTTGAAATACAGCATCACAATGATGATATGCAAATAAAATATAATCAATTTTTAAATGTGATTTCTCAAAAATACGACATTCCACTAATTGCAGGCACAGATACACATGCTTTAAATGATAATCATTTACGAGGTAGAGCAATTATGCAGAAGTCTAAAGGTGTTAATTTTGATTCGGAAAGTAATTGGGATTTGACTTTTAAAACCTATGATGAATTAGTGTCTGCATATGAAAAACAAGATGCACTATCAAAAAATGTCTATCTAACAGCAATTGAAAATACAAATGTTATGGCTGATAGTATCGAAGAATTTTCATTAGATTATTCTAAAAAATATCCTAAATTATACAACGATTCAATGGCAGTATTTAAGCAAAAAATTTTAGAAGGCATAAAGCAACGTGGGGTTGATAAATATAAAAATTTTCAGCAATATAAAGATAAAATTATATATGAACTTGAAACGTATAAACATAATGATGCTATTGACTTTATGCTATTAGAAGAAGATTACAAGCGAGAACTTAGAAAACAAGGTGTTCATTATGGATATTCAAGAGGTTCAGTTTCGGGAAGTATTATAGCATACCTTTTGGGAATTACTGATGTAGATAGTATTAAATATAACTTGAATTTTGAGCGTTTTATGAATAAAGAACGTATAAGTCTTGCTGACGTTGATTCTGATTGGTTTAGCGAAGATCGATGGAAAGTTAGAAAATATCTTTTTGAAAAAGATGGCTTATATTGTTGCAATATTGTGACATTTAATACAATTAAAATGCGTGGCGCAATTAAAGACGTTGGCAGAGCTTTAGGAATGACACTCCAAGAAACGCAAGAATTGTGTAATTTAGTACAAGAAGATGAAAACAAAAAGGAATTTGTTGAAGATAAGATTAGAGAAAAACATAAGCAGTTATTCGAATATGTTGATATAGTCACTGGAACTATCACTTCTTTGGGTAGACATGCAGCGGGACTTGTGGTTTCTCCACATGAAGTGGACAAGGCATTTGGAACATTATATATTTCTTCTGACGATAAACCTATTTCACAAATAAATATGAAAGAAATTGATTCGCTTAATTATGTTAAATTAGACGTGTTGGGTTTGGACTGTGTGGGACTTATAGATAGGACTTGCAAGGCAGCAAATATTCCATTTTTAACACCTGACAATCTTGATTTTAATGACAAGGCTGTATGGGATGATATTTCGAAAGACACGACTCTTATTTTTCAATTTGAGTCAGATTTTGCAGGTTCGTACCTTAGAGATATTCTTCGAGAATCTACAATTAAAAACATAAAAAAGAAGAATCCAAATTTCTCATATATTGACTTGATGAGCATGGCAAATGGTGCTATTAGACCGGCAGGCGAATCGTATCGAACAGAATTATCACAAGGAATTTATAGAGATAATGGACATCCTGCATTAAATGATTTCCTTGCTCCAACATTAGGTTATTTGGTATATCAAGAACAGATTATTGAATTTTTACATAAGTTTTGTGGATTTACAATGGGCGAAGCCGATGTCGTTAGAAGACATTTTAGTAAGAAAACAGGAACAGAGACTGATATCCCTATTATAAAAGATGGAGGATATTTAACTAGTAACAAAACACATTACATTAAAGGCTTTGTGCAAACAATGAAAGAAGAATATGGAGTAGAAAAGGGCGAGGCTGAAAAACTTATCGGAAATTTCTTGCAAGTTATTATTGATGCATCGGATTATTTGTTCTCAAAAAACCATGCTGATCCATACACATTTCTTGGCTTTGCTTGTGCCTATCTTAGACATTATTATACTTTAGAAACTATCACATCTGCTTTAAACATCTATGTATCAGACAAAGAAAAATCATTGAATATAAAAGAATATGCGATATCAAAAGGATATGTAATTGAGCCAATTAAATTCAGAAAATCAAGAGCGGAATATGAATTTGATAAAGAGAATAATAAAATATATCAAGGAATCGCTTCTATCAAATTTTGTAACAGTATTATAGCTGATGAATTATATTCATTAAGAAACAATAAATATAATTCATTTATTGAATTGATTGCGGATATTAAAAGTAAAACATCTGTAAATACTAGACAATTAGAAATATTAACAGGTCTTAATTTCTTCTCTGAGTTTGGCAAAAACAAATATCTTCTTAATGTTATAAATATCTATAATAAATTCTCATCATGTAAACAAATTAACAGATCAAAATTAGAATCTTTGGGAATTTCAGAATTTATTGCAAAAAAATATTCTGAAAAAGAAACACCTTCTTTATTCAAAGGTATTGATAATATAGGATTGATTACAGAATTGTGCAAGAATTTAGAAAATATAGAAATGGGTATTATTGAAATGGTTAAGTTTGAAAAGGAACATCTTGAGATGGTCGTTTATACAAATAAACAAGTTGGAAATGACTATTATATTATTGTAGATTATAAAACCTACAAAGATACGACTAAACCATATTTTACGGCTCGAAAAATAAAGACCGGTGAAGAAGTTCATTCTAGGATTAAACAAAGTAAAATATTTAAGGAAAATCCATTTGGCTTATATTCGGTATTAAAAATAAAAGAATTTATGCCAGAATTTAAAAAGAAGTTTACTGATGGTAAATGGAGTGTAACAGATGAAACCGAAGATGTCTTAACGGAGTATGAGGTGATAAAAAGTTGAAAGAAAAAGAAGACAAGGAAATTATTTTCAAAGGAAGAGTTATAAGACAAACCTATGATGGTGGCGACTATAAAATTTATGCACTAGATGTTGATAAAGAAATTTACCCAGAAATTAAATTTACAAAGTACGGAAACGCAACAATAACAGGAGAAATGCATGAATTAGGAATTGGTATAGAATATGAAATCAAAGCAATCGAACAGAATACAAAATATGGATATAGTTATAAAGTTCTTAATATAAGAAGAGACAAGCCAAAATCAGCTTCAGATATGTATATATTTTTAGAGGAGATACTCACTTTGAAACAGACAAACACATTATATGAAATTTACCCTGATATTGTTGACAGGGTAATGAACGACCGCCTTGAAGATATAGACTTAAATAAATTGCCTGGTATTAAAGAGTGCACATTCAATATTATTAAAGAAAAAATTATTGAGAATTTTTGCTTGGCTGAGTTAGTAATTGAGTTTCAAGGCTTATTAAGTCTTCCCATGTTAAAGAAATTATATGAGAAATATACTTCTGTTAATATGATAAAGAAAAAACTTCGTGAAGACCCATATAAATGTTTGTGTGGATTGGCAAAGGTTGGGTTTACAACTGCCGACGGAATTCTATTAGAACTTGAAAAAATATCAAAAGAGAATAAAAAAAATAATAAAGATATTATTATTGAATTTGATACAGATTTAAAAACCAGCAAGCATAGATGTTTGTCGTGTATGTTGTATCTTTTAGAAAAAAATGAAGAAGAAGGACATACATTGATGTCAATTAATGATTTAAGAAATCAATGTATGAAAATGGTTCCGGCATGCTCTAATCATTTTGTTGAATGTATGAAACATGAAAGTATTTATTACAATAAAGATTCCATGGCTGTATCATTGAAGTCTACATATGAAATAGAAAAATATATAGCAGAGAATATAATGTTAGGATTGATTAATCTACATCATCAATGGGACTTTGATTGTGCAAAATATTATATTGTAAATGGTTGTGAATTGTCAGATGAACAATTAGAGATTGTAAAAAATATTTGTAGATATAACATATGCATTCTTAATGGTGCAGGCGGTACAGGAAAATCATTTTGTACACAAGCAGTCATTAATATGCTTAAAGACAATAATAAATCATTTAAATTATTTTCACCAACTGGCAAAGCTGCAAAAGTGCTGTCAGATTACACGCAAGAAAATGCCACAACAATACATAGAGGTTTGGGGTATATGCCACCTAACACTTGGAGTTATAATGAAGAACATAAACTTGATTGTGATGTACTTATTATTGATGAGTTTTCTATGACAGATATTTTCTTGTTTAAAAGAATATTAGATGCAATTGATTTTAGTAGAACAAAATTATTATTGATTGGAGACAATGCCCAATTACCATCAGTATCATGTGGAAACTTATTACATGATTTTATGGAATCACATATTATTCCAACTGTTACATTAACAAAGGTGTTTCGTTATGGCGAAGGCGGGTTAATGAAAGTAGCAACAGATGTCCGTTTTTGTAAACCGTATCTTAATAATGTATGTGAACGATTTACATGGTTTGGCGACAATAAAGATTATGCATTTGTGAACATTGGTAGTGATATTATGGTCAAAAATGCAGTTGCATTATATAGCAAGTTACTTTCTCAAGGTTACAAAGCAGAAGAAATTCAAGTATTAACTGCATACAAAAAAGGTGACATTGGGTCAATCTCAATTAATAATGCCATTCAGAAAGTTGCCAATAAGAATTATGGCTGCGATGAATATATGAAAATTGGAGATACGGTTTATTATAAAGGTGATCTTGTAATTCAAAATGTCAATAATTATCACGCACAATTATATGTAGATGATGAATTCTGCTTAGATGAAGATATGGACGAAACTTTTATTGCGAATGGTGAGACGGGAGTTGTTATAGCAATCAAAAAAGAATATTTGTTGATTGATTTTGACGGCGTAATAGTTAAATATTTTAGAAATGATATGCAAATGGTTGGGCTTGGATATTGTATCACAATTCATAAATCACAAGGCAGTTCTATTAAAGTTGTAATCTTACTTACTCCTCAAGCTCATACATTTATGCTCAATTCGAATCTAATATATGTTGGATTGACAAGAATGAAAGAAAAATGTTTCCATTTAGGTAATGTAGATACGGTGAATTTGGCTGTTAAGAAGAAGGCGAATTTTGCTAGGAATACATTTATGCAAAAATTGCTAAAAGATATATGCAAAAAGATTGGCGAAGCATTGACAAATGCTGAAAACAACAAAATAAGAAAGGAAACAGTTCAAACAAATGAATAGTAAGTCAAGTATATTTAATTCAATTTTAGACACGATTGTATCAGAAGATATTAGAAAATTCGCAGAAAGATGCATTAAAACAATTCCAGATTATTTCTGGGATGTGGGTGCATCAAGTACGGGAAGATACCATCCTCAATATGCTCTAGGAGATTTAGGATTAGCAAGACATACGTGTGCATTGGTCAGATTTTTAAATCACATCTTTGCAGTTAAATGTTTCGGCGAGAATTTTACACAAAGAGAGAAAGATTTAATGAGAGTAGCCGGAATGATGCACGATTCACGAAAAAGTGGAAGTGATGAAGATTTTCTGAAAAATAAATACACAAGATTTAATCATCCATTACTTGTGGGCGAAGTTATTCGAAATTTAAAAGGTCATGAGTTGCCTGATAATGAGGTCGAAATGATCGCTACAACCATCGAAAGTCATATGGGCGAATGGAATACAGATAAAAGAAGTTCAATTGTCTTGCCTTTACCAACGAATAAATTTCAAAAAATTCTTCATTTGGCAGACTATTTGGCGAGTAGAGAAGATATTGAAGTTCTGTTTAATGGATATGAGACATCCAATACAACACCATCGCTTGATACATACATACTGACCTTTGGAAAACATAACGGTGAAAAGTTGACAGACGTTGTACATACTGACCCAAGTTATATCTCGTGGGCGAAAGAGAATATAACAAGAGAACCACTTAGAACTCTTTTGACAAAAATATAGGTGGTAATCATGGAGTGGTTTAAAAAGTGGCTAACAGATGGATTTACTAAAGTACCGTTGTTGAGTATTAGTGTTAATCTAAAATTCTTCAAAAAATATGGAGCGAAATATTCTTGTACTTGTCGAGTTAATAAGCTATTCAAGAATGATTGGTATATTAAAAGAACAATGGAAGATTTATGTGAATATATAAGAAAAAATTATAATATGGAGGACTTGGAATGAAGAAATTTGAAATAAATCTATGTAATGATATTCAAATGAATTTGATTGGTAGGAGGGAAAAGATAAATAGAAATTCTTTAGAGAAATTGTTTCCGTCAAAAGAAATAATCAAACAAGCTTATTCAAGAAAACTTCAATACGATATGTGGGATAAGAAATCGCCGATATATGTATATAACATTTTTGAGAGTACGATTAGGAAAATGTTGAATAAAGGACAAATAAAAGAGATGTTTCTTTATCCTATATTTACATCACCTTGTGTAGCATTTTCGGATAAAAAATCGGCAGAAATATATAAGCAAGTACAAGATACTATTGATAATAAAATTCAAGAAAGGGTCAAGGAAAGTTTTAAGATTGGATATTCTAATTTGGCAGAAGTTAATACGACAAGAACTGATATAAAACAATGACTTAGGAGGACAATTATATGACTTTGGTAGATATTATGAGAAAGTACAAGATAGATAAAGTCGGTTATGGAATGCAACCCAAGAAAAATATTGATTTTTCAAAAGTCTTTAAAGCAAAGTATATAGATGTTTATGCATTTTACTATGACAATGAAGAATTTCCATACGAATATACATGTGTTGATGTTGAAGGAATGGGTTATGGTTGGTTATGGTGTGCCAATAAGATTAGAAGGCATTTTAAATTTTTACAACGTAAAGCGGTAATACAAAAAGCAATGTTTTACATAGATAACATTAAAAATGATTGTAATGTTCTTACTTATGAGCGTGACGGAGCAAATTACTTAGGGTTCATGTATTCGCCGGAACTTTACGTGCAGATACGAACAAGTAATAAAGAATTGCATTATGATTAATAGGAAGGAGAATGTATTAATGGCGGTACATAGAGAAAAAATTAATTTATATAAAACGATAAAAAAGATATTTCCTAAAATCCTCATAAAAGACCTTAATGAAAATGAACGAATTTGTCCAGATTGTCATGGTCTTGGAGTGAAGATTAACACACGCGTTTTCGGAGTTGGAGATAGTTTGGAAAGCCACCCTTACAGAACTGAAGCTCTTTCATTGTGTCCACATTGTTTTAATGGTGTGCAAAAAATATGTAAGTATTGCGGTCAACCTTATAAAGGTCATTGTGATTGTGAAGGGCAACTGGCAGAAGACTTAAAAATACAAGAACAGAAGTGGCAAGAAACTATACCTAAAGCAAAAGAAGTTGACGAAAAGGATGTAACAACGATGCTCTATTGCGAAGAAAATGAGGAATATTATTCTACAGTCGATGATTTTGCGGAAGATTTTATGTATAACCATAGTGAGCTGTTTGATGACCTTGGCATAAGACCAACAAGATTATGGGTTGCATCAGAAGAAAAAATTCATATTGATGCAGATGAAATTGTTCTGGACGCTTGTTCCGTATTAGGAGAAGATACCGAATATGTTTGCGATAATGATTCTTTGCAAAAGTTGTTGGATGATTGGTGTGAGGAACAGACGGCAACTACGACATATTATCCTTGCTATAAAGAGTATGTCGTGGTGAATTGGGACAAGTATATAGAGGAAGGGTGATTATATGGAACATATTGTTCAATTTGCAATCAGTATAGATGATGACAAAATAAAAAGAAATATTGAAAATAGCGTAGAAAAGCAAGTGACCAATAAGATAAAAGGCGATTGCATGAAGGCACTTGTTGGTAAGAAAAGTATTACAAATTGTGATTATACTCAGAAGTTAAAAGAAATGGTTGATGATAATATTCAAAATTTTCTAGCCGAGAATAAAGATGAAATCATCAAGATTGCAGCCGATAAATTGTCTGAAAAATTATCTAGAACAAAAGCCGTCAAAGAAGCGATAAACAAAAGTATAGAAGAATTTTTATAAGGAGAATAAATACATGTGGTTATTAAAGTTGCATTTTGCATTTTCAATATTGTGTTTGATTACATTTTTTGGAGTTATGATGTTTTCGAAAGATGTTTTGGAACGGAATGGGTATGTGGAAGATATTAAAGGTAAGAAAAATATTCGATATTATCTTAGGTGTATTCGATCATTTATTTCTCTTATCCTACTAATGTTTGTTCCTATTTTGAACATATCGGGTGTTATCATAATATTTCAAATGATAAGAATGTCAAAAGATGAGTTTATGGACTGGTAACAAGACAAATTTGAAGAATTTAAAAACCAAAAAAATGAATAACGATTGAAACTGAGATTTCAAAGAGATTTTAGCACTATATATAGATGATATTTAAAATGTAAATACAATATATAGTGGTTAAAAATGAGTAAAACATGACGGAGGTGCTTATGGCATATGAAATAACATTTAGAGCATTATTAGGAACATTTTTGAAACATGGAATATGTGTTGAGAGAGTGAATGTGGGTGAAAATACTATTTACATTTCTCTTCCTAAAAATTCGTATATTCATGGACAAGGTTGTATCAAAAACATTGATGACCAAGCAAAAGTAATCAAAAAGCTTCTTATTAATATAGGTATTCTTCCGTCTGACGGAAAAGTGAAATATCGAGGTACAAATGTTTGTTGGACGAAAGAGACAGGCAATGAAAATTTTATTAACAATATTGAGTTAGTGTTAGGAGAATATTAAATATGAAGAAAAATAAAAACAAAGTTGTTCTGCCAGTGGCATGTGAAAATCCGAATAATGTATCGGTTACAACTTTAAGCCTTAATCAAGTGGGTGTGAAAGTTTCTGATGACTTTGAGGGCGAAAAACCGGTAAAGATAATTCTTACTTCTGTTGATAAAGATTGTGGTGTTTACTTTAAAATGTATTATGTTACGGAAGACGGCAATATTTATCCAATGGAGCAATATGACGAATAAGATTGCAAATGAAACTATTGTTGAAAGGAGAAAATGCAAATATATGAAATATAGCATTAAAACGACAAAGACTTTAAAGACAGATAATAATCTGAACTTTTTTATCGGGCAGGATATTGCATTTATGATATATAATGAAAAATCAAATTGTCATAACCATTACATAGGTGAAATAACAGAAATAACAGAAGATGCAATTATAATCAAAAATATCGAAATTAATAAAGAATATATTGACGGGAAAATGATTATTGATTTGAATTTGATTGCACCGAACAGTTGTGGTTATGTTTCTATCAGTTAAAAATCAGATTAAAATTTTGATTAAGAAATCGAAGATAAAATTAGAATATAAAAAATAATGAAAGGAGCGGAGGTTCGTGTACACAAAAAGGAATTCCTTACTCCAAGTAGTTAAATGGTATATCAAGGAAGTAAAAGTAGATTAGCAAAATTTTTAGTGCCAATTATTCAAAAATACATTGATGAGAATAATATTACAACTTATATAGAGCCCATGTGTGGCAGTTGTTCGATAATAAAACAAATCAGATGTGATAATCGTATAGCATCAGATATAAATGATGAATTAATTTCATTGCTTCAATACATAAAAAGTGATAATGATTTGTCTATTGCACCTGCAAATTGTTCGTTTGAACATTATGCGGACGTAAGAGAAAATAGAAAAAAAGGAACAAATAAATATTCCAAGGAATATATAGCATTAATCGGCTATTGTGCAAGTTATGGGGGACGATATTTTGATGGCGGCTATGGGAGAGATAAAACAGGCAAGAGAAACATATATGCTGAAAGATTGAAAAATTTAAAAGAAGATTCTACACAGTTAAAAGATATTGATATTAAATGTTGTGACTTCAAGGATTTTACAGGGTATAAAAATTGTCTATTTTATTTTGATCCACCATATAAGGGGACAAAACAATATTCTAAGCAGTTTATTGACTACAATTCTTTTTATGATTTCCTTCGTAAACTTTCGGAGAATAATATAGTAATAATTAGTGAATATTCTATGCCGGATGACTTTAAATGTATTTGGCAAAAAGAACGCAAGGTTTTACAGAAGTCAGATAGAACAGTTGGTGATAAGGCGATTGAAAAATTATTTATATTAGAGAAGAATGATTGAAATGTGAGTTTCAAGAGGAGGAATATATGGGTTCAACAAGAGATAATATATACATTGATATTAATAAAAGAACATTTTTTTTGGCGGATAATATAGATAATGAATCCGCCGGTAAACTTATGTGGGATATTTTATACTTAATTAGAGAAGATGGAGAGCAAGATAAAAAAATATTATGCTATAACCGTGAGCCAATCAAATTATATATTAATTCTTATGGAGGTTCAATAGATGATATGTGGGGATTAATTGATATAATTCTTGCAAGCAAAACTCCAATTTATACATATTGTCTTGGATATGCGCAAAGTGCAGCATTTAACATTTTCTTAGCAGGACATAAAAGATTTTGTCTTGAACATTCAGTGTTTATGTATCATCAGATGTCTTATTGGAGAGACGGGAAACACCAAGACTTTGTTGAAAACAGGGTCGAAATGGACAACATTAATAAGCAAAACGAAAAATACGTAATAAAAAGAACAAAAATTCCTGAAGATGTTATTAGGAATGTTCGTGAGACAAAGAAAGATTTCTATATTCATTCTTCTAAGGCAATAGAATATGGTGTTGTAGATAAGATTTTAATGTAAATAAATGGCTGTTGGAGGATAAATTTATGAGTAGTAAAAAATTTTCAATTGTAAGAGAAATTGATATAAGTGAATTAAATAAAAAAATTGCTGAATGTATAGACCCATATATTTTTATGAATAAAGAAACATTTAGTGAATTGGAAAAACAAAATCCAAATGATATGGCTTATGAAGAGAATACCAAAATAGACGAAAATAAACGTATATTTATAGATTCTCGTTCATGTACCTATACAGGATATAAATTGTTTATTGATAATACTTTAGGATATGGCGAAATTGAACTTAGATAAAATAAAGGAGAATAACATTATGGAAGATAACAAAATAAGCATTATAACATGTGAATCGGGAGATTGGACAATCCTTCGATATGAGGATTTTGAAAGAAGTGGACATAGAATTGAGTTAGAGGATATTGAAGATTTGTTAAAATATCTTGGATATGAAGTAGAGTACAAAGAGATTTCAGATGAAGAAATGGAGGAGTTAAATTAAATGAATATTGGGCTAATGTATGACGCTATTGATGTAATTGAGACATTGTGTGATTGTATAAGAGACACTCCAGCAAGTTGCGATGCATGTTACTTAAACGAATATCCTGAAACATGTAAAGCAAATAGAGTTATTGAGAAGTTTGAAAATACAAAAGCTAAAAACGACTAACGAAATATGTTTTTCAAGGTTAGAAATTCATTAACTTGATTTTAATTCAACAGAGCAATTCTGCTCAAACTTTCCGGAAAACAAATAGAGAATATATTATTGTAGCTACAAAACAATATTTCATTAAGAAAGGAGAAGAATGTTCACAGTGAGTAAACCTGCGCAGGTACTAATTTAAGGTGAACAAATTTGAAAAATACAATAGAAAAAGATTGGACAGGAAACAAGAACAGTGTCTTTAAAACATTAGGTGCAAGTAACCATACTGACAAAGAAAGACAAAATGAAGATTATTATGCAACTGACCCTATAGCAATAGATGTTCTTATCAGAGATGGAAAAGTGACATTTGATAAGCCTATTTGGGAGTGTGCTTGCGGACGTGGCGATTTATCTGATAGATTAAAAGATTATGGTTATGATGTGTATTCCACCGATTTAGTTTATAGAGGTTATGGCAAAGGTGGAATTGATTTTCTTACATATGATGGTGTTTGGGAGGGAGATGTTCTAACTAATCCGCCATATAAATATGCAAAAGAGTTTATTGAACATGCAATGGAGATAATTCCTAAAGGTCGTAGAGTATTTATGTTTTTAAAAGTACAGTTTCTTGAAGGTAAGGCTCGTAGAAAATTATTTGAAAAATATCCGCCTAAATGTGTCTATGTATCAAGCAGCAGAATTCTTTGTGCAAAGAACGCAATGTTTGATGAGATGAAAGCTGGCGGTGGTAGTGCGGTGGCTTATGCATGGTTTGAGTTTGAGAAAGGATATAAAGGAAAGAGTGAATTGAAATGGATAAATTAAGGGAGAAATTATATAAAGAAATGGAGAGTTGGGTTAGTGATTTGGTCACTGACTCCGACTTGCCAAAACGTGAATTATTATCAGCTTATGCATATGAATATTGCATTAAGGACGAGATCATTGATTTTTTCGATGGTTGTAATGATGAAGAATGGAATGATTATTATAATGACTTACTTCAAAAAGACAACACATTGGAATATCTATATGGAGAATATATGAAATGTGACACAGCCAATATACAAGATGTCATTATTGATTTTATGTATTTTGATAAGGGATATTATGAATTTGTAAAATAAAAATAGAAGGAGAATATTAATATGGATAATTTAATATCATCAGATATTTTGTGGTCAGCACAAGAAGCACAACAAAAGACGAAAGAAGTTCTTAAAAATTATAACAGTCAAGAACTAAGTGAAATTTCAAAACGAATTAAAGAGACGGTTGCCAGAGGTGGAGTTTCTATAATGTATATAGGAGAACTGAGTGATGGAACAGTCAACAAATTAAAAAGTCTTGGTTATACTATTTTTGATATATCATCTTATCCGACGGCATATGAAATCAGTTGGGAATGACCAAATGAAAGTTCGGTTTCAAAGGAAGAATATTAAAATTAGAAAGGAAATAAACAATATGCCAAATTGGTGCGAAGGAATGCTAAAGATTAGAGGTAAACAAGAAGATGTTTTTTGTCTATTAATAAATAATCTATCGGTTTGGAAGACAGTCTTGCAAAAAGAGCCCTCAATCAGTATAGTAGAAATTCCCGATGAAGATGGAATTAAAATAGACGTAAAAAATAAAACCATACATGTAAATAATCTGGCTTATATAAAGGGTACATGTAGAAATTTTGTAGAACCAAACGATATAGAAGTATATAAAGGTGTAGACGGCAATAGTTGTGTGGCTCTTGAATTTAAGGGCGCATGGACTATAAATAGTGAACCATATGTTAATTTATCAAGAAAGTATAATGTAGATATTAAAATTGAAGCATTTGAACGAGGCATGGAATTTAGCCAATTTATTCTTATCGAGAAAGGCGAATTAAAAGAAGATAAGGATATAAAATATGATGATTATGTATGGGATTGTGTAATGCCCAATTTGGGCGGCTGATGGCTTACAAAAATAAAGGAGGAAAACAAAATGTTCGCAGACCTTTTAAAATTTTTACATAATCAACGTGATTTTATTCTTATTGTGAAAGTAATCGTAACTTTCCCAGCCACTTCGGTATTTGAAAATGAAATTTGTAAACTTAGCGATAATGTACCTATGATAATAACAAAAAAGAGAAATGTGTTGGAGTGCTCATATGCATTTCTGTTCTACCCATCTTTATGTTGCAAAAAAGATTGTGGATTAACAGAATATCAAGAATTCGCTGTGAAAGCAGATGAACACAAGTACAATTGGGAAATAAACAAAATAGTGCAAAAATATAAAGAAAAGAACAATGTAAGTGAAGTTACTTATAAGGTCGAATATGACGATTTTAGTTGGCAATTAGAGGAGGAGAGGATATCTAAATATGGGAAAAGTTTATGTGGTTGAAGAATTATTTTATGGTGAAAAAACTACTAAAGAGGTAAGAGCTGTATTTAAAAATCGTAAGAAAGCGGAAGAATATTGTTCTTGTCATATTGACTGTAGTATTAAAGAATGTAATTACAGTGATGATAAAACTTACACACCTTTCAATCGAGTTCTTATACAAGGCAAAATTAATGGTCAGTCATTTCCTAGCTATACATTTCAGCGTCTGTCAAAAGAGGATGATGATTCGGAAAGTAAAGAATTTGTATATGTTTTTCGAAAATTTAATGATACTAATTTAAATTTTGCAATAAACAAAATGCTTCCTGAGAATTATAACGAAGAAACAGAAAAATTGAAATATGCACAAATATTACAAGATATTATGAATATTAGTAAAATACAACTCGAAGAAATTCAGCTAGAAGGATTTGAACAAACAAGTGGTGGTCTTGATTCAACTCGATTCAAATTGACAAAAATTATTGCTGAAAAGTTTAATATAAAATTTGAAGATTAAATAACGAAACTTTCGTTTCAAAGAAAGGAGAATATATTATATGAAATATTCAGTAGAAATAGGCTTTAATGGAATAATTACACAGTCTTTAGAGGGGTAGGTTTCCCCAATCAAATAATAAGTATCTCAACAGAATATCCAGGTACAAAGATAGGATGTGGCTTGTCTAATAATATAAAGCAAATTGTCAAAGATTTTAACGCACAACATTCTGGTAGCATAGGTAATCAAAATATTTACAAGATTCTAAGAGAAACAATTAATGAGTGGTTATTGAAATTAGAAACGGAAGTAATGATAGAAGATGTAGAAAATACAAACGAAGAAAAGAGCAGATAGAAAGATGGAGGCGGAAGAATGGGAGTTTTAGAGGTATTGGCAATAATGTTTATTGTTCTGAAAATACTTGGGTTAATACAGTGGTCATGGTTATGGGTACTTAGTCCAATTTGGATAATAGGCATTTTGGCTATTATACATAGCATTTTTAAAGATATATAAATAAGGAGAATACATAAAATGAAATTTGAAAATACAGAGGTTTACGGCTTTAAACGTGCACTCAAGGGGATGAGAAATCCACTTGAATCATGGCATAAAAACGATACGGTTGAGGAGAACGGAAAAGTTGTAATCGGTGAGAACGATTTGGGACTTGCTCAAAGACTTATAAAAGCAGGTAGTGAACATAGAAAATTTATGCGTCAGATTTTTGTATCGGTTGATATAACAGCTCCTCTTTATTGGTGGAAAGAGTTTGATACTTACAAGGTCGGCACAACCGCAAACAGTACATCGACAATGCACAAACTTGCAACAACACCTATCACGGACGAATGTTTTGAAATGGACGACTATGATGCGGTAATTATGTTAGATGAAGGTATTGTTGAAACGGAAACTCTTTGGAATAACATAATATCTACACTTGAGGGAATGAGACAAGTGTATCTCAGAACAAAAGATAAAAGAATATGGAAAGAAATGATTAGGCTATTGCCGTCAGCGTGGCAGCAGACAAGAACCGTTACAATGACATACGAAAATCTTTTGGCGATGTGTTCAAAAGGTCAGAGAAGATTTCACAAATTGACAGAATGGTC